ATGCGAATTGAGTTCGTCGAGATAGCGAATTTTCGAAAACTACTTTCGACAAGGGTCGGTCTTTCATCCAACAAGACCGTCTTCGTCGGAGCAAATAACAGCGGCAAGACGTCGGCGATCACCGCGTTGCGTTATTTTCTCGTGGACCGCGGGCACTCCAGGTTCTGCCTTAATGACCTCACCCTTGCTCATTGGCCGATCATCAATGCCATGGGCACCACGTGGGAAGAGGCGCATACCAATAATGAGGTATTGCCAGCGCCGAACTGGGATCCGGTATTACCGCTGCTTGACGTGTGGCTCCAGGTTGCCGTGAATGAAGTGCACTACGTGCAGAAAATCCTGCCCACCCTGGACTGGGACGGCGGACGGCTGGGCGTGAGGATGCGCCTGGAGCCCAGGGACGCGGAACAGCTGCAACAGGAATATCTGAATGCGCGTGCCCAAGCCGTGGCATTGCAAGCGGCGGGGGCCGCGCTCGCCGCCGAACAAGGCAAAGCGGTCGATGAGTTTCAAGTTGCGATCTGGCCTCAAAACCTCATTGATTTTCTACAGCGTAGATTAAAGACGCTTTTTACTGTCAGGGCCTACATTCTCGACCCGGCCGCCTGTGTCGCCCCTGAGCACGGCAGAGCCAGGCCACAAGCACTGGACGGAAGCGAGCCCATCGACGGTGACCCGTTCTATGGCCTTATCCGTATCGACGAGATCAGCGCTCAACGCGGTTTTGGCATGGAGGGAGAACGCGACGACGAAAGCGACGACATCACCGCCGGCAGAAGCGGGTCGAGAAAACTATCTGTTCAACTCCGGCAATACTACACCCGCCACCTCGACCCTTACGAGAATCCGGATGCGCAGGATCTTCTTGCTCTGAAGGCGATTGAAGAGGCCCAGCAAGCCTTCAATTTGCGGCTTAGCGACGGCTTCAAGGGACCGCTCATGGAGATGCACAAACTTGGGTATCCAGGTGTCACCGACCCGAAATTGAACATCTCGACGCGGCTGCGCCCCGTCGAAGGATTAAACCACGACGCCGCCGTGCAATTTATTGTCCCCATACGTGACGGCGGCAATACCGCGAACCTATATTTACCCGAGGATTCCAACGGGTTGGGTTACCAGAACCTCATCTCCATGGTGTTCCGCCTCATGGCCTTTCGTGACAGTTGGATGCGTGTTGGCAAAGCGAAACATAAAGCTTCCGATGACACCATCATCCCCCCTTTGCATTTGGTTCTCATCGAAGAGCCAGAGGTGCATCTTCACACTCAAGTTCAGCAGGTCTTCATTCGGCAGGCCCATAAAATTCTACGCAACCACCCCAATCTCGGAAACGGTCCAAACTTTGTGACCCAAATGGTGGTCAGCACCCACTCCAGCCACATCGCGCATGAGTGTGAGTTTGATTCCCTCCGTTATTTCCGGCGCCTGCCGGGTGGCGACAAGGCTATTCCAACCTCCTGCGTCGTCAATCTCGAAAACGCGTTCGGCGCAGATCTGGACACCAAGCGCTTCGTGACGCGCTACCTGCGTGTCACGCATTGTGACCTGTTCTTCGCCGACGCTGCGGTCCTAATAGAAGGGCCGGCCGAACGTATTCTCATACCCAATTTTGTAAACAGTCATGCGGAATTCCAAAAGCTCTCGGAAAGCTACATCACCTGGCTTGAGATTGGAGGTAGCCACGCGCACAAGCTGCGCAGCCTGGTCGAGAAAATTGGCCTCACCACACTAGTCATCACCGACATCGACTCGTGCAATGCCGAAGGAGCCAGCGCCCCTCCGGTCAGAGGGGCGAACTATACAACTCGCAACGCCACTCTGCGAACGTGGTGGCCCCTCATCAATGAACTTGATCCACTGCTCGACAAACCCGAGAACGAAAAGGTCAAAACCTATGCGGATGAGAATTTCTCGGTGCGTGTTGCCTACCAGTCGCCCATCCAGGCGACGTTCAAAGGGGAAGCCGCCGAAGCGCTCTCCTACACCCTCGAAGACGCGATAGTGATGGCGAACCTGGACTTGTTCGCAACCATGGCTGGAACCGGGCTAATCGCCAAATTTCGCACCGCCATTGCAGATAGCGCCAATTTGGCCGCCTTGAGCGAAGCGCTCAAGGCGGCTCTCCAGGGAGGTGGCAAAGCCGAGTTCGCATTGGATTTGCTCGAAATTGAGAACCCGCTTTCCCTAAGGCCGCCAAACTATATCAAGGACGGACTGGTCTGGTTGGCCGACCAGCTTGAACAAAAGCAGTCCGAGCTTGGCCTCGTCCAGTCCGCCGGAAACGATGACGGTCAACCGGAGAGGGACATGCCCGTGGAGGCCGTGGCGTGAACGATTCTATGACGGCATCGAATATCACGCTTGACGATCATGTTGAATGTGAGCTGGCTGAATTCCTGAACTTGGAGAAACCAACCAGCTTCTTTCTCTTTGCCGGCGCCGGATCGGGAAAAACACGCTCGCTGGTGAATGCGCTGAACCACGTGGCGAACACGTATCGCGACACTCTCCATCTGCGCGGCCGCAAAGTCGCCGTCATCACCTACACCAACGCCGCTTGCGACGAGATCATCCGCCGGACGGAGTATGACCCGTTATTCGTTGTGCGCACCATCCACAGTTTCGCTTGGTCGCAATTCCAGGGGTTCAATTCCGACATACGCGATTGGCTAAGAGAAAACCTACAGCAAGAGATCACCGATCTTCGAGCGGAAGAGGCAAAGGGTCGAGCGGGCACCAAGGCCTCGGCGGCTCGCCAGGTCCAAATCGATTCCAAGCACCGCCGGTTGGACAGGCTCGCCGACATCAGAACCTTCACATACAACCCCAATGGCGACAACCGAGAACGTAATTCGTTGAATCACAGCGAAGTTATTAAAATATTCTCGACGTTCCTGCTAACGAAGCCACTCATGCAGCGCATGTTCGTTGAAAAGTTTCCATTTCTATTGATTGACGAAAGTCAGGACACTAGCCGCGCGCTGATCGATGCCCTACTCGCGGTGCAAAAGACGCATGCGGATCGCTTCTGCCTTGGCCTGATCGGCGACACGATGCAGCGCATTTACCCAGACGGCAAGGAGCGGATAGAAACAGACATACCGCAAGACTGGGCGACGCCTGAGAAGAGGCTTAACCACCGCTGCCCACGCCGTGTTGTTCGACTCATCAATCAAATTCGCGCCGGCGCGGATGACCATGCGCAGGAACCACGCGACGATAGTCCCGAGGGCTGGGCGCGGCTGTTCATTTTTCCAATCGATACGCCGGACAAGCCCGCGCTTGAGCAGCGAATCCGGGGCCATATGATGGGAGTGACCGGCGACCCGGACTGGTCCGATGTCAGTAAATGCAAAATCCTGACCCTTGAGCATCACATGGCGGCCCGAAGGATGGGCTTTATGCAGATGTTCGAAGCACTGGCTTCCGTTGACGATTTTAGGACGGGTTTTCTCGACGGCAGCTTTGGGCCTACCCGCTTTTTCACACACCTCGTCCTGCCACTCGTCATGGCACAGCAAAAGAACAACAAGTTCGCGACCGCCAAGCTGATGCGAGAGAACTCGCCGTTGCTCACCAAGGACAGCCTCAAGAGCAACGACAAACCCATGGCGCAACTTCGCGCAGCTCAAGCCGCCATCGACAGCCTAATGGGTCTTTGGGCTGATGACGAACCCACTTGCGCCGAGATCGTCGAGAACATCGCTAAAACCGATCTCTTTGAAATGCCTGATGGGCTCAAGACGGCCCTGGCCGCCAAACTGGCTGAATCGGCGGCAAGTCCCGACGACAACCAGGCGGATCCCGTCAGTGATCAAATCGCAGCACTCATCACGTTCCTTGACTGTGGGTTCTCGGAGATTGCGCCATATGCCGCCTATGTCGCGCATAAGGCGCCGTACGATACCCACCAAGGGGTGAAGGGGCTGGAGTTCGAGCGTGTCATGGTGCTCATGGATGACGAGGAGGCTCGCGGATTCTTGTTTGGTTACGACAAGTTGCTAGGAGCCAAAGCGCCCACACCCGCCGACATTAAAAACGTCCGGGAGGGGAGGGAAACCTCCATTGATCGCACACGACGGCTATTTTATGTGACATGCAGTCGCGCGCAGTCCAGCTTGGCCCTTATCGCATACTCTACGGATCCCGCCGCCGTGCGGGCTCATGTCGTTGACAGCGGATGGTTGGAGGATCACGAGATTTTATTGGAGATTCCCTAGAAATACGGGAAAACTCTATCCCTTGAATAACCTCTAATCATCCCCACGCCTTTGTCTTCAAGACCGATCAGCTTCGACTTGACGTCATGCGCCCCTGCGCCAACATCATCAATTAACCAACAGGCAGTGTTCGCCACCTCCAGGGCCGTTCGCGATGAGCTAGTCGATGTGGTGTTGTATCTCGTGCGGCTATGCAGCGTGTTGGGCGTCGATCTCAACGAGGCGGTCACACACAAGATTCAAGCCAACGGCAGGAAGTATCCAGCCGGCGACTCGACACCTTATCTGTAGTGCCCCAAGCCGTTGCCTGGCATCACCGAACTGTTTTCACCGTTTTCCGTATCGACTCCGCATGATGCGGGCCAACTCCTATATCGCTCATCAACTGGAAAAAATCGTCCGCGCAGGCCGAACCCCTGCCCGTTGAGCGCGCAAGCCGGCGCGCCATCCGCGTGATGGGCTCCAGCTCGCCGCTGTAAAAGTGGGCCGGCTCCCCGACCGCTTCCGCCATCTCCGCCTTGACTTGATCGGGCAGATCGGCCCCATGGATGAAGTAGCGAAGATGCCTCAGGAAATTCCCGTGGCTAAATATCTCGGCGCCCGACGTGCCATTGCCGATGAAGACCTCCATCCTCGATTTTTTCCCGCCGTTGTACTCGGGATCGTCAAAATAGCGAAGACGGTTCGCGGGGATGGCCTCGCGCCGCAGCAACATTGGCGTCAGCTCCCCGGCCCGCTCACAAGCCAGACGCAATTCGTCATGTAAGCGCCAGCTAAAGTTGATGTCCCGCAGCAGTGCCGCTTCCTCAGCCGTCAATTCAATGGTTCCCAGCATTGCCCACTCCCGATTCGATTAATTAGATAGGCACTCCCGTTGCCCATGGATGCCGATCCCGTCTTCCGCATGCCACGCGGCATATAAACTAGGGCATACGCGATCATCATAACCGTCCACCGACTGGAGGCTTATGCATAAGACCACCACTTTTCCTCGACGGGAGCTGTATGACATGGTCTGGGAAACCCCGCTCACACGGTTGGCCGAGACCATCGGCGTCTCCGACGTCGCCTTGGCCAAATCCTGCCGCCGGGCGGGCATCCCTCTTCCCGGACGGGGATACTGGGCCAAGGCCGAGCGCGACCGTCCCCGCAGGCCGCCGCTACCCAAGCTGAAGGACGAATACTACGAAGTCATCCGCTTCCAGCTCGCCTCGACCAACGACCCCCACAATCAACGCAAGCTCAAGCCGGAGAAGGGCGAGCCGATCATCGTGCCGACCCGTCTCGACTCGCCACACCCGCTCGTCGCGCAAACCTTAAAGGCGGTGGGCAGGGCCAAAAGCGACCAGGGACATCTATCACCGCCTTCGGGACGCGCGCTGGACATCAGGGTCTCGCCGGGTTCGCTCGACCGGGCCGCGCGGCTCATGGACGCGCTGATCAAGGCCTCGGAGACCAGAAGACATGTGTGGCGGATCACGGAGAATGGCCCGACGGATGTGGAGGTGGACGGCGAGACCCTGCACATCCAACTCCATGAAAAACTAAAACGCCACGAGCTACCGCCGCCTTCCCGGCCCACCCGAGCGCGCGGGCCCCGCCCATGGGAGCCAGATCTGGACGCTTTGTTCGCCTTGAGAAAACAATTCGAATGGCGTCCGACCGGAATCCTGACCCTCGGCATAGACGGCCCCTGGCTCACCGGTTCGGTCAGAAAAAACTGGAACGACACCGAGCACGGCTCGCTTGATAACAAGCTGCATGAGGTTCTTGCCGGTCTGGCGCCCGCCGCCGCGGCCATCAAGGCCCATCGCGAGGAGTGCGAGCGCCGACGAAAAGCCGAGGAGGAGCGTGCCGCCCGCCGACGCGAGGAGGAGCGACGCGTGGCGCACCAGCGTCGCCTGCGCGCGCGGCTTGTCCGGGCCGCCGGGCAATGGGAGCGGGCGCAACGTCTGCGCGCGTTCCAAACGGCGGTCTCGGCCCGGTTGGACGAGCTCTCCCCGCCACAGCGGGAGAAGGCGGACACCTGGCTGCGATGGGTTGACGAGCAAATCGATAAGCTCGACCCGCTCCAAAGCGATCTATCCGGCCTAATCGATCTCGATCCACCGTCCGGTGATTCGTTCACGCACGACCCGCCAAACGGCGACGAGTGGGATTGGTGGTCAATCAATCGCCGCCGATACTGATTCAGCAGCCTCGCCTGCCGGCCCGCGCGGAGGTCATTTGAAGCTTTTGGATGGATTTGCCCCGGGCCTGACTATACTATCGGGTTGATACGGGTGCGCCGAAGGGAAACAAGTGTGTTTCGGCGGCGAGGGATTTGATAGAATACTGTTTTTATATACAGTATTTTGGTGATGGGAGGGCGCGGTATGAAATCGGTGGAGCTATTCGCTGGCGCGGGCGGGCTGGCCATGGGCTGCGAAATCGCGGGTTTCAACCATCTCGCAGTGGTCGAATGGGACAAATGGGCCTGCGACACCGTGCGCGAGAATCAAAATCGCGGTTACCCCCTGCTGGCCAACTGGGTGCTGCACGAGGGCGACGTGCGGACCTTCGATTGGAGCTCCGTTCCACCGGGCATTGACCTGCTGGCCGGCGGCCCCCCGTGCCAGCCCTTTTCCATCGGCGGCAAGCACAAGGCCCATGCCGACAACCGCGACATGTTCCCGGCGACGGTGGAGATCATCCGGCAACTCAAACCCAAGGCCTTCATCGTCGAGAACGTCAAGGGGCTGACGCGCGTCTCCTTCGCCAATTACTTCAGCTACATTCAGCTCCAACTGGAGTTCCCCGAGGTTCCCCCGCTGAAAAACGAGGACTGGTCCGAGCACCTCGCCCGCCTCCAGATTGAAAAAACGTCGGGCAGGCGCAAGGGCCGTGGACTCACCTACAACGTGGTGCCCACGCTGGTCAACGCGGCCGATTACGGCGTCCCCCAGAAACGCGAGCGGGTCTTCATCATCGGCTTTCGGGACGATCTGGGCATTGAATGGGCCTTTCCGGCGCCCACACACAGCTATGACGCGCTGCTGCGCGACCAATGGATAACCGGCGCCTACTGGAAGCGGCACGGCATGCGCATGCCGCCCGTTCCCCAAAAACTGGCAAACCGGGTGGCCAAGCTGCGCCAGACAGTGCTTTTTGACACGCTCGCCTGGCGCACGGTCCGGGACGCCATCCAGGGATTGCCCGACCCGCGCTCTCGCGCGGCGGCGCGGGTGCCCAATCATGTGTTCCAGGCGGGTGCGCGCAGCTACCCCGGCCACACCGGCAGCCCCTTGGACCTGCCAGCCAAGACGTTGAAGGCCGGCGATCATGGGGTGCCCGGCGGCGAGAACATGCTGGTTGGCGACGATGGCATGGTCCGGTACTTCACGGTGCGTGAAAGCGCCCGCATCCAGACGTTCCCCGACGGATTCCGCTTTCACGGCAGTTGGACCGAGACCATGCGCCAGTTGGGCAACGCCGTTCCGGTCCTGCTCGCGCAGCGCGTGGCCTCCAGCGTTGCGGAGCAACTGGCGCTGGCCGAGTTGCGGACCCTTGAAAAAATACAAAAAAATAATCGAAGGATGAGCGCGTGACAGCCAAGGTAATTCCATTCAATCCGCTGGACAAGAAGAACCTGGGCGCAAGCGTCGCCGAGGCGCTGCTCACCAAGGAGATACATCCGCTGGGCGAGGTTGCCTCCTTCGAGGGCGCGGGAATCTACGCCATCTACTACACCGGCGACTTCGAGGCCTATCAACCCCTGGCGCGGCTCAACCAGAACGACAAGTTTCTTTGGCCGATCTACGTCGGCAAGGCGGTGCCGGCCGGCGCACGCATGGGCGCCGGCCTGGAACTGGCCGCCGGCAAAGTCCTGCATAAACGATTGAAGGAACACGCCGACAGCGTCAAGGCCGCCGAGAACCTGGACATCAAGGACTTTCATTGCCGCTTCTTGGTGGTGGACGATATCTGGATACCTTTGGGCGAATCGCTTATCATTGCGCGCTTCACCCCCGTCTGGAACTCCCTCATTGACGGCTTCGGCAACCACAATCCCGGCAAGGGTAGGCACGCCGGCATGCGGCCACGCTGGGACGTTCTGCATCCCGGCCGTTCCTGGGCCATGAACCTGGCGGAGCGCCCCGAGACGCAGGCCCAAATCGGACAGGACGCAGCCACCTATCTGCGGACGCCACCCGCCTGTTTGTCGGGCCAATTCATCGAGGCCGAGGGAGCATGACGCCTAGCTGCTCCGTGGCTGACGCGACACCCCATCACCAAGCTGTTCGCCGATGAGTTACTTCGAGGATTTCGAGTTCGATCTGCCGTCCGCTCTGCTGGAGCGTCTGGTGTTGCTCTTTTCGAAGATGACGCCCGGCGCGTTGAATGACGAAACCGTGCAAGGCGTACCCGAGGCCCAGGGAGTTTATCAGCTATTTTTCAACAATGAGCTAGTCTACATCGGGAAGACTGACGCTGGTGCGGGCTTGAAGAAACGGCTGCTGCGCCATGCGCGCAAAGTCCAATCGCGGCGCAACCTGCCACCCGGGACCGTGACTTTTAAGGCCATCAGGGTTTATGTATTTACCGCAATGGATTTGGAGGACATGCTCCTCAAACACTATCGCGCGGACGGCCCTCACCCAGCATGGAACAACAGTGGCTTCGGTTCCAACGATCCCGGTCAAAAGCGTGATCAATCGGATCTAAAAGACCATCACTTTGACAAACTCCACCCTATTGACCTGGATGTAGCGATCACTCATCACTTTGAGTCTTTTCCGATCACTGCGGCGGACTTTCTAAAGTTCCTAAAGACCGAACTCACTTATACGATCCGATACCAAAGCACTGGGGGCCGCTCACGAAGAGCACACGCAGACTTGGTGGCATGTCAGATTGTGCTCACTGAAGCCACCAAAACGGTTCGCGAGTGGCTACGTCAAATAAAAGGAGCATTGGGAGCTAACTGGCAAATCACCGCCTTACCCGGCTATGTCCTTGTCTATAAGGAGAACAAACCGTACCTTCACGGTGAGATTATTGAGGGATAAGCGGGGACTGGGCCGGCGGGTCAAGAAAACGGGTGATTCGTTGCAAAACCGCATTCAAATCCCGTAGCTCGCACTCCCAAATCACCATCGTGTCCCAGCCCATTTCATGCAGCCGACGGCAATTGGCAGAATCCCGAGCCCTGTTCCCCTCCAGCTTGGCCGCCCAAAAATCCTCATTAGATTTCGGCATCCGTGACAACACGCAATGAGCGTGCCAATGCCAAAAGCACCCATGCACAAAGATCACCTTGCGTCGGCCGGAAAACACCAGGTCCGGCTTGCCCGGAAGCTTAGCTCCGTGCAAGCGATAGCGGTAGCCGGCACCGTGCACAAGTCGCCGAATCAACATTTCCGGGCCAGTGTTCTTAGATTTGATTAACGCCATGACCCGGCTTCGTTCTGAAACGCTGATCGTATCAGTCATCGAAATCACACTCGCTTTTTGTGAACAGGCGCTTGCGCCACCTATTAAGAGCAGCTTAGGAGACTTTACTGCTGGCCGATCAGCCAGGTTCTCAATCATACTCTGTCGTTAACACCAAAGATGTCGAACGCATGCTCGTGCCAACGTCAAGCTGGGTCCACTGCACCACAATAGGCAGCAGATGCGCAAAAACCTGCATTGGCAGAAATATATGGCTCTAATCGACTCGCACCCAGCAAGTAGGGCAAACGTCCAAGCGGCAAGGAATAGCCATTAGTTCCTGCAAACCAAACGAAACAAGGAATAGCTTTTTTGCTTTTGTTGGGAACGCCCCTCTTCGGGACATATGTACAGTGGCAGTGTATTTCGCGGTGGCTTGTGGGGGGAATCAATGGAGCCCTCGTTAGCGAGGCCGAACTAACGGAGAAAGGCGTCCGCCGCAATCTAGCATCCTTGGTGAGGATGGGCAAAGCCTCGGCCAGTTAATCCGATGTCATGACGCTCAAATAGCGACTTCCGCCGTTGTCTTTACCTCCATCACTGACGTCTCTTTCTATATCTAAATAGCTGACACGTTAAGTCGCAACCCCACTGCGTGAAGCACTTTATGCACGGTGGCAAGCGTCGGATTTCCCCGGTCAGACAATGCACGAAATAAAGTCTTCTCGCCTAATCCTGCCCGGCGGGCAACCTCCGCCATACCATGCGCCTTGGCAACTTGGCGCAGAGCTAAAAGCAAGGCGGCAGAATCGTCCAGCTCAATTATCGACTGCAAATAAGCAGCGGCCTCCTCTGGATCGCGCATAGCAGCGATGGTAGTTTGTTCATAGCTTTTATCTTTTGCATTCATAGCAGGCCTTCGTCCAACGAATCACGCAGATGGGCTAGTTTGGCTTCCACGATATCTCTGGGTTACTCATCGCAACAATATTTGCGCCATGCCGCCAATCTCAACCGTTGGCAGCCACTGCTTGAATCGTGATTAATCCAGGGCGTACCTTGGTAGCCCCGTTTCCGCAAGCGCCAAAGTGCCCGGGTTATTCATCTCGGCCAAGCCTACATTGAACGAAACCCCCACTCCCAGCAGCTTGCCCGTTACTTTGGCAATGGTATCCTAAACGATACCACGCAACGCTATCGACGGCTATTCCTACCCAGGAGACAGTCAGACGACGTGTGGCCAATCCCTCGCCAAGTCAGGTCATCCTGTGGTGCCAAAGACTATCTGCAAGCCCTTACCAACTCGATATCCCCCCTGCGCTCTCTTGTCGGTGTGGTGCTTTGCCCAATAACAGAAACTTCTGTTAACATTTTGATTCCGAGCTGACCCAGTAGGCCAACGCATGTATTTATGCGCATGCTGGTTGTCCCCGGAGGCGAAGAGGGCGCTGAAACAGGGCCGGTTACTATGAACATTCCTCCAGAGTAATTTCCCAAAGCCTATGAACAACGATAATTCTGCGCCTGAGTCATCTTCCGGAGCGGGTTCTGCAGAGATTCCCCTCATAGATGAAACCGATGAGTTGAAAACCTGGCTTGGCGATGAGTCAAACGAAGGACACGTTGTCCATACCCGACTGAAGACGAGCGATAGGGTAATAGCACGTGTGACAGACGGCATTTATCGCCAACCATCGTCAGCGCTGCGTGAACTAATTTCCAATGCCTGGGATGCCGACGCCAATGAAGTCACGGTCCTGACAGACGCTCCTCGTTTTTCACGTATTTACGTAAGAGACGATGGCATGGGAATGTCATACGAAACGTTATCCCGGCTTGTCCACTCCATCGGTGGAAGCGCAAAACGACAAGATGACGGTAAAAAACTCGGCGTGACATCTCCAGAGGACTCTGACCGCACGCCTGGCGGGCGCTTGTTAATTGGGAAGATTGGCATCGGTCTTTTTTCCGTAAGCCAATTGGCACGGCGCTTTCGCATCATCACCAAAGTCCAAGGGAACAATTATCGGCTTATAGCTGAAGTCCGCTTGCGGGCATACTCCGAAGATGATTGGGACAATGCAGATCGCGATGATGACGACCAGTATGTTAGTGGTGATGTACTCATAACACGTGAATTTTCCGCTGACACTGACGCGCACGGCACAGATATCATTCTTGATGACATCAAACCCAGAGTGCGTGACATGCTTCGCAGCGCGGATAGATGGCGCGCGCTTGATGACAAGCAAGAAGCTGAACAGTCCGGCGACCTGGATACGGCAACCAGCATCAGCGTTGTGGAACCAAAATTCCACGTCGGCTGGATCGGCGATCTCTCACAAAAGGAGGATCAGCCAGCGGTCCTGTCTCGTGATCCAGTATTGCCGTGGGATTCCGACGTGCCCGCTGATCAGCGGATGAATCGGCTGATTGATGCTATTGAAAATGAGTCTAAGAAAACCGAACGCCCCGACCTTGTCAAAACACTTGATCTGTATCTAGAGACGCTCTGGACTCTCGCATTATCTGTTCCGGTAGGATACGTTGACAAACATCCTTTCGACTTAACCGAAGACTCTGGCATAGGCCTGTATTGGATATCAAACGAAACCAGAGGCCAGGCCATGGAGCTTACCTTGTCGGGCTCCAAGACGGTTCGCGACGCCGTTCGTGAGCAGGTTTCAGGACATCCTGAATTGGAAGACGGGAAGTTAACGAAAGCAGGATCGTTCAAAGTGACCATTGACGGAGTGGAGTTAAAGCGCCCCATCCGTTTCAATTTTGTCAGGTCCACATCCAGGGGATTCGGCAAGCTCGTTCTTTTTGTGGGGCGATATGCGCCCAATTTAGATAAGGTAGATCCCGCCTTGCGGGGCGGGTCCTTCGGGCTCGAAGGATATTTACTTTGGAATGGCATGGTAATTCCAAAGGAGAACAATGGTGTTCTCATACGTATCCGAGGCGCTGCAGGTGCACTTTTTGACCAGACGTTTTTCAAGTACCAAGTCTCAGAACAAACCAGACTTCGTCAGATCACTTCAGAGCTTTTCATCACAAAGGGTCTGGATGCGGCGCTAAATATAGATCGTGAGTCCTTCAATTTCTCCCACCCGCATGTTCAATTCGTCGCCCTCTGGCTCCATCGCGCTATCAGGCAGCTTACAAATAAAGCAAAGGATCTCGGAAAAAAAGCCCGCGCAGAAAAACTCGAACAGGCGGCACACGAGAAGCGGGACACCATTACTCAGCAGTCGGAAGGGGTTTGGTCGGAGAAGAAGGGTGACGAGTTACCTCCCGATATAACCATCGCGGAAACTAGCGATGATGCGGAGTCTGCCCGATCCCAGGGGCACATGGCTCTGAATCGCGCGGATATACCAATATTGTCTGTGTCGGCACGGGCTCCTGACCGTTCGGATCGAGATATTAAGGCTCAAGCTTTGTTGCGTGTTCTCGCCGCCTACGGTGCACTTGACGACCGTTCTTATGAGGAGCAACAAGCGCTTGTCCAGGCCATTCTTCAAATTTTCTTGGAAGCTCCTGGTAAATGACCGGCAATAATCAAACCAATACGGGAAATGGCGATGGCGACGTTCAGGAAGAAGACATCCTAGCGGTGTATGGTACTCAGGACCCTGTCACCAATGATCTGATCCATTTCACAGAGCGCAAACGTAACTTTGCGCCGTGGCACCATCCCGTGAAACAGATTGTCCGGGATCGCCAATGGGCCACGCTAACCGAAAGGCTTATACGCGAGAGGATATCTTCCGGAGGGCCTCCGCAGGTATTAAGATATTTCACTCTTCCCGGGCAGGATTTACTCGATGTCAAAGTTCTCATAGAGGCCTGCACGCCATTTAATGTCAGAATTGAGTATTTTGGATTCAATTCAGCAACTGTGGGAGAAGAGGAAAGTGGCAATACCGACACGACCACGACGGGAAACGCCCCCTGGGTAATGACCGAGTCTGCCCTTCGCCAAGCAGGGCACATTACCTCGGAGGCAATCATTCACCCGGATCGGCTGGAAGATATCGCGTTGAACCATTCGCACGCCGCATCGCAGCTGCGAACCCGTGCAACCTTCGACGTCATTAATATTGACGCGTGTGATCATCTTGCATATGCCCCTGCTGGCCGAAACCACAGCACTTTTGACGCTCTGCAGGCTTTGCTTTGTCATCAGATGCCAGCGCAGAAACCATGGCTTCTATTTTTAACAACTCGGGTCGATCCTGATCTACTTGGACAACCCGGAATTAACTTTCAAAGTGCGATCAACCAGAACTTGGGAGTTTCCCAGAGTGGATTTGGGGCGGCATTGGCTGAATGCCTTGATGCCGAAGAATTAAAGCTCGCCACTGAGCTTAACACCACATGGCGTAATCATGACACACGCTTTCTCAAACTCTACAGTGTCGGCCTGGGCAAGTTTTTGCTCCAGTTTTTCTCTGGCCAACCAAATTTACCAGCCAACGTGGAGTTGGCCAGTGTTTACGCCTATCGCGTTCACAAGGACGAACCAGATATGCTTGCCTTAGCCTTCCGGATTATTCCGGACGGGCCGCGCGTATATCCTCCGAGCGTCGGGGGCGCGGCCGTCATACCAAATTTAGAGCCCGCTCGTGCGGTCCGGGTGGCTCAACGAGCTATGAGGCTTTGCGATATTGATGACGCTCTGGAGAAGGAGGATGATCTCCGTGAAGCTGCGATAGCAGGAACACAAAAATTACTTCAGGGATCCAATTATGATATCGATGAATGGCATAAATGGTTGGCCACCCACGATAAACGCCCATTGATTATAGGAGTCTGATTATTGATAGATATACCATCAATTCTCAAGGACATCAGCTTTACAGTTCTTTCCGACTTTTAGAGCTCTTTTAACCGCGCTGGCGATACTTTTTCCCAACGGCGGTGGAACAGCATTAGAGACTTGCTCCACTTGCTCAGAAAGATTCCCCTCAAGCACAAAGCTCTTAGGAAACCCTTGCAGCAACATGGCCTCATAAATACTTAAGCGTCTTGTTCCGTTCGGGTGGACATGAATTTCCCGATGCCCATAAGCCACCGTCGGGCTTGGCTGGTCCCACTCCAATCGCTTAAAGCTACGCCCATCAGAAAATGAAGCCCCCGGGTTCGAAAATTTCAATGACTTGGGGCGCATCGTCCAGTGGTTAGCGTGGACTGGGATATCCACTGCAGTCAATTTTCTATCAAAATACTTAGGAGCGGGCAACCCTTCTATCGCCTCCCGGACCGTTTTCTTTCCTGCTTTCCTGACAGGCCGAACAGCTGCATATCCTTGTCCATCGCGCATAGCAGAAAGAATTATCCGACGCCGGTTCTGAGGCACCCCGAAATCCAAGGAGCACAATTCTTTTTCTGTGACATCAAAATCGAGGGTTCTCAGCCCCTCGACCAGTTCCTTATACTTTGCGGCATGCTTTCTATCCCGGATGCCAAGCACATTCTCAAAAACTACAAACTCAACGGTATATTCTTGCTGCAGTCTTTCAACAATATCGAGATATAGTTTCGGCAGCTCATTTCGCGGGTCATCAGCAGAAGAAGCCGTGTTCGCTCTTGAAAAGCCTTGACAAGGAGGTCCACCAATCACGCCAATTCGTGCACCTACAGGCACAGACTCACGGACAAGCTCAAGAGTCCCAACTGGCTGAAGCTGGATTAAATCAGCCGCAACGCTGCGTGTCATTGGAAAGTTCCTCTTGTGAGTCCGTATTGCAGCTTCCGAAATATCTATAGCAAGTGCGACATGAAAACCTTCCTGGTGAAAGCCCCAGTCCAGCCCTCCCGCCCCCGAAAACAAACTAACGACTTGCGGCAAGGCTGGGTGGGTGTCCCGCTCTATTGCCAACTTTGAATTAGCAGCCCTATGCTTCGAGCCCGTTTTAGCAACTTGGCCCGCGATGAAAGTAGTGGTGTCCACTACGCGGCCTCCAGTGCTGCTACGGTACATATTAAGAGCGTTGGAATAATTGCGTCTCTATACATTTGACTTATCTCGCCATCTTCTGGCATAAACGAACGGGACACTGACAATGCCACAAAGTAATCTACGCGAGTTTAGCCTGAATGGGTACCTAGTACGCCCAGAAGAAGCGATGGCGCCAGCCAACCACCCCGCAAACGGATCTATCGCTGATAGCCAGAGAAGCTTTCATTTAGCATAGTATCTTGTAGGATACCATTTTGCATGTTTTTCCGACAGCTCATGGCAATGATCACTATCGTGTAGGCAGAGCGCCGCCAATCGATCCTCATAAAGCGGGTACTCCCTCCACGGACTGCACCGACACCTTGCTGGCAGGCCTTCCTACCCAAAACTTGACGGGTCAACATTCCTCACATTCGTCAATCAGGCGGGCGACATCGCTTGCACGAAAATATACACGCCGTCCAATCTTTCTCTTAAGTGGCCCCCATATCCGAGCAAATTCCGAGTTGCCTAACATCGCTACGCGCACCCCATCCCGACTACGTTTGAGAACATCTGACAGTTCATCGAGAGATAAAAGGATACCGTAGCGCTCAACCAACTGTTCTTCCGTCTTAGTTCTTGCAACTGTCATGACTGCTCCTCCTTCGACATTTCTGCGTGCTTGGTCCCGGGCGGAATCGCGCGGTCCAGCACCCGACGATGTCGATAAGGTTGGTACTTCCCCAAGCTAGTGCGTTCTCTTGCCTGATCAGTTGGGACTGGCACAATCTGTGATGCAACTCCCTCTAGACTTGCTCCAACCAGCTCCTTACGCAAGTGCGCCACGCGCTCAGCGGCCTCCCGCACAGGGTTATCTTCAGCATGCACGTACCGCATGAACATGGCAGCTGTTTTATGCGCCGTCAACGCCATCCCGATTTTGACGGACACACCTGAGTTGGCGATGTCGGTAGCTGCTCGATGTCGGATGCCGTGCGTGCCAACATGGGGAACCCCCGCACGCTCGAGAATTCGCACCCACCCGTTCTTATAGGTGCCCTCGGACATCGGCTGATCACCACGAAAGACACTCGGGCAGACATAAGGCGATCCTTTAATGCGCGGCGCCGAGGACAGAAGCTGATATGCATCTTCGCTCATGGGTTTGGAAATTTTCCCCGTCTTGCTGTCCGGCCACTCGACGCGGCGATTTTCAAGGTCTACCCATGCCCATTCCAACAGCCTGATCTCAGACATACGTGCTGCGAAGGAGAACTGCAGACGTATGCCCAAGGTCAGTAGCGGATGCTCCAGACCCTCCTGATCCGCACGATCCAGATATGCGTAGATGCGTACCAGCTCCTCATCGGTGATAAAGCGGGTCTTCCCCTTCTCTGGGTACATCGGTATATGACGGCAAGGATTCGAGCCATCCGGACGATAACCCCAGACCTCCGCCATGTTAAGCATCTTGCGCAGGCATGCAAAAGCCCGGTTGATCGTGGAAGGGATGCGCGAATAGGCGCGCATCATCTCGCTCACATCGGCGCGTGTCAGATCAGGCACCTTGATGCGGCCCAAAGTCGGAATGATGTAGCGATTGATATGGTCTTGGTAGGTCTGGACCGTGCTTGGCTTGTTGCGAGGCGTCGAATACTCCTCGATAAACTGCTTGCACAATTCCTTGACCGTCAACGCTCGGCGGGCCGCGACTTTTGCCGCACTGGGATCGTGCCCCTTGCGAATATCGGCAAGCCAGTCCCGTGCAATTTCGCGCGCCTGGTCAACGGTCAACTCCCCAAAGCGGCCGATGGTCGGCTTGCGACGCTCACCCGCATTTGTGCGATACTGAAGGGCAAATATCTTCTTGCCCTTGGTGGTGACTTTGCAGACAAAGCCAGGAACGAGCGTGTCACGCAGTTCGTAATCCTTGCCAGCCGCTGCAGCGGTTTCCACAACGGTTTTGGTTAGCTTCAAAATAGCCATAACGCCTCCTGTAAATGACGATTTCTAGGAACCAAATAGGAGCCAAGAGAGAGCGAAACTCACCCTAAATCGTCCAACTACAGCGTAATGCTAAATTGACCCGACCCTCCGGAAAACCAAGCCTGGCGCGGCTTAGCGGGTTCCAGCGGGTTTTATCATCTCAAATTTTGGCATTCTCAAAATCCCCCGCCGCAAGGCGTGCCGGTTCGATTCCGGCCCCGGGCACCATTTCAAAAACAGCGAAACCCCTATAAGCGATTGATTTATAGGGGTTTTCTGTTTCTTACGGCTGTCATTCTTGGGGACGCAATAAGCCGAAAACGGTAGAAATCTTCCTATGTGGAATATTTGAATGTCCCCAGGCTGTCCCCTATACTTGTCCCCAAGATCACTACAGGGGCCGTCAAAATGGCATCATATGAACAGCGCGGATCATCGACGCGCGCCGTGGTACGCCTGCCAGGCGGAGGGAAAAAAACCAAGACTTTCGACACCAAGCGCGAAGCGCAGGCGTGGGCGGAAGGAATGGAGAAGAAAAAGCTCATAGGCACGCTCACGTCCAGCAAGTCAATAACGGTCGGCGACCTCTTCGAGGCCTACATGCCCATAGCCGAAAAGGAAGACGGCGGGCGCTGGAACAAGCTTCGGATCATGAAGTGGCTGGAAGACAGGATATTGTGCAAAAAGCCCCTGCCCGAGGTCATTACCCATGACATTGACGAATGGATTGTCCGGCGGCTGGATATTCCGAACGAGCAAACCGGAGAGCCAATATCTGGCTCTACAGTGAACCGCGAACTGAACCTCATGAGCGGCGCTTTCGCCTACGCCATCAAGACGCGCAAGTGGATAAAAGAGAATCCCTGTCACGGGGCGAACCGCCCGGAAGACAACCCCAGCCGGCGCAATAAACCGCTTCTCACGGCAGATCAGATCAAGGAAATCCGAATCACGACCGGGGTTGATGCAGATCCGAAGCTTGAAACCATCACGGCCCGGGTTGGGGCAACATTTTTGCTCGCCCTTGAAACGGGAATGCGCTCGGGCGAGATACTGCGGCTTAGGCCTGAGGACTACCAAAAGAAGAAGCGCACCGTCCACGTCCGGGCCATTGAAAAAGGCGGAAGAAAGGGGGCCAGAAGCGGCAGGAACACCACCACGGCAGCGCGCAACGTTCCCCTGACGGCCAGGGCAATCGAGCTGCTAGACCTGCTTCTGAAAACCATGCCGGCGGATCAAAAGCCCCGCCCGGAACTTGGGTTTTCGTACCCGCCATATATAGTTGGCCTCAACGACAGGCAGCGCGACGCGAACTGGCGCAAGGCGCGCGACAAGACCTCTATCGAGAACCTGCACTACCACGACACCAAGCATGAGGCCGCTACCCGCCTTTCTAAGTTCCTCGACGTGCTGGCCCTGTCTCACGCCATCGGCACAAAAGACCTGCGGCTGCTGCGCGACACCTACTACAACGACGACGCCGAACAGGCCGCATCGCTGCTTCCTGAACGGCTCGCGATTCACGCATAAGGCATTGAAATGACTGAAATACCAATGGATGAAATGCAGGCTGACATACTCGCCTCTATCAATAATTTTGCACTCGGTCGGCCCGTGAGGAATTCGACCCTGGCCGAAGTCAGGGATATTGCCAGAACGTACTTCCGAGACCGCTACGCAAGGGGCGAGTTTTCGTTGATATTTGATGGGGCTATGGTCACTGGGATCAAGGCCAAGCTTGGGGATACGCCGGACAAGCTTGATTTGTCCTATGAAACGGATTTTTTCCCGCGCGCCAGGTACGCAGGGCAATCCGGCGACTGCATCGTGCTCGGCTTCCACGGCAACTACGACCTGTACTACGCCGCCCAGGGGGATTTGCCCGGTACGCTGGTTGCCCGGTACGGGAATAGTGGCGCGGACTATGAATCAGCAAACCCGTGGTTGCTGTCGTGGGAACAGGTGGCTGAATCTGGAGCGCATTTTCATGAGGCGCTTCGGCGCGCAAAGACCCTCGGATGCATATAGATTGAACCGACGCTCCAAAAGCCCACGGCATAGGCCCGTGGGCTTTTTTCGTTTCAGGCCATCATTTCGGGCGTAACAGTGGTGCGCGCCACTTCCCCGAACTTTGAATGGTAGGTCATGGCCGTTACCTGGCGCTCGGCCAGCCAGCCGCCCCGGGCCGCGTAGGCGTCGCGCGCGGCCAGCGTCGCATGCTGGTGAACGATCATCCCGCTATGCTCGCGCTCTTCGACGTGGTGCCGGTGTCCGGTGTGGGCGTAGCGCTTGCGGGTGCCGCCCCATATCTTCGGGAACTGGGCGGCAAACAACAGGGGTAGCTGGTCGTTCTTGCGAAGGTGGCCGTGGTGGAAGGCCAGCATCGTTTCGCCGTGCTGGTACGTGTAATACGGCAACTCGGAATCAATGACGGTGATACGCGGCTCGTTCTCGTAGATGGCCTTGAACATGTGCCGCAACCAGACGCTTGAGGCCATGTCGTGATTCCCCTCGGCCAGCAGGACGATGACATGCTCATGCCTGGACAGGGCAAAATCCACCACGCGGCGCAGTATGCGGATAGCCACGGCCACCATTTTCGAGAACCGGCCATCGGCGTCAACGATATGGCCGCTGGTGGGCGTGACGGGCGCGATCCCATCCCAGTGCAGGAAGTCGCCCAGTTGGTTCACAACGCAGGACGCCGCCGGCGGGCTATGCATAACCATGTGCTCAAAGCATTCGGTCAGCGTGCGCTCGGCGATCTTCATATCCCAGTCGTCGCCACCCTCCTTGTGCCAGGCCAGCATGCCTACGTGGCTGTCCGTCAGCGTGTACAGGTTGCACAGGTCGGCCACCAGGGTACGCTTAGGCCCGGCCACGGGGCGAACGCGCGGTAGCTCTTCGGCCAGCGCTTCCATGGCGGCGCGCTTGGCGGCCTGCAGTTTTTCGTCGTCAAGGCTGGACTTCACCCATTGCCCGGTGACTTTGCCATCCTTGTTGTAATAGGTGCTGACGCCCTTTGCGATATGCGTATCCGGTACGGCCCGGGTCATGTCGTGGGCGGGCGAATAGCCGTGTATGGCGGCCATGGTTCGGACACGATCCATGCCCTTGTCGATGGTTCGGCGGCTGATCCCCATGGCCTTGGCGGCCTTGTTGTTGCTTCCGTGCTTGATCACGGCGTCGATATACTCGGCCTGCCTGGGCGTGGCCCACTTTTTCAACTCTACGTCAATCATTACAGCCCCACTCAATCGCAACGGTTACGCTCTTCGTCCGGCGCGTACACGCGTTGGGCGGCCCAGTCACGTAGCGCGGCCTTGTCGGCATTGGACTGCCGCACCACGCAACGCAATTCGGCGTTCAGAATAAGCAGATTACGGTTCTTGTTGCCTTCCAATACAGGCTCGGGCCGGTCAGCGATCAGCGCCGCCGGCGGCGTCTCCCGCACGATCTTCGGCGGCTCCGGTGCTATGGTGCGGGTTGCCCCACAGCCTACCAATAAGAGCGTCAGGAATAGGCATATCAGCCCACGCGGAAGATTGCGGATCATTATTCATTACCTCGTTCAAATCAATGCGCAGGGCCGACAATTGACGCTGCATGTCGTTATCTTCCGCCATGCGGGCGGCCACAGTCGCCTCGGTTTCCGATTGGCGGCGGCTCATTTCGTCAATGGCCTTCTGAAAGCCCGTCAGCTTGCCGGCCAGTTCGGTTACGCGGGTCTCTGCCGTCTCCGCACGCTTGCGCGCGTCGGACACTTGGCCCCATAGGAGCCATGACAGGCCAGCCAGCGCGGCAATCACCAAGCCGCCGGCGGCGTAGGCCTTCCAGCCAGTGATTTTGCTAAGCATCGGCGGCCACCATCAGGACGTTGGCGACTTCGCGCGCGACAAGCCATTTCTTGTCAAGGTATCGGCGCAGGTCATCCGGGTTGCTGATGAAGAAAAGCTCAAGGATGATGCCCCCGGCGCGAACGTAGCCAAGCCGCGAGTGCTGGCCAGAACCTTCCCCTTTCGCGCCACGGTTGACGATGCCTAGAACATTCGCCACGGCCTCGCACAGTTTGGCCCCCAACGCCTTGTCCTTGTCTTGGCTCAAGGTCTCCACGCCGGTCGCTGACGGGTTCGTGAATGCGTTGCAGTGGAATTCGACCGCGATGTGCCGGGGCTTGATCAGCTTGATTGCAGCGTTCAGCGACAGGTTTTCATTTCCCTCGCCATCGGTGCGAATATCGGCGGCGGCCTGCCGAAGATAGTGGGCAACCATGTTGCGAAAATCCGTGACAATGTGGGCCTCGGTAACGACGCCGTTTGTTGCGCCGGGATCTACGTTGCTATGCCCCGCCGTGATGACGATAGTGCTCATGAGTGCATTTCCTTACTATGGCCGCGCAGTTGCCCCGCGCGCGCCAGACCAGCGCTGATACAACCAGCGAAACAAGTGCCGCCCAAATTGACGTTGATGTGAGATTGAAGGCCAGCGCCAGCAGGTATACGCCGGACGCGACAAGCAGCAGGTAGGCAAGCAAGGACGCGCCGAACTTATAGCGTGATCCCCCTCGCCGGTAACTGATCAGCCTGATTAGCGTCAGAACATTCGCCGTGATGGCAATGAGCGCGATGATCATGTCCATGCTTGCCGCCCCTTACTTTTTGAAGGCGGCGATGATGGCCGCCCAGGTGGCCGCCACGTCCATTGTCTTGATTCGGTCGATAACGGTGAGCGTGGTATGCACCACCAGAGCCGATACGATGTAGGCAATGAAGAGCGGGTTCTTCAAAGGAGAAAGCGCGGCAACGTCCGGCACAGCCGCGTACCCAACTACCAGCGACACCAGCATGTAAGCCAAGCGCCGCCATATATCGGTGTCCTTCGCCGTCAGGGCGAAAGTGACAGACCCGGCAAACGCCCCGATAACAGCCAGAGGGTCAAGCCTGGTGAACCAAGCGGTCGCCCCTACCGTTGCCGCAACAATGCCTGCCGCGATGCTTGTTGAGATTGGCTCGGACATTAGGACGGCTCCTTTTTTGCGTATTGCTTGAACGGTGAAATTCGTGCGGCCAACATGGCCTTGTTTTGGGGGTCGCCATCCCACGGGATTTTCCAGCCGAGAACCACCTCAAGGCATCGCTGGCCGTAGAAATACCATTGCCACTGAAAGAGCCATGCCACGCGGCCACGCCCGTTTACGGCAGTCCACCAGCTAAGGCAGGGATAGCCGCTATCCCACTTGTCGTCTTCGTCGCGGTGCCTGATGACCTTCTTGACGCCGGTTTGATCGAACCCAACAAGGCGGGCAAAGCCGTAGGCCGGGTTGCGCCAGAGCCATGCAACGCGGCAGACGTAGCGAAACCACGACTTGCTGTCGTAGTCGGCCTGGGTGAATGATGCAAAGCGCTTGATGCCCCGATACTTGCCGCTGTACCACCACGCATCGGCGCAATCGTCATGCGTGGAAAAAAGGCGGAACAGCGGAATCAGGAACTCGCGCATCTTGCCCGGGAACTGGCTTGGGTAGCCGGTCGTAGCATTCTCTTCGGCCATGACAACAAAGCACGGGAGCGCGATGATTGGGCCGACGATGAACGTCAGGGCCTTCATCAGCACCAAGAACAGGTAGCAAGGGATGAAGCGAATGAATGAGGCAAAGAGTGCGCGAGACATGATTTTTTGAGCCTTACTTTTTGGCGCGCCTTTTGCGCCGGGTGTTGGTATTATTGGCCCCCTTCGAGTGCCGAATCTGGCACTTTTTCTGTTCTTCGACCCATGCGTTCAAACAGTGATTGGTTTGCCCGTCCAGCACGAAAAACAGCCAGTCAATGAATTTGACCAGTCGCCCGTAAATGGCCTTGTCTCGCATTCGCCAGCAGCGCGAAGAGAAAACCTCGTCTTCGTCGCCGCCGGCGGCCACGTTGCCAAGCTGATCAAAGCCAACAGCCAGACGCCAGCCCCGCAGGCCCGAACCGAATACCGCCGACAGCGGTATTGCGGCCAGAGACCACAGAGAGACCAGCAGGCAGGCCAGCCAAATGAGCATCCAAGCCGCTACCTGCCTCATGACTACGCTCCCATCTGTTCATCAAACAGCGCCTCGAAGGAAGGCACGGCCAGAACATCGTCATGCGTTTCGGCTGCATCAAGCAGGTCTTCGACGCGCTGGCGGATGCCGATGATTCCGCCCGAGGCGACGGCGTACTGCTCGGTCTTCTGCAGGATGCGGGTCGCCAGGTCTTCGCGGCCCACGCTGCGCGACGCGGCAAGCGCATCAATCAGCGGCGTGCTTGCCGTGGTGGGGTTGTTGATAAGGTCTTCGGCTTCCTTGACCTGCTGGGGCCAACTGGACACCTCGCCCTGGGGGTAGCTCTTGGACAGCAGCGCAAGGAAGCGCTCCGCCGCCTGATTGGCCTGGGCCAAGCGTTCGCCCTTGGACTGGCTGATGATGGCTTCATCGCTGGCTTCCAGTTCCAGCATTGCGACAAACTGGGTTTGCGCCGAGTCGCAGGCGGGAATGGTTGGCACGCCGCCCTTGGGCTGAACGTCCACGAAGTAGCCGGATGCTGAATAGTCGGTCGGAACCGTCCACACGCGGACTACGGCGTCTTTCGCCAGCTTGGGCAGTTCCTGAATCTGCTCACCATTGGCAAGCAGGACGTGATTTTGAATGGTGATAGCGTTCATGGTGCATAGCTCCGGGTGAGGGTAAAGTCAGAAAGGACGCCGGCAACCGTATCGGCGGCCTGGCAATGCTTTGCGTAGGCCAAGAAACTGGCTACGCGGGGTTGGATATAGTCGAGACCGACGATGCCGGCGCGGTATTGCTTCGCAAGCTTGCGGAACGCGATACGCGCCTTTTTGATGTTTCGCTTGCGCGGCAACATGTGCGTAGACCAGGTTCGATAGCCGGCGAAATCGACGCCGCGCGAAGCCGGGAAGTAGCTGGTCTTCGGGTTCAGGCGCAGGTTGAGCGCTTCGACTTCATCGGCCACAAAAATCAGGATCATTTCGGCGGCCCGCTTGTTGGGCGCAACGATGATGAAATCGTCCATGTAGCGCACGTACATGCCGATGCCGGCGTAATCCGTCACGGTATGGTCGAGCTGATCCAGCATGATGTTGGCTGAAAGCTGACTTGTGAGCGCGCCAACAGGCAGGCCCACGCCGTCATCGTGGCCGTAGGCCGCCGTGATCGTTCGCCACAGATTCAGCGTGTCGCGGCATGAGATAACTTTCTCGATGGCGCGGAACAGAATCGCATGATCAATGCTGGCGAAATACTTGCTTATGTCCGCCTTGATGACGTACGGATGCTCGTACCGGCGCTGGGCCTCGCGCAGCATCTTTTGCAAAGCAAAGACGGCGCGCTGTGCGCCCTTGTCGTGGCGGCAGGCGTAGCTATGGTTGATGAACCGTTTTTCGAATAGCGGCTCCACCACGCTGAACAGGGCATGATGAACAATCCGATCCTTAAACGGCGGGGCCTGAATGTTCCGCTGCTTCGGCTCCATGACGCGAAACTCGCGCGCGATGCCGGGTTGCCATGACTTCCAGATCAGGTGGTTGTGGATATTGATCAACCGCTCTTCAAGGTTTGCGCTGAACTGCGAGACCTCGCGGTGATACCTCTTGCCCATTCGGGCCGATAAATACGCCTTCCAAAGATTATCGAAATCAATCACACTGCTGTACAGATTGTTGTACGTCTTTGCCACTGGTGAACCTTGGTGATACTTGTGTTGCATAGGTGCCACCAGCCACGTTCCCGCTGGTATCCCGGTACTTGCCGCTGGTGACTTTTTATCTTCGTCGCGCCGATGGCGGCGCGTCTGGACAACCGCTCCGAAGGATAGGTACTGGAATGCGGCCCGTGAGCCGCAAGCTTCTGACCGTGAAAATCGTTCGCGAGGCGAGCGCCGATGTTCGTGTTCGAGTTGGACGCGGGGTTGTTGAGGTTCAGGCACCACAGCCCCGCATTGGACGCGTTCGTCCAATTCCCGCCCACAATCGAGAAAAACTCGCACTATCAAGCGATTGCCCATACCGCTATCCCGCCGATCTAAGCCAGCCACCAACCATGCGGCCAACTTCATTGACGTGATTCATCCACGTTGCATACTTGTGCGGGTTGATGTATTCCAAGCGCAGGCTCTTGGTGAGCCATTTGCGCAAGACTTCCACCTCTACGTCCAAATCCTGCAACGTGGTTTTTTTGTGATACCGCTTCCATCCCACAATCGTCAGGCGCTGAATGATGTTCATCGACGCTTGAATCTGCGAACACAGCAAATGCCGCTCTATCCGTGGATATTGCTGCAATGCCTTATGCGTGTACGTTTCCAATTCCTCAAGCTTTGCCAACAGTGCTTCATGCGGCGTTGGCTGCTTGTGAGATTTGGATTGGAGCGGGCTTTCGCCCGCCCCTTCGTGACTCAAGGGGCTAGACACATCACACCTTCGCGAGGCGAGCGCCGAGGCTCGTGCTCGAGTAGGACGCGGGGTTGCTGAGGTTCAGGCACCACAGCCCCGCAGGGGACGCGTTCGCCCAATTCCCGCCCACAAGCGAGAAAAACTCGCCGGCGCTGTTGAAGTATTGGTAGTCCGGTGCCGTGGCGTCGGTGTTGGTGGTGGGGCCTGTCTTGGCGATGAACACATCATCCAAGTCGAACCCTTCGCCCGAGGCGTCCATGAACGTAGTCGGGTAGGTTGCGCCCGTCATGTTCGGCGGATTCTGTCCGGTGGGAATCCATGAGCGGTTGCCGTCGCGATCCCACAGGTGAACCACGCCGTTTACCAGCTTCAAGCCATCCATCCAGCCCCAAACGTTGCCCCACAGGCCAGTAATGCCCCGATAGGTCGCCTGCATTACGTCAGCGGCGTCCACGTTGGCGGCGCTGCTGGTGTTGACGCGGCCTTGCCCGGTCTTCGTCTGGCTGTCCATCGTGGCGTTTTCGACCAAGTACAGCCACTGGATGGCGCTCCACATGTAGACGTTCCACAGGCCAAAGCCAGAGACGCCCGACACGTTGCGCGCTTGCGCGTCAGCCTGGAACTGAGTCAAGGTGCGGCTGACAGTCGGCAGTACGCCAGGCTTGGAATCCAGCTTGCCGCCGGTCATGCTGGCCTGATACTTGCCTACATAGAACTGGTCAATATCAGTGCCGTAATGGCGGAACGCGGGGTGCAGCGTGTAGCCTTCCAGGGCTTGGTCAGAGATCCACCATGCCGTTTTGCCGTTGTTCGCACCGCCAGAAATCACAGCCTTGCGGATATAGAACTTCGGTATCTTCATCATCGTCTGACCGTCGATCAGAACTTCTTGGATACCGCCCCAAATCGGGTGAGAGTTGAAGAAAGAAGCGCCAGGCGCAGCAACGGTATTGCCGTCTTCATCGACGTAGCCCCAGGCCCCGCCGTTTCCGCCCGTTGTCAGCAGCACCACGCCGGAGACGTTGGCGAACGCCGCCTTGGTGGTGATCTTCACTTCGGCGGAATACTCCGACCAGCCGCGCGCCGTGCCTTTGTGGCGGGCGCGAATGAAGTAGACCGTGCCGCCGGCTTCCAATTCGTTCGCGGGAACAACCCGGGAAAGCAGGTTTACCGCGTCTTCACCAGAATCCCAAACAGGGGTAGCCCATGTGCCGCCCGCTGCGCGGATTTGCCACTGGCTGGCCGCGTGCGTGTCTTCGCCGCCAACCGTTGAGAATGAGCCGGTTTGAAGCGTGGGGGTTTCGCCCACTTCGGTTGCATTGTTGGCGGGGGATACGAGAGTAGGAGCCGAAACATAGGAGAAAGACGAATCAGTGGTAAAGCTGGTGGCAGCGCTCCAGTCAGACCAAAGGCCGGACGAATCCATGACGCGAGCGCGGACGTAGTACGTGGTGTCAAGCTGCAGGACGGCGGCAGGCATCGAGTACGACAGGCCGGCGGCCTGGGTGCCGGAATCATGGAGAACGGCCAGGAAGTTCGAGGTCGTGGAGACTTGGAACTGAATGCCGGCCTGCTGGGTGCCGCCCGGGCTGGTGTAGTCGATGATGGCGAGCGTGGGCCGCTCCATGATCCCCGTCGCCCCATTGCCGGGCGCGGTGATAACGGGCATCGTCGGACGCATTTCGGGATTGGCAAAGCCGCCCAGGCCGGTAGCCGCCGACATGGAAACGATGTGCTGCAGAACCATCGGTTCGCCTTCCACGTCCACGCGCAGGTAGCCGTCGCCGCGCATAGGCAGGGCGTATTCGTAATCAGCGAAGCCGGCGGGAATATCGCCGCCCTGGCGACGCATCGACCACTTGCGCTCAACCCAGTTGGGATTCAGGCTGTCACGGAAGTACAGGCGCGCCAGGCCAGAGTTCAGCGTACGGCGAATGACGACCGCGCCGCCCTCTGCATCGCTTCCGATATTGACGGGCTTGGACAGCCAGATATTGCCAACATCCGCCTCCGCGCGGATCGACGGAATGATATTCATCGAACAGCGCGAAATGGTGCCGCCTTCGAAGTTTCGCGGCAGGTTGGAGTGCAGCCGCAAGCGGAACTCCGACAGGATGGCCTGGACGCGGATCAGAACCGAACCCGATTCATCGTGCAGCACGTAGTAATCGCCCACGGAAATACCGGCGGTCGATTCAACGTCTACGGAGTCGTCGCCGGAAACGCCTTGCGTGATGGCCGCGCCCTCGAAGTTGATCAGCGTGAAGCCCGGCCCCCACAGTTCCAGCGCAATGCGGTTATCACGGTACAGCCAATCGAGCGACACAGCCCGCTGAACGGATACCGCGCTGGTGCCGGAAATGCTACCGAATTCGGACTCCATCATGCCGAGGGCTTCGGCGATCTTGGTTACGCGCGCGCCGAGGGTAGGCTCACTACCGCGTGCCGTTTCGAGTTCGCTTTCAACGCCCTCTTGCCGACCATCAAGGCCCGCAAAGTTTTCGTCAATTTCAGCGTAGCGGGTATTCCAAAGAGCGGGAACCGCATCGGGTTCGTCATTTGGAATAGGCGTGATTTTTTCGTGGGTTAGCATTTAAGCTCCTTAATATCGCAAGGTGAGATTGATTCCGTACTGCTCGCCGTCTTCTTTGTGCTTGGGGGCAAACGTCTTGATGCCGCAAAGGTTTCCATCGGCATCGACAAGCGCCGCCTCCGAAACGGCGACGCCGATCAGTTCATCGCCATCGACAAGGCCCTTTCCAGTGACCGAATAGAAGTCTTCTTGAGTGACGGCGGCCAGGGGCTTGCGCAGGACTTCGTGAAAAAGCGCGGTCGCCTCTTCATCCGGCGATTTGGCCGTCATGTCTGCGTTGTGGCCGCCGTCGCCAAAAGCCATGAAGGCAATTGGCTTCATGACCATCAGGCCGGCGTTATGCGCGGCAAGCCGTCTGCGGTAAGCGTTTAGAGTGATGGCTTCTGACACAGCATCAATCCTTATTTACTTTGGTGATGAACATTTCAAAACCCATGTTTCGCGGGCCTCCCAGCTTCCAGTTGCCAGATAGAGAAAGCCGCGATTGCGGCGGCGGCAAAAGAATGGGCGGGCGATTTGGAATGATTTTGAATTGCCCAATGCGCGGGGATTCGCTCATTTTCCGAACCCGCAGCGTGTGCCGGCCATCCAGGCGGAATCGGCCCACGCGATTGACTGCGCCAAGCGCCCACGAACCATCCAGGCGGCGCGGGCGGCGCGTCATCTTGATTGGCTTGGGGGCATCAACGTATTGCGGAACCGGATCGGGCGGCAGCGTTTCCCGGCGGGCGACGTTGATCGTCACGTTCTTGATCATCGACAGGTTGCCGGACATGCGCCCAGGCTTGAGCCGCCAGCTTGACTTACCGCCGACGCGCTCACCCAGCCGGAACGACCCGAACGGGGCCGGCAGCTTCGTATAATCGCCGTCAGTGCCAAGCTTCCACTTGCCGGAAGGCTCTTGCGTGATGACGCGCCCCGGCCACGGATAGCGCTGCAGCACGTCCTTGCGCATCTTGAGGTCGCCATAGAACTGCGTTTCCAGCCTGAACGCGGCGTTCAGCATGAACTTGAATACAGGCACAATCCGCGCAGGAACCACCGAACGGATGATCTGCATCAGGTTCGCCACCGAACGCACGTTGACGCTGAAATCCAGGGCAATCTCTACGCGGCTGGTCAACACCATGCCGGACGTGTCGGGCATTCGGCCCTTTCTGGTTTCTTCCGCGCCCTCAATGCGCCGGCCAAGGCCCCATGTGCCATCCAGCTTTAAGCCAGGCTCCCCGACCTGATACAGCCACCAGGCGAAGATGGGTTTAGGCGCGTACAGCGCTTTGGAGTACGGGTATTCGCGATCCTGCCAAAGCTGGTTGACCTCGCAGGCATTGGGAAACAGCACTTGCAGGTACGTGCGCAGGAAATGCAGGCCCCGTCCCTGGCCGTCGCCGGCCTTCCAGGCGCGGTACAGATACCTCGTAGCCGATGATTCCCGGTCGCCCTGCATCAGCACCAGGCCATCGGAATTGATCGACCGGCGCACAAGATCGAGTGACCCGAGGTGCGCAGCGCCCAGCACGTTCGCGTCAAACACCTTGTCAGCGAACAGCTTGTCGTAGAGGTCGCAGAACAGACGGCGAAGATCGTCTTCAACCGGATTTGCGGCCGCACTTCGGCGCAGCGGTTCAAGCCCGGGCGCTTCGGCATTCTGAAAGCCGAACTTGCCGATGGGCCAAGTCACCTTGCCAAAGGCCAGCGCGCCGGTTTTCTTTTGCTCGATGATGGCCGCGCCATCAATAGCCGCCTCGCCCCGGGCGTCCATAACCTGACGGTCTGACGTGCGGCGCAGCTCACCATCAATAACCAGCTTGCCGGATACGGACACGCTTGCGCGCGGGCCGCCGATCAGCGCATCAGCGTCGATCAGAAGCACCCCGGCGGCCTCAACCGTAGCGGCGTCGGTGGATACCGCAACCGAACCGACAACAGGCTGTCGAACGATGCCGTTTAGCGTCGATCCGCTGACATATTCGCCAACCCTGAACGATCCGAACGGGGCCGGCAGCTTTACCCGCCTGTCGGTGCTGTGCGTGTCGTGCGAACGAGTGGCAACGACGCCAGATACAACCGCTTGCGCGGTTATTCCGGCCAGGGCGGGCCGATGCTTGGCGGCGACGTAGCCCTCATGCACGATCAGTTCCCGTTACCGTTGGTGAACGTCATCGTCGCGATGGCGATGGTCTGGCCCTTGGCGATGTTGGTGTTATTCAGGTTCATGTCGCAGCCTGAAATACCGACAGAGCCGTCGATATGCGCAACCCCGCCCGCCGTCACGATACGGAACCACGTAGCATCCGTACCGTCTCCCGCCTGGGTGGTGCCTACGCCGATTTCCAGCGGGTTGACCGTCAAGGTGCTGCCAACCGCTGGCGGCGCGAATGTGGCGCTGCAAGCAATCGAAGACAGCAATACTTGATCGGTAATCGCTGTGTCCGGGCTGGCCGGCTGTTCTCCGCTGTAGACGCGAACAACTGCATTGGCCCCAAGCCTGGCCGTGATCTGGTCTTGCTGCGCGGCCCGCAAAGCGGCTGAAAATTTGAGATTAAGCGCCATTACGCACTCCTAGATTTAGGGTTAACCGCCCCATGACGGGGTGGTGATATTTGCCGTTGTCACGGAAACGGTGAGGCTGTCTTCGGCCACGAATCGCCATATCTCGGGGCGCGGCTTATCCAGCTCTGAAATCGACACCTTGAGGTCTGCTTGCCCATCGGACAGCGCCGGAATCTGGCTTTTCAGCAGTGCGTACACGCGCTGGTACAGTGGCTTGTTGGAGCCACGGCGCGACGCTGCGGATTCCTCGCCGAACTCCTTGAGCAGCACGTCACGCATGGCGCGCTGAATGTCGCTGGACACGTAGGACGTGGACACGACCGCGCTTACCTGCATGGCGATCTTGGAGCGCACGGCGGTAAAGAAGCGCACCTTGTAGCTGTCATCGGCGGCAAGAATCGTTGCGCGTATGGCCTTCTGCGTAGCCGTCAAGTCGGCCTCGGCCACGGTCTCTGGTGCCGGGTCTGGCTGGCCTACCGCCGCCTCTTGCACCACGGCCTCTTCGCCGCCCTGGGATAGGCAGGCCACAAACAGAGTATTGATGTTGTCCCACGAAGGGCCGCGCGCCGCTTCCTCGGCGGCTTCGTTCCATACGGACAGGAACCGCAGGCTTGGGTACGCCTTGCGCACCAGCAAATCGAACTCGCCCAGGAACACGGCGGAATCGTCATACGTGGACGGGTAGCGCGCCAGGTCTCGCAGGGTCGCCATGTCCATCGGGTTTTGCCCGACTACGAGCATGGCATCCATCTGCAATTCGATATTGGCCTCAAGGGGCGAGCGGATATATTCGAACGAGAACGGCGATCCGGCAGCCACGTCAATTGCGCCGGACGTTCTGAATACCGTGATCGTGAATTCCTTGCCATCGGCAGGCTGAACGCCCACAACACCCTCGTACCCGAACCGGACATACACGCGCTGGCGGTCGTCGGCCTCTACGTGGTAGATGCGTTCGTCTGCCCAGCAATTTACGTATCGGTTTCGGTGCTCGAATTGCCCGGCGGAATCAGCCACGGCAATACCGCACAAGTGCGAATCATCCTCGGCAGGCGGAACCTGAATTGAGTAGAACGGAACGGAACCGAATACCCGGTGTTTGATGGCCGTTTGGTAGACCTGTGACGCCTCGAAGGTCACTTCCTCGCCGGGCAGGGAATGGGCGGACGTTTCGATCCGGTACGGGCGGCCAGCAGAATCCAGCACGGTTCGCCCGCTGTCGATCTGGAACGGCTCCGCACCCTTGTTGATGACGCGCACGCGCACGCGGCTGGGCGTTCCCTTGGGGATGATCCCGCGCATGGCGGAATCGGCCAGAACGGTAGAGTCGCGCGTTTTCTCGTACGGCTCCGCCATTGATGTTTCGACCTGCGCCGACAGCATGGACAGCATCGTCGCCATCGCATTCAGGTGCTGCAATATGCGCGGGTCGCCCGCCTGGTACAACGGCGCGAGATTCGGGTACTCATTGATCGAATCTTGGATTACCTGCTGTAAGTCTTGTTTCGTCAGCATGTCAGACCCCAGTAACTTCAAAAGTCCGGCCCGCTATCTCGATAATCAGGTCTTGCCTGTCGGGAGGCGTTTCAACGGAATAAAGGTTGAGCGCACCAGCCGGCAGCGCTTGAAGCGCAGGAATGTCTTCGCGCATCTTCGCCAGAAACGCATCAGCCGCACCATCCGCGAGCGGAAGTTGCAGCAGCGCTTTAAGGTCTTGCCCGTAGTCCGAACCCAAGTAGCCATTGACTTGGATTTGGAGCCAGTGCTCGACCATCGCGTGGATTTCAGTGCCGGTAATGGTTGCCATGCCAGCCATCGTATGGGTCGATAGCTGGCAAAAAGGGCTGGTTTTTCCGCGTTATCAGGACGAATAGCCGCCCGTGACAATGTGGGCAATGCGGCGGTCTCGAACGTCCTGGCCGGCGTCCGGCGGCGGCACGTTGACCTGGGGGGGCTTGCCGTTATCACCGCTCCCCAGCGGCACGGGAACCTTGGGCGCTTCGGCAATGGCCGGCGGGGCCGGAACCGATGGCGGGGTGACAGCCGGCGCAGATACCGTATGCGCTGGCGCTGCGGCCATCAGCACGGGCGACGCAGCGGGCGACGCGGCGGGCGAGCGATTATTCAGGCCGTTGCCGTAGTAATCCTCGGGATCAGGCCCATTGTTGGCCAGTAGCCTTGGGTCTCCGATCATCTTGTCGGCCCCGGGGGCAACGACTGGCACAATTGTTGACGAACCCCTGTGCTGATTGGCGATATAGCGCGGCTGATCGCCCGCTTCTGGCGCGGCGTCGGCCTGGGCCAGTGCCAGCAGCTTTTCCTTTTCCTGTGAGGCCCGATTTAGCGTGCCTTTCCTGACGGCAGCCGACGAACTGGCGAACAGCTTGTCGTTGTTCTGAATCTTGTAGTCCTGAATGGCCGACACGATTTCAGCATCGGACATTTTTTCAGTGTCGCGGCCCTTGAGCGCCTTTTCGATCAGGCTTGTTTTGCCGCCGAACTGTACGGACGTGCTCCAAATGGAATCCTTTACCGCCGCGCCGCGCCCGGACAGGTCAATGCCGGACTTTTGCAGCTTTTCCATTTGCGGGTCAAAGTGCGTCTGCTTGATGAAATTGTGCTGTGCATCGCCGAATGCTGGATCGTCCTTGGCTACCTGCTTCCACTTTGCATTGAACTCCTTTGTGCCGGGCGTCATGCCCTTGAACTGTTCGCCGTACTGGGTCGAATCAAGGAATTTTTGCAACGTGCCGGTCTTGGATGCAAGCTGATAAGTGCCGTAGGACGCGCCCCCAAAATCCCCCTTGCCGGTCGATACGGTGGCCGCGCCGCCCTTGCCGGACTCGAACAGCTTGGACGTTTTGCCCAGTACCCAATCCTTGGCCGAGGTGGCCTTGTCGCCCACCCAGGCCGCGCCTTCCCTGGCGGCATCAACGGCACGCCCGGCCCCGGCCTTCACGTCAATGCCGGTCTTTTCCTTGACGTAATCGTTTGCGGCATTGCCGGCGCTCTTGACTGACGCTATGGCGCTGGCCGCCACTTCCTTGGTGCTGGCTACGGCAGCCTTGGCCGTTTCCTTTACGTCAACACCAGTCACGTCCTTGATGTAGGCGTTCGCTTGGTCTCCCTTGTCCTTGACCCAATTGAACGCCTCGCCAGCGGCCTTCGTGACGTTCCCCCACAGCCCCTTGAGGTCGCCAACCAAGCCCTCCCACTTCGATTGCATCCCCTTGGTCAGGTCGCCCCATTTCGCGCTGAATCCGTCAGACACCTCGTTCCACTTACTGGTGAAACTCGCCATGCCGGTATCCCAGCCATTGGAGATCCATGTGGTCGCGGCTTCCCACTTTTGGGAAATCATGCCCCCAATGTCGGCACTGCGAAGATCGGCCACCCAGCCGCCCACGGTTTCGCCGACGACCTGCCCGGCCTTGTCGCCAAAGAACATGCCCGCCGCGCCGCCCACCACGCCGCCAATGGCCGCGCCGATAGGCCCGCCTAGCGCGCCCACGGCAGCGCCAAGCTTTGCGCCGGCCCACATGCCGCCCAGCGTTCCGGCCAGTCCGCCAACACCCTTGCCGGTCTTTACGTCCTTTTCACCACGGCTCAATGAATCGTCGCTTTCGCTGCTGAATATGTCGAAAATGTTGCCGGCGCTGGCAATCAGGCCGCCCAGGACAGGGATTTTCTTCAACAGCATGGCCGCGCCGGAGGCTATTCCACCCTTGGCGAACAGGCCACCAAAGAGGCCGCCGCCACCGCCGCCACCGCCTTCGTCCGGCTTCTTCTCGATTTCCTTGAGCGTCTTGTTTGTTGCCTTGGAAAACGCCGTCTCTTCCTTTCGGAACGAGCGCAGTTCACCGAATATGCGCCGATACCAGCGCTCCTTTTTCTTTTCGCTCTTGTCGCCGCCCAGGCCCTTGAGGGCGCTGTAGCCCTGGCTAAGCGGCTGGGCAATCTCATTGAATGCCTTGACGGTCGGGTCGGCCTCTTCAATCCCACCAGCCGATCCCGATACCGCAGCACTCAACCGCTTGACCAGTCCAGTTACCGCCGTTGATTCGCCGGGGTCTCGCGGCGGATTGTTGCCGTGATTGTTGTCGCCCCCAGGCTGCTTTCCAGCGCCGGCGACGAATCGCCCGGAGGCGTCGCGCCTGGCGGTCGGGCGAACGGCCTGGGCGGCTGATCGCGCAATAGCCGCCTTCATGGCCGCTTCTGGCACGGCGCGCGCGCGCGGCTGGGCAATCTCATTGGATGCCCTGGCGGTCGGGCTATTGCCTTTCTGGCGGCCATTGCCGAACCGGGCCGCCGCCGGAATGACGGTTCCCCTTGCGGATGGCGTGGCTACTTCGCGGCGCGCTGGCGCGCTGGCGCGCTGGCCCGGGCGCTCCGCCTTTTCAGACCTCGGGGCGGACAGAATCTGGCGGATAGCCGCCACATCGGCCTGTATCTCACCCCAAATATCAATAGCCCTGGTCAGGTCTATGGGGTCTCCAGTCAGGAACCCATCGTCATCGTGCTTGAGCATTTACTTTCTCATGAAGGTGTCGAGCTGGGTAAACGTCATTTGGACTTCTTCAAGCCCGTCTTCCCGCCTCGAAAGGCTTACGTCAATGTTGGCCGGGCGAAACAGGCCAACGTCTTCATACCCGCCCTGGTTGCTTCCAGAGGTGACGAAGGCGTGAACGATCTTGACGCCAACCGCATAGCTGGCCGGCGGGCCTATCGTGCCGTCTCGGGCCACGGCTGCGCCGGCATGCGCCATGAACCACCGCTTGATGAACCCACTCTTGTCATCCATCGTCGTGATGCGTAGTTCAATGGGGTCGCTTGAGTTCACAGAGTCGGTGTAGGCCGCGCCCAGCTTGCGCTTGTCGCCCGACAGGATCATGGGCGTGTACTCAACATCGGTAACGAACAGGTTGAACCGGCTGGACACGTCGCCCTGCAGCGGGCTGTCAATTTCAATCAGAAACAGGTTCTTGCGCGCAAACTCGGTGGCGCGCGACTCGTCGTGAATGCGCTTCGCTTCGCTCGGGCTGATACCGCCCATGAGCGGCGTGGGCGTACCCCAATAGGCCGCCTGCGAGGCAATGCCGCCCATGCCCGGGAAGTACTTCGACAGCAGACCGGAATCCAACAGGCGCACGGCTGCGCCCTCAAAGTCGCCACTCAACACGTCGCCCAGCATGCCGCCGCCGGTATTGATCATCTTCGCCATTTGCGGCGAGATATGCTTGTTGATCATGTTCTGCGCGGCAGTGTTCGCCATGTTCGCGCCGTACTTCGTGACGGCTGTAGCAAGCTTGCCGCCGCCAAGCGCGGACGCGACACTGGATGACGCACTGCCAACGGCGGAACTGATGCCGCTCTTTATTGAGCCAAGCAGGCCCTTTGACGACAGGCTTTCAGCGACGTTGTTGTAGAGGCTCAAAACCGCCCCCCTGAATCATGCCCCCCGTCTTCGGGCGGCTTCGCATTGACGATGCTGGCAAACAGCTTGGCCTGGTCGTCATCGACCATCATGGTTCGGGATAGGAACGATTCCATGATCTGTTCGCTTGCGCCCAGTTCTTTCATGGTTTGAAGGGCCTGGGCCAGCATCATGCCGGAGTTCATGGCGTCCGCGCGCGTGCGCTGCTTTTCTGCCTCAAGGGCCGAAATGGAACCGTAGAAGTTGATCGTCCAGGGGCGCTCCCCGGCGGGGAACACCACGCCGTAGCGGCGATAGGTGTGAATATCAATGATCTGGTTGAAGAATTCCGACAGGGCCACGCGGATAATGCGCGCGCGCTCCGCCGCCGCTGCGGACACGCGGAAGAATCCGCCATCGCCCAGGCCGCCGGCAAGCTGATCGGCAAATCCCAGCATGGACAGGTCAACGCCAAGCGCTCCGGCAAGCAATCGTGCATGCAGCATCACGTCTTCGATGCTGATATTGTTCGTCCGGCCCGTTTGTGTCTGGCCGCTCACGTTGATCAGTTGCTTTTCACCAAAAACGGGTATCAGGTGCCGGATACGCTCCATTACCGGGCGGCCATTCTTTACGGCGGTCTCCGATAGCTCCTTGGACTTGCGCAACATGCCCGTGACGGACTTGATGAACATTTCCTGTTGCTCTTTGGTCATGGAATCCATGTTGACGCCGTACATTTGTTCGTCAATTGAATCCATCCAGCGCTGACCAACCAGGCCCATAAGCGAAGCTGAAAGGTTGTCGTAGGCCTCTTCTGCGCTGTACAGCAGCGATCCGCCGGCCATGGACGGCATGATCGGAAGCGCGTCAATATCATCTTCCTTGAGCGCTATCCTGATCGACTTTTCATAGACGCCATGCTGGGGAACCCATTGGGTGCGCGGCATGCGCAGGCGCGCAAGCTGCGATACGTCCAGGCGCTCGAAGTTTCGCTCCCCGATGTAGACGGCATAGCCCACGGTGCGGCTACCGCGCTCGAACGGCTGCACAAGCTGCGGTCGCACCAGTTCATCTATGTACAGGTCAACAATGCCGCTCTGGTCGGCGTAGATACGCGCGTAGCTATCCCCAAACGATGCGCCCGTGTAGGCGGTCTGGAACGCCACCTTGTTCAGAAGCGGGCCAATGTCGCGCGAGATTTCGTCAACCACGTTCGCGACGCGCTTGTTCTTTTCGGCATCCGGGGTCTTTTCCACGAACACCAGTTGCCCGCTGGTCTCATGCCCGCCCAGGGCGGTAGTGACAAGCAGCGACATGGCGGTAGAGCAAATCGGGTCGCTCTCCATGTAGGCCCATTTGTGATAAATGGACTGCCGGGTTCTGGCCAGCTTTTTGCCGGAACCCAGCAGGGAAGCAACGGTGGTGGTGCCAGCGCCGTACAAAAAGGTGTCGGCCTGGTTGATTTCTTGGGCCGGCGCAATGTTGGATGCCGCCCAGCGCTTCGCGCCTATACCCGTCATACGGGATAGGAGGCCTGGCTTTTTCAGGGCGGGGTTTTTCTCGGACATGATGCGCCATTCTCGAAACAATGGCTTTCATCGTATGGCCCGCCCTATATGTCGATCGCGCTCTTTTTCCGAACGTGGACAGCAACGGCCAATGGCCGCCAAAAAGGCGGCCCTATGGTCAACAGCCCGACGAAATTAGATGGGCTGGATCAGGCTGTTTTCAGTCTCCGAGTCATCCAGCACATAGAATTCCCCCGCGCCGAACAGGTCGAACTCGCGCGTACCGGCAAACATGGTTGCGTCGTACAGGGCGCGGAACTCGAACGCAGCCGCAATGGTCAGGTCGCCGTCAATCTGCCCGCTCAATTTGCGAACGCTGTAGGCCGATGCCAGCAGGCCGTCAACCTCGGGGCCATACAGATAGCCCCGGTCGATCAAGATGGATTTCAGCGCCCACCAGTAGGGGCCGAAGCGCAAGTATCCGCCCGGCTCCTTTCTCACGTCGCGGTCAACCAGCGCCGTGATGAATTGCGAATGGCTTGGCTCCGTATAGCGCTGGCGGTATTCGGTTCGATAGGCTTCCAGCCGGTCGGCAATGCCTGGCTGGGGAAGGTAATTGACAAATTTCATGATGGCGGCCCTTATGCGATTGTGATGCTGTTGCGACGAACGCCATCTGCATGAGTATCAAGCAGGCGATCATAGACCTTGCGGGGAACAACCCAAGAGTTTTGCGGCGCGGATGGCAGCGAACGGTTGGGGTATTTCCCTCGGAATATAGCCTTGATCCCCATGGAAAGGGCAACGCTCTTGATGGTGTCCTTGAATGCCTTGGTGTCACCGATAATCGCCACCAGCTCGTTAGGGTCGCCCCCGCTGGGCTGGGCCGCCGGTTCCTGCGGCTCTGGCACAACTTCCGGTTCAGGCGGGGTAAGCTGCGCCTCGCGCCGGCGCATCATGGCCGAAAACTGCCATGGCGCAAGCGTGAACCACGCCTCATTCGGGCCGATTTGCATGGCCTTGTAGTGGCGCGCAAGGAAGTCTTCCGCCAGCGCGTCTATTGCCTCGACGGTATCGACGGCTTCCAGCGCCGCATTGAAGGCCTCGGCGGATGGCGCGCCTATCACCCTGTCCAGGGCATTGGCAATGTGCTTGGACGAATCGCGAACTCCAAGGATCTCCGAAGCGGCGACATAGGAAACCTGAACGCCATGGCGGATGGCGTAGGCCACCAAATCCGAAGCAAGCTGCGGCGAACCCACGTAGCCGCCATCAGACTCTACCGCGTCGGCCTCGAAGATGGCGTAGTTGTCCTGAATCTCAACAATCCCGCGCTGTTCGGTGGTGATCCGATCAAGCAACGGATCGCCCTGCGTTTCACCACGGTACAAGTGCGGGAACATCGGCTCGGCAAAGCGGATGGTGCGCGCCTCGGCCTTCATCTTCGGCCTGGCCTGCAGGGCATCGCGCACATCGGTATTGAACGAGAAATACCCTTGCGCGCCAGAGGTCAGCGCGCCGCCCATGCGGGCAATCAGCGCGTCGTCTTCCTTGGCCGCCCGGGCCACGCACGCGCGATAGTCGGCATGCTCTTTGGCAACAATGTTGCCGGTCAGCAGAATGTCGGCATTGGCCGTGTATTTCCGGCCGCCTTCCACGTCCAGGCGATACGCCTTGTCAGAAGACTCCATGATCCAAAGGTTATCCAGGCGATCAAGCACGAAATCACCGGCACCGACAATCTGCCCGCGCACCACGCGCGCCTGCCCGCCCTTGACCTGCTCGATGCGATCATCCTTGACGCCCGCCGGGCCGCACAGCTTGGCCGCCTTTTCTTCGGATTGCTTGGCGAGTTGCTCGGCTGTCGATATTTCGATTTCCCAGTCTTGCGAGACCGGGCCATCCTCGACCACTTCAAACTTGAGGCCGTAGTACCTGTTGCCGTTGGCGACGTTCGATACGGAACTGATGACCTGCTCGCGGTCGATGCCCTTCACCTCGTACGAGCCGCGCGTGCGCAGCATCCAGCTACTTTGGGAAAGGGCTTTTTCCAGCGTGTCGTATGAGCCGCTACCGTCGATACGGATGCTTGCCCGGATAGGTTCGGCCAGCTTTTCGTAAGCGGCCTTGGCCTTGTTCAGGGCGACTTGCGCCCGAGAAATGCGGCCTTCATCCTCGGCTTTCTCGGCAGCAGCAAGGCGCGCCTCGGCCTTTGTCACCAGCAGGTAGGTTTCTGCCGCGTCGGCCACACGTTCAGCCAGGAAGCTACCCACGTTGGGGTAACGATCCACGATGGCGCGCTGGGCAATCATGTTCTGCACGTTCGATGCCAGCGCTTCCTGTGCGGCCCGGCGGCGCTCTTCGGCTTCGCGCGTGGCGATCCGCTCTTGCACGCGGCGCATGCCTTCTTCGCTCCCGGCGGCCTCGGCCAGCATTTCAATGTCCTGGCGCGACATGCCGGCGGATACCTGAACCTTGTTGCCCGTGCCGGACATGAGTTCACCGATCCAGTCAGATTTTTTGCTGACAATTTGCCGCTTGTACTGGTCAAAGGTGCCGATGGCGTCATAGAAGTAGGCCCGCACCGCGTCAACCACGTTGCCCTGGCGCGCGCCGCGCCCGTTGCGCTGGTGGATGCTGTCGGGCGTCCAGCCTACCGTCAGGTGGTGGATGGCCTGCGTTCCTTTTTGCAGGTTGATGCCCACCTCGGCCTTTTTGTTGGCGATGATGACGCGATAGCGGTTGTCTTCGCCGTTCGCGTTGAAACCGTCCTGAATGTCCTGCATGTCCGCCGGGTCGCGTACGGCCTCGCCGTTGATGATCGAAATGGCGCTGGCGCTCACGCCGGCCCGCGTCGTCAACAGCAGTTTCAGCTTATTGTGCAGGCCCAGCATGTCGCAGAAAACAAGCTGCTTGGCCGCGCCGCCCGCGCTCGGGGTGGCCTGTTCGCGCTGGAAATTCTCCAAGAACGCGGCGATCTTCGGCGGGATCGTGGCATCCAGGCTCAAGCCCAGCTTGTCGGCAATCTTGATGAATTCGAGCTGCGTAGAGTACGTTTCCGTGTCGATTACGATCCGGTCGTCGTCAATCTGCGCCGCCACCTTGACCGTCAAAACCTCGTAATCGTTGTCGCCAGACTTCTTGATGACCCGCTTCACGATGTTTTCGTCTTTCAGAAGCGGGGTGCGCCGGCTGCGCTCTTCGCGTACCGCGCGCTTGTTGAACTGCTCTACCGCCTTTTTGGCCTTGGTCGCGTCCGTGATCAGGAACACGGTGGACTGGTCGGCAAGCTCGGGGTCAGCGATCAGCTTTGTGACCTTGTTGATGAAGTTGAACGGGTGCGCCAGCAGTTCCAGCGTTTCGCCCGTGCGCTCCATTTCGGCGTGGACGGCGGCCTCTTCCTCGGGCAGCACGTCCTTTTCCCGCTGCATGGCGGACGCGGCAGAGTAAACCGCCTGCAGGCGGCGAAGCTCGGCCATGATGGGCGGCTCGGACAGCGAAACCGGCACCGGCACCGGGTCAATGCCAGGCACCTTCAAGCCCACTTCCACGGCGGAGCGGATAGTCGCAACTTCGCCCAGGACGTTGCGCAGCAGGGCCGTATTGTTCAGGCCACGGAACACGCGGTTCATGCGCTCGACGCCGGCCAGCGACGTGGTGGTTTCTTCGGAAATGTCGCAGAACGCCTCCATGAAGGCATCCGCGCCGCGCACGCCGCCCATCCGGCGGTTTACCTCGGCCTCGCCAACGGCCAGCGTCAGCATGGAATAGATTTCCAGCGGGCTATTGGTGATCGGCGTGGCCGTCAGGGCCAGCACGCCATCATTCAGCTTGCTTTGGCCGCGTATGTACCACGTCTTGATTTGGGCGTCCATGCCACGGTTCGAGACCGTGGGAGCGGACAGGTATTTCGCGCCCTGAAAGTCGGTGGTGGTCTTGGAATTCTTGTAGGAGTGGGCTTCGTCAATGACGATGGAGTCCACGCCCATGTCTTCGAAGAACGGCACCGCAGCCGATCCCTTGCCCGCGCCCTGGACGGCCTTTTCAAGCTTGCCCTCGGTCTTGACGGATTCCGACTTGCTGGTAATGCTGCTCGCGTCGAACGATTCATCAACAGTGGTCAGGTACTGCGCATAGGACTCGCGGGTTTCCTCGCGCAGCGGGATCATGCTGAACGCTTCCAGCGTCATGTAAATCTTGCGATGCTCGTTGTTCAGGATGGCGTTCAGGTCGCGCACGTAGTTGGACGAATTGACGGTGGCCGTGCCATCCTCGGCTACGTCCATGCCCACAAAAAGGCAATCGGACGTGTCGGAATAGCAGGCCATCGTTTCCTTGCGCCAGTTCGTCAGCGTGGCGTTTGGCACCACAAAGAACGTCTTGCGCTTTACGCCGATGGCGTGAATGTGCTGAACGGCGGTCAGGGCCGTGAAGGTCTTGCCCAGGCCCACGTCGAAGCCAAGGATGCCGGACATGCGGCGCGCGTACTGGCGGATGGCCGCGTTCTGATAGCCGTGCGGCTGGAATGCTGGGTTCAGACCCGGGATTTCCAGCGGGCTTTCATCGTCCGGCTGGCGGAAGTACAGGTTCTCGGGATCTGCAAAGCGGCTGTTCAGTTCCGCCTGGATGGCCGGGTTCGCGCGCGCCCAGGCGTCAAACTGCTGGTTGCTCGATGAAATCAGTTCGCGCAGGCGTTCTACGCGGCTACGCTCCACCTCGGGGTCGTCTTCCTTTTCGGCCTGGGTGGTGCGGGTGCTAAGCGTGCCGTTCTTGATGTAGTCGGCAAACCGGCGCATATTGCGTAGCTGTTCGCTGTTGCGCGCCAGCTTGCTTTGCGTCTGGTCGAACCGCACCTCGGGGCCGTCAGCGCCGCCCACCAGCAGGGAAAAGCCCGGGTCAACGTACTTGCGCAGGAATTCCACCTTGCGCGCAATCTCGATGTAGGGCGATGACAGGTTGAAACTCAACTCGCCCACGTCCGTCTTGACCAGCCGGCCCTCGGCGGCCTGGCGCTGGGCTACCAGCTTGGCGCGCAGGGCTTCATCTTCAACCGCGAGTATTTCGGCATTCGTGCGCGCAAGGAACTCGGCATAGTTGCCGGCGTAGTAGTCGTCTGCCGACATTGCGCCCTGGCCGTCAGCGGACACGCACCAGTCATCACTGACGAACGGGTCGAAGTCCGCCCCCATGGTTTCGCGCAGCACGGCCAGCGGGATGAAGCCGTTTTCGTCGGCCTGCTCGTATTTGGCCCGCTCGTACTGCTGGGTAGGCGTGAGCGGCGTGGCCTCCACCTGGGCGGGCGCGGTTCCCGTCCAGCGCGGCGTGAATTCATCGCTGCGCACGGTATACACGACGCCCGGGGATAGCAGCTTGAGCGCGTCCTTGATGTTGGACGGTAGCGACTTGGGAAGCTTGCGGGCGGCGCGCGCGGCCACCTTAATGTCGGCGGTCAGGCCCGGGTAGGATTCTGCGTAGGCGAACGGCTCTTCGCTGGAATGGCTCTGCAGCGCTTCTTGCAGGGCCAGGGCGGTACGAATGACGCTGTACGCCTGATCCCGCTCGGCCTCGGGGAACTGCGAACGAATGGCGCGCACGGCGGAATTCAGCCATGGCGGGATGCTGTCGTAATCGGATCGGGCCGCCAGGCCGTCAACCAATGCGCTGGACTCGGCCCAGCCCGTGCGCGAACCAAGCGCGTCCAGGGCGGTCGATACGCGAAGCAGGGTATCGGCCTGGGCGGCGTCGCCCTCGGGGGCCTTGACCGCCACAAACGTACCGTCGCGGTACTGGTATGTCACCCCGGCGGACGTAACGGTGTCGCCGTTGGTGTACGTGATGGCCCGCGTTTCAGCGGCCCCCAGCGCTTCCCAGTTGATGCGGGATTCACCGAAGCGGCGAAGCAGGCGCGATATGTTGCCGATGGAGTCATCATTGACGACGCGCTCGACCTCGCCCCAGCGGCCCGTACCGATGGCGGTCTCGCCCAGGATGAACCGGCGGCCTTCGTCTTGGAAGTACTTGCCCTCAAGGAACGGTTCCCATAGGACGTTGGCAGAACGCAGGGCATCCGGGTTCTGCTGCTGCAATTCAGCAATCTTGTCGATGGTGTCATGGTCGAACTTGCGAAACACCAGCACGTCCGTTACCACGTCAGCGCCGCCGGCCTCGAACATCTTATTGGGCAGGCGGTACGCGCCCATGAATTCGGCTTTGAGCGACGCGGCAAACCGCAGCTTCGATTCTTTGGCCCCACGATTGGACACAAAGCCCTTGGAGCAAATGAAGGCGGCCAGCCCACGGGGGCGCAGCTTTTCCAGCGAACGAAGGATGAAGTAGCCTTCCAGCGATTCATGCTGATAGCGTTCGTCCTTGAATCGTTCCTTGCCGCGCGCGGCCACGTCGCCAAACGGCACGTTCGTTACCACGGCGTCGTAGATTTCGTCCGGCGTGTTGGCGGCCACGGACTCGAATGCGCTGATTGTGACGTTGTTTTTGGCGTTGATAAGCTGGTTGATCCGCCCGGAGGTCTGATCCAGTTCGACGGCATCAATTACCGCGCCATCCGGGGCCGTAGCGCCGAATATGCCCGTGCCGGCGCTCGGGTCAAGAACCTTGCCGCCCTCGAATCCCATTTCAGCCAGCAACGACCAAACGCCAACGGCCAGGGGCTTCGGGGTGTAATACTCGTACTGGCTCCCCACCTTGCCATCAGCGCCTGTCATGCCACCGCCATTGCCCGAATACTGGGCGAGAATCCGGCGGTGTTCGTCCGTGACTTCGGCAATGGCCCCCATTTCGATCTGCGAAAGCAAATCCATGGCGTCCCGGTTCGCGCGCTTGCGCTGGGAAGCCTTGATGTCGGGGTTGAACTCGAACAGGGTTGCGGGCGGCGCGTCCGGCTCATTTACAATGGCCGGCGGCTCTTCCTGGGCTGTGACGGGTTCTGACGGCTGACCATGCTCAAGGGGCGCAGCGGTAGCGCCGTTCAGCTTCTGCACGATTTCACGCATGCGAACGGCCAGCTTCAATTTCTCCATCAGGTCTGACGGTTCATCGCCAAGCTGGCCCATGCTGCGCAGCAGGCCGGAAAGCTCGCCAGCGAGGCGCAAGGTCTCGATGGAGGGCATTCCGCTTACCTTGTCCAGGGCAACGCCAGAAAGCGCCAGCGTTGCCGCCTGGATAATTTCACCGATTGCCGGCGGCTCCTGCATTACTTCTTCGGCTGTGAGGTCGCCGGCATGTTGCGTCATTTGGTTAGGCTCCAGAAAGGGCGGCGCTGGCCGCTTTGGTCATCTGTGCGATGTAAGCGCGGGTAGCGTCAGCCCAAAGGGCCTCCATTTCCTGATTACCGGCGTTTTCATTGCGAATGGCCTCAAGCTTCGCAGGTACGTCGCCGTCCAAAGCGTCCGTTTTTCCTTCAATCACAGCTTGAAGGAACGTTTTCGCCTGACCCTCTCCCGATGCTTCCGCCTGGGGTTCTGCCTGGGCCTCTGCGCGCGCGATCAGAAACGCGGCATAGTCCATGCCGGTCTTCGTGGTTTGCCGCTCTTCGAGGTATCGCCCGTCTTCCGCCTCCAAGCGTCGGCGGCCATCATGGGAAACGACCTTGTAGCCGTCAGCTACGCGGCTATCCACCAGCGATTTGCGCGTAATGACAGCCCCGGCACTCTTTACCTGCGCTACGAGCGCCAGCCTTGTCCTCTCGGCGTTCGCGGGCGTCATGCCGCTGGTGAATTCGGCAATCTCTGCGTTGACCTTATCGGCTTGCTCGGCTGCTCTGGCGTCTCTTTCTGCGCGAAGGCGTCGGGTCTCTTCGGCCTCCGCCTGCTCTGCCGCATATTCAGGCGTCAGTCGGTATTCGTCCGTCTTGATCGTGTCTTCTATATCGTCCACGCGATACCGGCGAACCTCGCCGCTGCCGTCTCCCCCAAGGGTCTCAACCTCATACATGTCTCCCGTGGGGTGCTGAATGCGCTGCGCAATACGCTGGCGGCCATACGTTGAATCCCACTCGCGGCCAATGTTGGGGTCTGCTGGCGTTTCGATCATGGCAATGAGCCAGTCGATCATGCTGGGCGCATCGTCATCGGAATACATGGCCGTGATGCCGCTCGGCGTCTTCACGCGGTCGCCGCCATCCTCGCCCACGAACACCATGGCCTTGCCGTCGCCGCCCATGTCGATTCGACCGATGACGTTGCCGCCCTTACGGATTTTGCCGACATACGACTGTTCGCCCGCCGAATCCAGCGCAGCATCTGGCGTATGCTCTACGATTTCTTCCAACGGTTCGCCATCGGACGCGAAGGTCTGGCCTATCTCGCCTTCGTCAACGGCGAATTCGGCCAGAATGTCCATGGCTTCACGAATGCTTGCGGCAACGTCTTCCTCAAGCGCCGCCTGTTCGGCATTGCCCTCGGCGGCATTGATCGGCGCATTGTTCTCCACCACATCGAGCGCGACTTGAAGCTGGGCCACGGCATGGCCCACATCGTCAAGGACGGTTCCGCCAAAGAATCCCCATTCGACGCTTGCGCCGTGGCGTTTGGCGGCTTCATCCATGACCCGTGCGGATTGGAATGGCGAATAGTCGGATTCATCCACCGAGGCGCTTAGCCAGGCCTTGAACTCCTTTGAGGCGTTCTCGAACTGGTAGGCGGCATCAACAGACGCCGCCTTTTCGGCGTCTTCGTCAACCGGGGCGGAAATGTCAGCGCCCACGGCTTCCAGCGCCTGGCGTAGGCCACCAAAGATAGCGGCATCGCGGAAAAACGCATTGAAGGCCTTGGCGCGCGTAACGGTGCGCAAGGCGTTGCCATTTTTCATGCCGTACGTGGTCGCAGCGCCACGCTTGCTTGTGCCGATTTCTTGATAGCCTTCCGCAAACGCATCAATGACGAACTTCTGGCCAGTAACGATGCCGGAATCTGTTTGCACCTTCACGCTGTTCAGGAACGCCCATCCGTCCTTCACATTTTCAAGGTCTCGGCTCGCCTTGCGCTCGGCATCCTTGTTGGCTTGAATCTCTGCGCGCTGTTCAGGCGATATTCCTGCCCATTCGTCAATCTGGCGGGCGCGCTCTTTTTGGGTCTTGCCAAGCTTGATGCCGGTTGATCGGGCAAATACCTCTGCGCTGGCCTTGTTTCTGTCGCTACCAACACTGGCAAGAATTCGGCGCAGGTAATCCGCATCCTTGCCGTCAATGGCATTAACAAGGCGCATAATCCATTCGCTACGCCCGCCCACCTCAATACCATGCTTTCGATATATGGCAATGGCGGCACCGGCCAGCGGCGCGTCATCAGGCAATGCGGCGAGTTCCGCCGCGCCCGCTTCCTGTAGCTTTTCCTTCGCAATTGCACGAAGGCGGTCAACCAATTCGCGATACGCCTGGTTGGCGGCGCTGTTGGCGGCGTATTCAGGGGTATCGTGCAAGATAGACAGGCGGGAATCCCATGACTTGATGCCGGCGGCCTCAAGTGCATCGCGCGCCCGGAATATGTAGCCGTCTTCGCCCCTCGGGTTTACGGCATCGCCCAAGCGGCGCTCTTCGGCCTTGGCCTGCTCTGAATCCGCAATCGCCTCAATATCTACCGAAGCCACCAGGGCGTTTATACGCTCGGCCTCTTTGCCCCATGCCTTGATGTAGGCATCAATAAGCGCCTGGTGCTCATTCTCGGGCGTGTCCGCTGGCGTTTCCTCGGTCTTTTCCCCGGCCGCTTCTGCCAGTTCGGCAAGCAAGGCATCCGGGTCAATATCGGCAACGCTGGTGGTGTCTTCGGATACAGTGTAGCCAGCCGCGCGCATCCGATTCGCCGTCTCTTCGGCGTGTTGCGTGAGAACCTTTGCGGTTCCATCCGTCTGCTCTGCAAGCTCGCGCCAGGCATCTTCCCCGGCTTTCGTGTTCGCGTAGAACATCGTGAACATTCCGTCCACGGCCCGATACGACAGATCCGTTTTGACCGGCGTTTCGGGCTGATCAAGTTTCAGCGTACCCGGAGCCGCAGCCGATTCTTTGGCCCACGCCTCGGTTTTCGCGTTGAACTCTTTCGCCGCCTCTGCTGCATCCTTATCGCGGCAATCCATATCGAATACGGTCTCCATGCCTGATTCCAGGGATAGATACCGCTGATTGCCGGAATTGAACACGCCAAAGACAATGCGCGATCCGCCCGGATTCAGTTCGCCGCCGGCGGTAGCGCCCCCAACGTCCTTCTGAACCGACAGTTCGTTTTCTCGCGTCCAGCCGTGCGCCGTAACCAGCATGCCCAGTATTTGCACCGAGTAGTGCGGCTCTTCGATGGGCGCGAACGTCTGGTCGTTGCTGAAATCATGCTCACCAACCGCATACCTTGATGCATTGCCAGGCTTAAAGAAGTACGGCACGCCGTCTTTTTCGACGTACACGTTCTCCGCGCCCACTTCGTCAATGCGCGCCACGCCAAGCGCTTGCAATTTCTCTTGCGTGTCGATTTCGCTGGCCTTAGACCAGTCGATTGCCGGGGCCGCCGCCGGTTCCGGGTCTGCCCCCATGACGGCGCGCGCAGCATCCTGCGGGCTGCTCTGCTTGACCCATTCAGCATCCACGGCATCGGGATTGACCTCAATTGCGCCCTGCGCATCCGAACGGCTCATGCTCCAGCCGCTTTCAATGGCCTCAAGAACCGATTCCTCCCACACGACGCGGGCAGACCGGACGGGGCGGCTTTCGGCGGCGATCTTCGCCACTTCCAATTCCCGCTGCGCCTGGGTCAGCTCCGTTTCAAGCTGGGCGATTTCGGTTTTCAATCCCTCGATGGACTGCATGCGGTCGGCCCGTCGGGCGTTCGCGCGCGCGAAGGCCGCGCTGTTCTTTTCGGCCAGCTTCATGATGCGCCGCGCCACTTCCCGGACATTCAGATCATTGCCGCGCTCGGGGGCAACGACAATCGTTATGTCCTTTTTGTTCAGCATCCACTTCCACGACACCAGTTCATCGGTCGGGGCAATGCGCGTGGGCGTTACGTCCGGGTTATGGAAAAACACGGACACGGTTTGGCCGTCCGAAAGCTCGAACACGGCGGCCACGTTGGCCGTGCCGCGCTGCTTGAACGGCTCGGTAATCTGCAAGGCCGAAGGCTTCACGGTCTGGCCGGCGCGCTCCATGACGCTGCGAATGATGTTCATCTGGCGCTCAAGGCGCTGGAACGGCACCACAAGCGCGTCCAGGGTCATGACGCTATCGGCATCGTCCATAATCTCGGCCACGGTTACGGAGTCAAGCAACAGCCCGCCCGCGTCATTGCGGCGCACGTCATACAGAACGCGATCCAGAGTCACGCCCAGGGGGGCGGCGTTGTCATCCCATTGAAGTTTGCGGTTCATGTCTTCTAGTCCTTCGAAAGGCAATTGGTCAGCCGATAGCGGGCGGCTCAAGTCGGAATTCTTGAGCCACCACTTGAATTGAGAAATTGAGCAAGGGATAAGGCTTTTCAGGCCCTTCCAGCCTTTGTCATAGCTACCCAGGTACGCATTGCGCGCAGCCTCTTCATCGGGGAAGGCAAGCATGACCTTGTGTTCATCGAACCGGCCATCCCAATACTGGTTGATGACATAGACCATTTCGGACTGCGGGTAGTAGCCCACAAACACGTCCACGGCATCGCCATCAGCGCCCTTGGTTCCGCCCACATACCCGTAATGGGCGGCCATGCGGCTTACCCAGCGCTTGCCGGCATCCGACACGCCGGTACGGTATGAGTTGCGCGGCTGTTCGATGACGATAGGCAGGCCGTAGAGCGTGAACCGGCCCATCTTGTAGTTGCCCGGCTTCTTTTGTGCGTCGGTCGGCTCAGGCAGCCGGTTAACGCCGAAAGCGCCTTCATTTGAGGCGCTCTCGATGGTCAGGAATTGGGAGTCTGCGGGTGTCGTAGCCATAGCAGAATCGTATGGCCCTGCACCCGCAGGAAAGGGGTACGTTTTCCGCCTATGCGGGCTGCGCGTTCAATGCGGCGATTTCACCGCGCACCGCCGCGATGGCCTCTTTCAGGTCGTCGCGCTTTTGCGTCAAGGCCACCTCCATGCGTGGCGCGGCAGTACGTACGCTGGGCGGCAGCTTGACCAGCGCGCGCGCCAGCTTCTTCTGGAACTTGGAGCGTCCGGCATCCAGCGACTTGACGATTTCGCCAATGGCCGCCACATGATCGTCCTGATTGCGGATCGGCAGCACCGAACCATTCACCAGCACTTGGAATATGTCGCCAGACTGTTTGATGCGAAACACGACCTTTTGAGAATCGCTCATGGTCAGCGTCATTTCGCGGTAGCTCACGCCGGAAGAGCGCTTCGGGCTGGCCGACACGTCCTGGGCGATGACATTGGCCCCGGCGCGCGCGAAATACTTGATGGCCTGCTTGGCGGCCTTGTCCTTGGTGGACATGTCTTCAAACGAAAATAGAATGTTCTTCATGGTTCCCTCAATGGCTATGGTGATTGCTATTTGCCCCGTCTGCGAGAATGTCGCCCGTTGCGTTGACATTGCCCTTGACGCCGATATTCCCCTCGACAGAGACCCCGGAGCCGCCGGATACGGCCATGCCGCCCTTGCCGACGATGGCCCCATCAACCAGCATGTTCCCCTTTACGTGGGTATCGGCAGCGTCAATGGTGGCGCTGGGCGCTTGCACAATGACATGCGTGCCGGACTTGATCAGGAAGTCGCCCCCCGCAATCATCCGCATGAGCGTTTCGGCCAACAACTCCATGTTTGCATGGTGCCAGCGCCGCCAGCCTGTAGAGTTTCCCGCCTGCGGGTTGCGGTATCCCGTGATGATCGGATAGCGCGGATCGCCGCCAATGAAGGCCACCCATATAGGATCGCCCGGGGTGATTTCGATTTCGGTGGTGTTTGCGCCGGCCCGCGACTTGTCGCCGATGGAATACTCGATTTCAGCCTCGGGCAGCACGTCGCCGCCGTCCGTCAGGCCCGGTATCTCAACCCGGCAGGTGCGCCGGTCGGCATCGTACGAGCGAACAATCGCCGGGTATCGGCCCGGCATCAGGCCTATTTCCACCGCTCATTCCTCCACGCTTCCCAGCCATAGCCGGGAATACTGGTTGCTACCGTCGCCGTCCACGTTGTTCTCGAACACATGCGCCGCCGTGATGACGACAAGCGGCTTTTCAGAGGCCACGCTCACCACGTCGCCGGCGTTGATTTGGGCAGAAAATCCCAGCTTGGCGGTTTTCTTGAGCACCAGGCAGCGTGTCATGTTGCGCAGTCGAAGCGCGTTCTTGAATGGCGCGTACGCGGCCAGTCTGGGCTTGTCGCGGTTGCCGAACACAGCCGCCCCCGCGTCATTGGTCGAAAAGAACCACGGCACAAGATGGCGCTCAAGAAAGCCGCTGTCCACATCTTCAATGGCGTTGTCAGGGATTGCGGTAACGGGCGCTTGCTTGATCAGGTCGGGCAGCCGATAGAAGCGTAGACGCCCGGATTTCCATCGAAGCGTGCCGCCTTCCTCTTGCAGGACGCGGGCAACCTGAAACGTAGGGGTCTGGCCCACCGGGCAATAGAAGCGCGGGATTTGAAAATCGTTCTCGATGCCTTTCACGGCCGCGCCACAGGCCCGGTACGCTTCCAGCAGGGTGCAGTTTTCTTTGATGATGGCGCGCTGGCGAACAAACGAGGCCTGATGGCAGGCATCCAGCAGCGCCGTGACGCGGATTGCGCCGCTATCGTGCTGGCCCTGGGCCTCACGGCCTACGACGCGCTGCGCCTTGATGATACGCACCGTATCACCGTCGCGGCCTACCGTCATGGTCTTGCCCTCGGCCAGGTGCGCGCGCATTTCTTCGTCCGCCCGAATATCGGCCTCAAACGTGAACGGCACCGGGGCCATGTCGGAGCGGGCCACGGCGGACTTGATAATGTCGCCGCGTACCTGATTGCCGTTTTCGAGGTAGACCAGCATGGCCTACACCGTGATGATGGGCTGATAGAACGCTCGGCGCGGCATTTCCGCTTCCATGGCGTTTATGTCCGCCGCAATCTCGGAAGCGGAGCGCCCGAACACGTCCAGGCCCAGCCCGCGCGACGCCTCAAGCTGCAAGGCGGTCTCGCGCTCGACGTACAGCAGGAACAGTGGGCGGATAAGCGCCCATTCTGAATCGCTGATTTCCGTCTCGCCGTCAACAGTCTCGGGGGCGGAAGTCAAGTATCCGTACCCGTAATAGAAGAGCGTTGCCGCCAGCGCCTGGGCCTTGACAGCTTCATCCCCGAGAATGTTCCCAGCCTCCCGCTCCTTTTCAGAGAAACGGGCGGCCAGTTCGTCCAGCGTTGCCATTACCGATAATCGCTCGAATTACCGGCTTCTTTCTCGCCGAAGTAGTGGTAGAACATCGTGCCGTTGAAAAGCAGAACCTGCGAACGGTTCTCCCAGTCACGGTCGGGGTTGTCCATGACCATGAAGCAATCCACGATGCGCTTCATGTTCAGGTATTTTTGAGGCGTACCCTCGTAGACCTTGGCATTGAACTTGCCTCCGCCAGCGATAATATCGACAAGCATCTGATCGATAGAGCCGGCCACGGTCTCCATGAAGGCGACTTGGCCCTGATGGTTAACCCTAAGCTGTTGGGCTTCCCAGGCCGCCGCGCCAAGCGGGGTAGGCACCTCGATTTCACCGGACGGCGAAAGCTCGGGCCACGGGGCCTGCTTGCACAGCAAATAGTTCTGCTCGAAACCCTCGATTTCGAGGGTGAAGTCGGAGTTGATTACCTTCGCGCCCAGCGCCTGGCCGGCGTCATGGAACTGCTTCAAGTAATTAGCGTTGGATACCGTCATGGTGGCCGCCCTTGGTGATTGAATACGGAATAGGTGTTGGTGCTCAAACTGTAGTCAACGGGGCGGGCCGGAACCCCGTTGATTTTCCAGATTCAGGGCGATCTAGGCGGATTGACGCTACCGCCTACCGCCCGCCGCCTTGGCAACCGTTCCCAGGCCGCGTATCACGTCATTGAGACGGTTGACGATGGCCGCCTGTAGCTTGGCGTCGGCCTCCCTGGCGCGCTTCCAGTCAGAGAATGGCTTGCCGTCAAAGAATGCCTTTGCCATGGATGGCGTCATCGTCATGGCCTCGGTAATGGGCGTGTTCGCGTACAGGGTCAGACTGGCGGCCAGTTCCACCAGGGATTCAGACCAACTGGAGCACGATGCTCGCGAGGCCGGAACGTACCGGAAATCGGGCGGGCGGCAGTCCGGCTGCAGCCCCCTCCTTTGGCATGGCAAGCAGGCCCGAATCGTCGTAGTGCATGCGGAACAGGTGGTGCAGCTTGTCGCGCCCCTCGCCGAAGGCGTACACCATCAACTCGAATTCGCTTGACGGGAATCCCGCCATGATCTTCATGCGCGTAGCCAGCCAGTCATCGAACTCGCCTTCACCATCCTCGGGCAAGGGCGTTTCTTCGCCGTCTCGCACAAGCTGGGCGGCCATCTGCCCCAGCATCCAGTGCAAGCGCCCGCCGATCCCGTCCACCAGGCCGGCAATGCGCTCTATCGACTCGGCCATGCCGCCGGTCAGGTGGCGCACGTTCCAGGCGTCGCCCCCGATTTCGCCAACCGGCACCAGGCGCACGGCCTGGGAAATGTCGGACTCGCCATCGAAGTAGTCGGAATACTTGCTGTTGTCACCCAGGGAGAAGTCGGGGCCGTCATCGCGCACGCACGCGAGATAGTGGCAGACCGCAAAGGTGCGCTCTTGTACCGTCCACTTGGCCGGGTCTTGCTCGCCCTTGACCGATGACGCCGCAGTCCGCAGGAACGCGGTTGCAATGGCCTCATTCAGGTGTACCGGCATTCCGGCCACGGCGATTGATTCGCCAAGGGATAGCTCTTTCAATTGAATGGTAAGGCGCTTGGTGCGCAGTACCGGGAAATTCAGGTGTGACATGATTGCCCCATGCGCCCGCTAGAAAGTCGCGACACCCCGGGCGGGCAATGACCGGGTTCGGGAGCTACCTATAGCCGCGACACCCCCATCATGGCCGCGCGCACGCCGCGCACTGGGGGCGCTTTTCCTGCCTTACATTGCCACCTTGCGCACGTTCGCCCAGTCTTCCTTGTCCAGGGCCGTCAGCGAACATATCGTCATCGGCACCAGCAGCTCGACAAAGTTCCCGTCTGCATCAATGGGCGACGACAGCGGCATGCCGATGGACTCAATCACCAGTGGCGCGAAGGTTCGACCCTTGTATTGCAGGGCAATCATGACCGGCGACAGCGACGGCAAAAGCGCTTCGATAGATCCGGTTTCGCCCTTGGCCGACTCCACCAGGCGCGGCAACACCGTACCGTCCGTGGACAGCTTTTCAGGCAGCGACCATTGCATCAACTGTTCGAACGGCGCTTCGACCTCGGTAGCGGCATCGCGCCAGGCCCGGAACAGCGCCTGAACCGAGAATTTCACTGGCGGCATTCCGGTAAATACCTGGGTGCTGTTCAGCTTGGTAATGCCCGTGCGGCCCTCAAACTGTTTCAGGAAGTCGGCGGACGCCTTCTGTGCGCCGCTGGCCTGCTCGCCCTCCTTGGGCTTTCCCAGTACCGCGTCAACGAACGGCTGCAGCGTTCCCGATTGCAGCATTGCCAGCAAGGCCGGCGCTTTGCTCTCGGGGCCGGACTGCTCAAACGGGCTTTGCCAGTTCAGGCTGATTTCCATTTCAGCCTCGACCAGCGGAGCCTTGACGGTAATGGCGCTGTCAATGCGCTTGCCTTGCCGGTCTACCTGATAGAACGATGCAATGAGGTGGGGATTCAGGCCATCCCATAGCGACGAAAGCGCGGGGGTCAGGCTGGCTACTATGCTCACGGTGCGAACTCCAAAATAAAAGGGGCGTCCTACGATATGCAGGACACCCCGGTCTACACTGCCTGCAAGGGCTTAGATGCCCATCTTGCGGCGCAGTCGCATGGACTTCGCCCGGCGCATCATGGCCCCCGCGTTATGGCTCTTCATGCGAGCCTTGCGCAGCCCCATCTTCTGCTTTGCGGACAGCCGAATGGTGCCGGCCACGCGCTTGCGGATACGGGTTTTCTTGCCCTTGCGAATGGCGAACGTCTTCTTGTAGGTGGCGTCAAGCACTGCCTCTTGCTCGTCGTCGCCAAACACGAAGCTGTCAATGTCATCGCTGGCCGCGTCTTCGCCCTCGGGCAGCGTGGTAGCCACCAGATCGCGCACACGGTCGGCAACGTCGCCTTCCCAGTCATTCAGAAGCGCGTCAATGTCATCTTCGGCCACGCCCTGTTTTTCCAGATAGTCGCCCACGGCGTTTACGGCAATTTCCAGCACGCCGTATTCGTCTTCGGACAACTCGCCGTCCTTGTTTTCATCGGCAATGCCGACAAGCAAGGCCAACAGGCGGTCGGCCATCGTTTCGCCTTCGTCCAGATCGTCGGTTTCGACCCACTGGTGAACGGTAGCGACGGCGCGCAGCGTAATGTCCTTGGCCGCGTAGCTGTCAGCCCCGGACAGCGTGGGGCCATCGTTTTTCTTGGTGTCATCCAACACCACCGCAGGTTTAGCGGGCCGCATCATGGCCCCCCGCAAAAGTTCGTTGATACTCATTTCTTTGCTTCCTTTTTAACGATTGAGGGTTTGGGTGGTGAAGATTTGGCGAGCCACGCCGTCATACCGCAGCCAATACGACACGTCCATACGGTCATAGGGGCGCTGCTCGTTCGGGCGAACATCGAAGCGGTACGACATGCCGCCCATGGCCGGGTCGTCGGAGGCCACAAGCCAGCCGGCGGACGTAGCACCATCGAACAGCACTTTCAGGTAGTCGCGCATGCGCTTGACGGCAACGCTCATGGGAAGCTGTAGCGTGTCCTTGTTGAAGCGTGTCACGGCATCGTCAATGCTCGTAGACATGTCAGCAACGGAAATCAGCTTCTTGAGGCTGTTGTCCACCAGGGCGCACGTAAGCGAATCGCGGAACACGTAGCGACCGCCGCCGGTATAGACCTCCCACATAACCGGGTTGATCTTGGCGCGAGCCAGGGCGTTCAATTCCTGATCGCGCGGCGTGTACGTCTGCGTAACGCGCGTGCGACGGATGGGCCATTCGCGTCCGGCAATCGGGTAGTTCTTCGGCGCGAAGCCCTTGGTATCGGTCTGCGCATTTCGACCGCATGCGTAGGCGATATTCAGGGTGGCGGAGCCGTAGAAGTCCTTGCCGTTCACGCCGGTCGGGTCGTCGGACTTGAGCGGCGCCCAAAAGGCATGCATCAGGTGCGCCGTCAGGCTGGCCCCCATGTTCAACTGCTCGACAAAAGCAACCGCCGCCTCGGGGTTCAGGTTGCCCGGCACGTCAAAACGAAGCTGGCGGTTCGTGTCGAACGCCAGTTGCGCCTTTTGCGCCAGCAGGGCCGGGGCTTCGGTCATGCCGGAACTGATGTAGGCGTAGTTGAACGGCGTGTATTGCAGCAACTCGCGCGCACGCATGTAGTCCTGGGTGGTGTAGCCCGTGCCGCCTTCCTCGAAGCAGACCAGAACCGGCGAAGATGCCCACTTCGGGAAGAAGTTGGAATCGTAGCCATAGGCCGCGCTATCGGGCTGAACGGTGCGGATCGCGCCCACGAAGAACTCCACCGCATCGGTCTGGCCAGAAATCAGGTCAGGCAGATAGGCGGTGTTGCCGTAGTCATCCTTGGCGTCCGGGTCAAGCGAACCCTCGAACTCGAACAGGGCCACATCGTCACGGTCAAGGACGCGCAGGGAAATGCGGCCATTCTCGACGGGCATACCGCCTTCGGTCTTTTCTTCGGCGCGGAACTGAACCTTGATGCCATCATTGAAGCATTCGAGGTGTTTCAGGGCGAAGAAGAACGGGCCATCGGGCAGTTCATCCTGGGCGGCGAAGCTGTACTCCGACGAAACGCCCAGTTCGGGCGCAACGGTGTAGCCGGAGCCTGGGGCAACCACAGAGGCGGACACGATAGTGCCGTCTTCCACGGTAACGGACACTTGCGCGCCAGTTCCCGGGCCGCCCACAGTGATTGTCGGCACGGCCAGGTAGCCGGAGCCGCCCTCGGTCACTTCAATCGCCGTCACCGCGCCGGCGGCAACAGTTGCAGTCAGGACAGCGCCAGCACCAACCGAGGCCACCAGATACTTGATCTTGGCGTTTTCGGTGGACAGGCGCTGCACGATGGCCTGATATGCGCCGTTGTTCACGGCCTCAACCACTTGAATCCAAGCCTTGTTCAGCGCCGAAACGCGAACAGGCTCACCACGGCCCAGGCGCTTGAAGACGTTGCCGCGATCAACCGCAAAAGGCTTGTCGATACGGCCACGGGTGGCGCGCATCATGATTCCGAATACTTGATCCGAATTGTCTTGAGACGGAATTTCGGAGTTATCGCGCAGCGGATTAAGCTGCACCCCGGATTCCGCCCCCAACTGACGTACGAAGGCGGTACTCATGGATTATTCCCCTTTCTTTGCGGCAGCGGCCTTGGTGGTCTTGCCGGCGGGTTTCGATTCAGCAGCCTTGGCGGCCTCCTGATCATCGGCCTTGGGAGCCTCGCCAGTGCCTTCGGCCTTGTTCTCGCCGCCTTCATCCGTCTTGGGCGCATCCGCAGCGGGCGCTACGGGGGCGGCAGGCGGTTCAGCAACGACAGGTGCAGCCTTGGGCGCTTCCAGCGATTCGATGGTCAGGGCAACGGCGTACTTGTTCAGTTCCGCAATCTGCTCGACGCTCGACGCCAGGCGCTGCAACTGGTCGTGATCCGCGATGGTCACGACAGCCTTCACGTCCGGCTTTCGGCTTGCCACGTTGCGCAGGAACAGGCCCCCAACCTCGGGGAATGTCACGTTGCGGGGCATCAGGTTGACGATTTCGAACTTGCCGGGATACGTCGCGTCGGCAAAGGCCTCGGCTACCACATCGTTGGCGTCCTTCCCGGTAAGGGAAGGAGCGCCCAATTGAACTTTGCTGGTCATGATTGGGTTCTCCTTTCTCTTTGCGGGTTAGTGGCGCAGGTTCTTCACGTTGATCATGGCCGCGCCGCGAGCCGATGGGCCGTGCGGGTTGACGCTGGTGAAGTTGCGGGCGTAGAAGCCAGCGCCGGTCTTGAGGTCTTGATTGACGGCCAGCGGAACCACGGTAGGCGGCACGGCGTCACCCAGCACGAACGGGTTACGGGTAACGTCCGTAGCGCGTCCGATGCACAGGATTTGCGCGGTGGTGTCGCCCTCAACAACAACCTTGGGCGTGTAGTACACCTCGTAGCGACCAAACAGCGTGCCGACACGGAAGATTCCCGGGCGCTCGACCACGCCAGACGGCACAAACAGTTCGCGCGGCAGCGACATGAATTGAGCGGCGATGTTCTTGCCGACATAAATGTGCGTGATGCCGTGGTTCATGGTGTCGATAGCCATTTGCTGGGAAACGACAGCCAGGATCGAAGCGAAGTCGCCCCAAATCTGCGCAAGGGTCTTTTCCTGCTTTTGGCCGTCCCAGTCGAAATCGAAATCGACTTGGTTGTTCTGCGCCAGGCGCTTGGCCTTCAACAGGGTTTCGTAGTGGCGCTCGTTACCGAACTGCGCTTGAATGGCGATAACGCTTTCGCTGTACGGGTCAAGGCCCAGTTCGTTAGCCATCTGCGTACGGCTGTCGATGGTTTGCTGGGTAATGACGCGCCACGGCTTGGCGTTCAGGCGGAAGGTCTTGACGGACGAAATGATGCGGGGCGTAACGCTCGGGTCGCGCTCGTAGTCGATAAAGCCCTCAACGTGGACAGGAACCGACACAGGCAGCGCGGGGGTGGACGTGAGGGCGATAGCGCCGGTATCCGTATTGATGGAGCCGCCAATCAGGTAGGTGGTGCCTTCAATGACGGTGGTGCCGGAAACGGTCGAATTGCCGGTGCCGGACGAATCGACTTCTTTGCCAACCACCAGGCCGTTGACGTAGACGATGGAGCGACCGCGCAGCAGCTTGACGCCGGGCGATGCGGGCGCGCAGGTTTCGTCGGAATCCTGAACGGTGGTCAGCTTGCCGGTGATAGCGCCGGTGGGTTCGCCTTCGCCATCCACAGCAATGGTGCATTTGTGGACGCGAGACGATGAAATGTAGGAGTCGCCCGAGTGGGTGCCGTCCATGATTGCGCCTTCCGCGTACGCCCCGTGAGTCGATCCAGCGTCATGCGTCATGATCGCCAGAATGGCCTCGTTCGAGCCAATATCAGCCGGCAGGTAGTGGGCGAAGGGGATAGCCTCGCCAATGGCCGACAGGATCGCGATAACAGCCCGGTTCGGCTGCAGCGAAATCTGGTCGTGGTGGTCGGAGCTTGCCGAGTCCAGATGGAACCGGCGGCGGGCATCGTCGGTGGTGGCGTAGGCCGAATGGATGGCCTGTTCGATCACGTCAGCGGAGGGTTCGGTGCCGTGCTGGCCCTCGAAGGCGCTGATGCCGTCGAGAATCGCGCGCGTAACCTTGATCTTGCCTTCGCCGCCGACTTCATCCAGCACAGTCGCCAGCTTTTCGGGCATCTTCGAGTCGCCACGGCTGGCGGATTCGGTAATGAAATCCTCGGCGGCGGCGGAATCGAACACACCGCTGGGGGCGGAGTTGTCTTTGAGGTCTGCAACAAATTGGGATACTTCGGCGGTTTCGCGCTTGAAGTAATCCTGATGCACTCGCTTAGTCATGTTTTCTATCCTTATCGGAAAAGTTCAAATGCAGAAGACGCCGGAACAATTCCGACTGACTGCAATTGTTTCCCGCGTGACTGGCGCGGGAAGTTGGCTTTTTCCGATATTGATAGGACTATGGGGCAGGTTCGCCCGAGGGCGGCTCTGCGCCTGGGCCTGGCTCGAAATCGAGCGCACTGAAAGTGTCCATGTCTCCGCGTCGATTCATGACATAGCGCATAACATAAGGGGGGATGTTGATGGTGGTCTCGACCTGCACCACCTCATAGGCAACCCGCACCCCTTCACCAAGCATGATCAAGGCAACATCATTCTTCTTAACCTCGAACGAATTTGGCATGCCAGGCGCTTCTGCTGGCTCAATCAGAAACCGGAATTCATCGCCCGAGTTGTTGTTCGCATCCATTCTGTCCATCATGACGGACGGATTGAACTGCTCTGCCTGCATCGTGTAGCCATTTCCAATGAATTCCCATTTGACCTGCTCTTCATCGTCCGAACTCATGACGGCCAGCCCGCCCATGGTCGGCATGCCGCCCGACTCGGGGCCGGGGCGTGTCACCCTCTTTCTGAACACCTGGCAATTGAATGTATTGGGGTGGTTGATGATGACATTGCGCGCCATTCTGCTGACGCCCTGCGGTACATTAGTAAGCATCCTTTACCTCACTTGCTGCCTGCCGCTGCGGCCAAGGCTATTTGTTCGTCTGACAATCCCATAGACTTAAATAGGGCAATCTGCGCTGCGTTGAATCCTGCCGCCGATGGCTTTGCTCGCCTTGTGGCCGCCGTTAGCTTCTTTGGCTTTGGTGCCTTGCTTATGGCGTCCTGCAAGGCCCGGCGCTCGCGCGCGATGGCGGCGGCCTTGCGCCTGTCTTCCGTGGTCTTGATGTCGCGCACGCGCCCCTTTTTGGCGGCCTCTTCGGCCTCCTTTTGGGTCTGTCGCAGCACGGCCTTGTTTTCGTCGCTGTTGCGCGCACGCTCAAGCAGGCGGGTCAGGAACAGCAGCACCGTACCCGACGACTCGATTTCAGCCATGACGCGCAGGACGTGCTTGCACCCGACGCCGTGAAGGTTCGGGTTGCGGATCTTCGGGAAGCCGGTTTCGGCCCGGCCAGCGTTGAAGCTGCCAATGGTCGAAATGTAGCGAAACCAGTACGTGTGCCTGCCACAGTCGCAATCGAACTTGAGCGGTTGCTTGCGTAGCCAGTTGGCGGCCTGCTTGGGATTCTTCGCCCCCGCCGATGCCGCCGCCCCGTAACTCATGAACTCGACGGCGACGTGGTGGCGCGACACGTTAGAGTCCGGCCCGGCATTCGTCACGAAGCGCACCCGGCCATTGCTGGCGGATGCTGGCACGGCCATGCGTATCTCGCGCTGGGCGCGCTCCCGGTCAACAGGAAGCGACATATCCAGCACCTGGCGCGCGCGTATTCCGCCCTTGAAATGGCGCTGCACCGTGCGTATGTTCTGCCGGAATACGGCCAGGTCATCGGCGCTGATCGGTCGGACTTCGCCCCCCAGCGTGGTCATGAGCACGCGCCCGGCGTCGTATTCGCCCACAACCTCTTTCGGGTTCAGGATATTTTGAGCGACAGCCCGGCGGGCCTTGTCGAACGCGGCTGCCTCTTTGGCCTCGGTAGCGGAGCCGTACAGCTTGCCCATCCATGAGCCAGCGGAGCGCCCCCCGTTTTGATTGGTCGCCATCAGTCATTCATCCATGTGGGCTTACCGTCTTCCCGGTAATCGCCGCGCGTCTCGAACCCGGCTCGGCGCTTGAGCGCGTATAGCTGCCCCTCATTGGGAAGGGTCAGGCGCTGCTGGGCCAATGGCCGGTCGAATGCATCCAGGCCAGCGGCGGCGGCAATAACCATGAATTCATCACGGCGGCCATACACGCGCTGCGACACCAGCGACAAATCCCAAACTTCGTCGGGCTTGGTCTCGTAGAAAATCGCCTGTTCCCAGGGCTTCGTACGCTGGGCGAAATCGCGCACCATGCGATAGAAGTTCTTGGCGGCGTTGGTGTCTTGGTCAATCATGGCCGCCCTAGAAGGTAATCACTTCGCCCGCGTTCAGGCGGTCGCCAATGCCGTTCAGGGAATCGACCATGGCGAACATGCTTTGCAGGGTGCCGGCGCGCTTGTACGCATACCAGCAGGTCATGACGGCGGCCACTTGGCTGCACGTCACAGCGTCCGATATTCGGTAGCGAAAGCCATTCATATCAACGCCGTCCTTTTCGATCACCGATGACGGGTCAGAGCGCCCAGCGCGCGCGCCGAACGTCAGGCGCGGGCTTTTGCCGTCCGAGGCAATGCCGGTTTTCAGGGAAAAGAAGGCGTTGATGCCGTCCTGCATGTCGTCTTCGGTGAACAGGCCATCGCGCGGCACGGTCAGGTCATTGGTCAGCACAACGCAGTTTTCGCGCCGTTCCCGCCGGTAATCCGCCTCAACGGATACGGCCAGCACTTCGGCGTCCGGGTCGTAGGCCGAAAACAGGGATACCGGCTTGCCGCCGTACCCGGACACGGTTGACTGGATCAGGATCATGCCAATTCCCCAGGGTAGGTATCGACGGCCACAACCAGCGGGTATCCACTTGGGTCGTCCGGGCCGGTTCCCTTGCCATCGTTCGGTTCGCCATCCTTGGGGGCGCTGAAAAGCGGCACCGTCACGCGCAGCGTCACGTCCACGGCCAGAATGTTCTTGTTCTTGCTGTCGGTCTGGATGCCCATAGCCACCATGCCCGGGTCTTCAATCTGAACCGGCCAGCGCTTGGCAATCCCTGCGAACGTGTAGCCGGCGTAGAAGCGCCGATTGACGGGCGAGTCAAGCCACAGGCCGAACTGGGCCGCCAGCGACTTGACTGTAGGCTCGTCTTCGGCGCAGAACGCCACTTGCGTACGTATCTCGCCCGATAGGGTGCGCAGCTTGAAATGGCGCTCTTTCGGGTCGCCCGGGATGATGACGCTCAATTCGTCGGCCACCTGGGTAGTGAAGTCACGCGACGGCGCGGACAAGTCGCGGGCCATAGCCACGAACACAACCGGCATCTTGGCCGGCCTGGTGGGGGCGCTGTCGGTGTCGTTGCGCTGCCAGCTTGCAAGCATGTCCTCGATGGCGTCCACCATGCGCGATGGTGCCCAGGCAATGCTTTTGTCCAGCCCGCGATTGACGTATTCGTGCATCGGCTTTGTGGTCGGAGCCAATGAGCGGTAGTAGCCGCCCATGAACTCGCCAAACGCCGCCTTGACCGGCTCAAACATGCGATTACCTCAAGAATTTGCCAAGCAGGCGGTGGTAGAGCGGGTTATCCGGCTGGGATTCCTGTTGCGGCTCGATGAACTCGGGCAGTTTCTCCGCCCCCATGAAGGCCGCCGCGTCGCGCTTCATGCGGTCGATACCGGAAATTGACACGGCCACGGGCGAGATCGCCGCACTGTCCAGCACGGAAACGTCCTGGCCGCGCGATGACAGGATGGACAGCAACTGCTCGTTTTCGATCTGCAGGCGTTCCAGCGATTCCAGCGCCATATCGCGGGCATGGTTTGCGCTGTCCAGCAGCATGAGCATGGCCGCGTTCTGTTCGTTCTGCTCGGCCAGGACAACATCGTCGTACGTCATGCCGTTCACATCGTCCAGCGCATAGCCGCGATTGGTGGAGTAGTTCGGCTCGTTCACATAGTCGAAGCCGAAGAATTCCGGCCGCCTCGGGTCAATGGCCGACGAAAAGCCGCCCACCTTGCTGTTGTACATGCGTGCGGCAATCTGGCCTGTAGCGGTATCAAGGAATTCCGCCTGGTGCTCAATCGTGCCGTCAGGGTGCGCGCGCAGCAGTGTGGTGACAATGGCCGGCTCGACGGCGTGTACCTTGCCCTCGGCAATGCCGCCCTCGGCTGGGTTCATGCCAAAGCGGATGCGGGGCCAGTGACCGAAAAAGCCGGTCATATCCCGGTTCGCGACACGTTCCTGCGCCTCGGGGCTGTTGACAGCATCCACGATGGCCTTGATGTTGAAATGGCGTTCTTTGCCGCGATACTTGCGGCCCCGTTCCTTGAGGTTGTACGAAATAACGGGCGTAGTCGCTCCCATGGCGGACTCCTTTGCAATCTATACGGCAATGATCGCCCGCCGGGAAACCATGGAAACCTTCAAATTTCCCACCTACACGTCCGCGAAGGCATCCCCGGCCTTGGCCGCCACGTCATCGGCCAACGCTTCCGCGCCGCCGGCATTGCCATCGCTCACGATGTAGCTGACGTTCTCAAGGAACGCGAAGCAGATGGCATCCCACAAGTCGGGGGAGGCCAGGCCTTCCCATTCGGTCGAATGCTTGGGCGGCACGCGGATACGCGCCTTGTCGGTGAATGTCTTGGGAATGCGCGACGACTGGTTGATCAGCGTGATCTTGTGGTCTTGCGTCAGGACGGACAGCCGGCCCTCTTTGGCGGCCCGAGCGGCGTGGTGCATGGCCTGGGCGCGCAGGTTCAGGTAGCGATCCTTGTTCTTCTTCTGGAAGCAGGGATTGCCCCAGTTGACGCGGTGAACGACCTTGTTGGCGTCTTCGAGGTCTTGGCACACGTTGATACCCAGGCCGCCGGAGTCCACCACATGCGTCACGCCCGGTAGGTCGCTGGCTTCGTCCATCATGTAGTTGGCGAACACGTTGGAGCGTATCCGGTTCGTCATGAGCGGGATTTTCACCACCTCGACGCGCCGGGCCTCGGGGCCTATGTCGCCATAGCCGATAACCCGGATGATGACGTTGGCCGACTTGTCGCGCAGACCTTCCCCTGATGCAATGTCGCCCGTCGCCAGCCAGCCCCACGGCTCACTGTCTTCGATGATCCGCCCCCGCCGGTACATTTTCTCGGCAACCTTACGACTCATCATGTGCTTGCTGGAATCTTCGGGCGACAGGCCCAGCAGGCGTACCCGCCGTTCGTCGTCATCGTAGGAACCCCACAACTCAAGCAATGAGGCGTCGCTCACGAACGGCGAATCGAACGAGCTGAACGTCATGTTGTTCCATTCGCCACCGTTGGCAATGGACAATTCGTTCTGTGTGCGCCAGAAGAACCCGGCATTGCGCGTGAACTGGCTGGTCAGCAGCATGCGGTTGTGCTGTTCGGTCAGCGCCCCCGACAGCGTGGTCAGCACTTCGTCGGGCAGGGTGCTGGCTTCGTCGCCTATGATCAGCAGCCATTCACCGTGCCGGCCCGCCATCTTGTTCGCCGTCTTGGCGTTGGCGGTCTTGGATTCGGCAAACCATACCTGCTCAAACCCCTTGATGCGCGCCGTAGCGTCGGCCATGACCTCGACATGCTCGGCAATCCAGCCATGAGGGCCGCGCCGGATGCGCTCGACGGCCACGCCGATTTCCTTCCAGAGCGTGGCCTTCAACTGATCCATGTCGTTCGCCGTCAGCAGCGTGACGGACATGGGGTAACAGAGCATGTGCCAGAGCACGATGTTTGCAATGGAGGTGGTCTTGCCCGTGCCGTGGCCGGAAGCAACCGAGGTGCGCGAGCGCGATTTCGACACGCTCCCGTATAGCTGGCGCTGCTGGGATGACGCCTGGATGCCCTGAACTTCAATCGCGAACCGCTCGGCACTGCCGGAGTAGCGTTCACAAAAAAGCGTCCAGCGCGGGTCTTCTGGTAGCAATAACCGCTTAGTCGCCATCCTCTACATCGCCATCAAACTTGATACCCAAGCGCTCCATGCGCCCCTCAACAACCCTGAACTCAACGTCTTCCGCCTCTTTCAGCGTCTTCGCATAAATCGCGTCAAGCTCTTCCTTGGGCGGGAAAATGTTGACGTTGATTTCTTCCTTAATCTCTACCTTGTCCTTCCACTGCTTGGGCTGACGGTTTTTCAGCCAAAAAATGGCCGCCGTGGTTTCGGGCGGGTAATGCTTGGTCGTCGGCGTGATGACAATCTCACTCATGCCGTCGCCCACCGAAACCGTCCGAATGTCATCCTCGGGATGCGAGTAACCCAGCGCCCGCTTGTACAGGCTGTTGGCTACCTCGGAATCGGCCTTCAACTTCCCGGCTTTTAGGGCCTCCACAAAATCAGGGTGCGCCAGCTTCCAATTGTTCAGCGTCGATACCGCTATCCCAAAGAAATCAGCCAGTTCTTCATCGGTAGCGCCGAGCAGGCATAGCTTGTAAACCTGCTCGGCATATGCGTCCTGATAAAGGGTGGGCCGTCCTACCGGATTCGGCTGGGTCGGTTCTTGTTCAGGCGCAGGACTATTCTGCGGAATGGTTTCGATGGTTTCCCTCACGGTTTCCGGTTTCGATTGAGAAACCTTAGAAACCTTCGATACCTTGGGGGATACCTTCCCCTTGGCCGGGGCCTTTTCGGGCGCTGGCGGGGCGCTGGGAGCCTGGGCGGCCCCTTTCTTAGCCCAGCTATCCCGTACCGCCGTCTTGCGAACCGCCGGGGCAGATACCGGCAAGTCCAACTCCCGCACCAGCCATGTGTAGCCATCCCGTGGGTCTGCCTCCCACGTATCGCGGATTTGCCCCCACTCTTCGGGGGAAAGCTTCGGTTTAGCTGCCATGGTGGTTCTGCTGCGCAAAGAGTTTCAACTGATTGGTTTCCGTGGCGGCTATGGATGCCTCACAGCGAAACCGCTTCATCTTGGCCCGGGCGGAGTCCGCTGCATCCTTCACGCGGGTAATGGCCCCCTCCAAGCGACTGCCGGCGCGCATGTCGATGAACCCGGGGTTCAGTTCATGGAATCGGGTCAAGGCCGCTTGCGCCTCCATGCCCGACGCAACCATGGCCGCCACCGATTCGTCCATGGCCTGTACCTTGTTGTGGATCAGACGCAGGATTTCCATGTCGCGGCGGCGTGCTGCCTCCCAGGCGTTGAACATCCATTGCGACACTTCGCGCTCTTGCGTCATGCGCGCCCCCGTCTCCCAGTCATCGGATGCCCCGAACAGGAAGTCAATGCTCACCTCGTACAGGCTGGCCGCGCGCACGATGATCCAGAGCGGCACGCTGTTGGTGTCTGTCGCTCCCTCGATTTTGCTCAACTTGGACGGGTTCGAGTACCCGAAGCGGCGGGCCGCCTCCACCTGGGAAAGGTTGCACAGTTCCCGGGCCTGACGCATACGCTGGCCGATGGTTTTCACGATGGTCGCCTGCTCGATCTTGCCGGCGGGCTGCCGGCGGGCGGTTGTGAGCCTATTTCGAATCATGACCACCCCCAAACATTGCGGACAACACGCCCAGCGAGTAAGCACCGTACACGGCGCAGGCTTCCAGATACCAAGCGGCATACAGGTTAAACATCATCGCTTCCTCCAAACTTTCGACACCGCGCGGCACAGCACGAACGGCAACCACACAGCAAAGGCGCTGCAACCAACCACAGAGACCACCACCAGTAGCGCGTCCATTCAATACCCCTCGATGTTCCAGCCCCCGCCGTCTTTGGCGGAAAGCTTCTTGACCTTAAACATGGCGAACCAGGGCAGGGCCTCGGCGCACAGGCGGATCTTCATCTGCCCCTTGTCCGTGGTGTATCCGCCCTTGGTTTCGTGAATCTGTACCTGCAGATCAGCCGTCAGTACGAGAAAGTCCACCTCGTAGAACACCCCGGCGGCCAGCCGCACGTTCATGGGGTGAAACTTCCAGTCCAGAATCTCGCCCGCCAGCTTGCGGGCCTCAAGCACCTGGGAGTACGCGGCCTCGGTCTTGTTCATCCGATCCTTGGGTAGGCGGCCCAGCGCCTGGAAGCGCTTGCGGGCGTTGTCCTGGCGTACCAGCTTCTGATGCTTGGCGTACTGCTCGGGCGTCAGTTGCAGGTTCTGGCGCGCCCCGGCCTTGGCATAGCGCGATTGCGCCAGCAGTTCGGCGTTCGTGCTCATGCGGCCTCCAAGGTTTTCGGCGATTCCGTTGCGCGCGGGGCTTTGTCGCCGCGAATGGGCTGCAGCACGCTGTCGTCAATGCCAGTCACCAGGGTTTTGCCGACCCCGCGAATGTTCAGCCAGAACGGCTCTTTGATGGCCCACGTTGCCGCGCCCTGGCGGTCGTACAGAGAAACCACCGTGACGATCCGACCGATCACAGCGCGCATGACAGCCTCATGAACGGGCGTCGGGCATTCCCCGATCCTCACCACCACGGCCATATCACCCGGTTTGCAGTTCATTTCTCAATTCCTCCTTGACCAGGCCGGCCATATGCGCCCCCATCCACTCGAAGGTTTCGAGCTGCTTCTGCTTGGCGAAGCGCGGGGCCGTGGTTGATCGCAAATTCTTGATCTTGCGCACCATGCAATGGACGCAAGCCTTGTTGTAGACATATCCGGTCAGTTCGCATGTCATGCCGCCCTCTGCTCTGGTGCGGCCAGCAGCGCTACGTCGCCCGCGCTCGCCCGCTCAAAGCCCAAGCGCGGCTGTGCGGTACCGCCCTGCATCACGCGCGCTGCCGTGGTCGCGTCGCCAATCAGCACAGGGGCCTGGCTTTCCCGGTTCTCTTGCGCGTTTTGCGCCTGGGCCAAGCCGATCAGCACAGGCGGGTACTCCGGGGTCTCGTTGCGGATGCGGTAGCCGCGATAACGGTTCTCAAACTCTTTCGCAACGAACGGCCAGTCGTGATCCGTCTTCATGCCCAGCATCGTCCAGCCGCCCATGTCTTCCAGCACGCGATGGATCAGGGCGTCATCGAACGCCACGCTCTCCCACGTTCCGACCTGGCGCACGGCCTTGTCCACCTTCGACCACGCCGCCAGCGCGGAATCCTGGGTGGAGCCGGTCATCATCTTCAAAATGTCCGCCGGCTTCGGCATGAACTGGCCCGAGTCCGGGTTGTGCATGTGGCGGTCGAACGCCTGGCGCACCGCCGGCAGGTCGTAGGGCTTCATGACGTTCCACCACATGCCGATAGCGATGTTCGACAGCGGGCGGGTAGGCGCAAGCAGTTCAGCCGTAGCGCCCAGGATCATCACAAAATCGTCGTAGTCTTTAGGCTGCATGGCTCTCTCCAAAAATCATCTTCTTTGCCTCTTCGGCGGCTTTCATGCTCTGGTCGAACGCGCTTGACCCGCCTGTACCGGCCCGGCCTCGCGCTGGGCGGCTCTCTGCGGCCCGGCGCACCCAGTTGCGCCACGTACCCAGCCAGTCAAGCTTTGTGGCGTCCTTGCCGGTCTTTGGCACCCAGTAGTCGCGGAATTTGTCGGCCTCCAGGCGAACGCGGTCAGCATCCCAGTCGGGTTGGTCTTCAAGCGCCCACTCGCCCCACAGCTTGGGAAGCTTCCAGTCGGAAGGCAGTCGCGATCCCCTGGGGGATGAAGCGCGGGGGGCCGGCTGCGCAGCAGCAGGCGGGTCGTTTTCAGCAGGCAGGCCCTCCGGGTTGCTGGGATTCCCCCCGGCTTCGGCGGCCTCTCTTTGTTCCTGCTCCTGTTCTTTCTTCTGCTCCTGTTCCTGTTCCTGGCTTGCAAGGGGCTTAGAAGGGGCTTGCGGCGGATTGATCAATTCACGGCTTTCTGTCATGCAAAAAGCGTCCTTGTATTTCTCGAAGAACCGCGCCAGATAAGGGTTTGAGGGCAATGACATGTATTCGTTATGCACGCCCTTTACCCGCAAGTCGGCGGGCTTGAGTGAGTCGGCAATCTGGTATGACGCCATTTCGATCACCCACACCACCTCCGAAGCCTCGTCATACTCACAAAACCCCGCTTCGATGGCGCTACGAAGCCCCTTTGATGCCCCTTCCATGCCTAGCCCGGTTTCGTGCGCAATGAACATTTCCGGGCAGTAATACAGGCCCAGCATGTTCGCGTGCGGACTGGTCAGCAGGTACATGGCAACAATCTGCGCCTCCATCCCAGCCGCGCGCATGCGTTTGCCTGTCGCGCCGATCCAGAACTTCGGGCTAACCTTTGAGTAATCACGCATTTATGCCGCCTCTTCCTGCCGCCGAAGACGGTATTTCGCCCACTCACCAGCGGCCCAGGTAACGCCCTTGGGCGTGAAGCGCATTTGATTGAAAGCGTGTTCGTTTGCGTTGGAAATGCCGGTCTTGACCTCGAAGCGCCCGGCGTCAATATGGTTCTGATACGGGGTCAGGACGCCGGCCAGACGGTACGCAACCTTCTCTTCGATCAGGAACAGCCGGAAATGGCCTTCTTTCGCCCCCAGCAGCTTGCAGACCTCACGGAAGCCCTTGCTACCGTTGGCGGTCGCGTAGCGGTCTACGAACTCAACCTTGGGCGCTGCGGCGGTCAGGGCGGCCTGTTGCTGCTCTATGCGCTCGGCCTGCTCGGCTGCCAGGCGCAGGGCCTCGGCAAACGTGCCAGGAACGCGCACTTGGCTTTCCAGTTCCTGCCAGCGGTCAACCAGCCGGGCGGTGAACTCCGGGGAAAGCTGGGCCACAATCACATAGCTGTCGCGCTTACCGATCAGGTACACGCGCGTCGCGCGCGGGCGGCCCATTGAATCGGTATCGTGTTCGTCCCCCACTGGGGGTTGAACGATCAGGCCACGCTCGGCCAGGCGCTCTATGGATTGCTTCACCTTGTCATGGCGAGACCCAACCAATTCGGCAATCTCTCGACTGCTCATGGTGGGGGCCATGCCTGGAATAAAGACTGGCGCTTTTGCGTGGGGCTGCGTTACAATTGACGTATTCATTGCGAGTCCTTATGAAATTTCAATGAACCGGCCCGGGTCAGCAGCTACTGACGCCGGGCCATCTTTTTGGTATTCGTTTGAGAACAGATCAAGCTGGGGCTGCGGCTGACCCTCCGCATCCAACAGGCTGCGCTGCAGGTAGGCGTACTCGATCCGGGCGCGCGCTATATCCAGATACCCAAGCGGTCTGCCCTGGTCGTCGCTATCCAGATCGAAGCCGATGAATTCAAAGCCTTCCAGAACGGCGGCCTTGCCGGTCGATCCGCTTCCCGTGAAAATGTCCAGCACCGTGCCGCCGGGCGGCGTTACGAGCCTGCACAGGTAGCGCATAAGGCTGGTGGGCTTGACGGTGGGGTGATTGTTCTTGACGGGCGCTGGCTTCCATCCGTCACGGCGGGTAATGTGCTGCCCGCTGGTGTTGCTGTTCATGCCGCCTTCGCGGTCTTGGATACCGTCGCACCCCTCATTCCTGTCCGCGCGGCTGGCCTTGGCGCTGTAGAAGAAACGGGCCGCAGTGCCGGTATCGCCATGAAACGCCCCGGCAACGCGCGCACGCTCGCCAGTAATCAGTCCGGTGCTGGCGGCGCTCGCCTCGGTTCCCTTGACGGGGGCGCTCGCCCCGCGCTCGCCGTATTGGGCGAAAGCCTCAAGCACCTCTTCGCTGCCGTCATGGATGATGTTCGCCGGCCAGCGGCCCAGGCTATGCGGCTGCGTAACGGTGCCACGCCCCCGGCATTCATCCTCATGACGACGCGGAAGGCCGCCGCTTCCTGTGTTCGGGCGCATTGCTTCCGCCGGCACGCGGCAAGCGTCAATATTCAGCGCCCCCGTGCCGTGCTCAAGAACATTGCCAGCCACGGTTCCATCAAGGGGCTTGCGTGCCACGCATATCGGCTCTTGCGCTGGCTTGAGCGCTGTTCCCCATCCAGCCCATTGCGCGGAATCCTCGCCCGACATGTCCTGTTCGGCGATGTTGCGCGACTTGGGGAAGCCGGAGCCGTACAGCCAGCCGATTTGGTCGCGAATCTCGAACCCAGCGTCTTCAATAGCGCACGCCATGCGGTGATACGTGCGCGTTCCGCTGAACGCAAGCAAGTGGCCGCCGGGTTTCAGCACGCGCAGGCTTTCGCGCCAAACCTCGACGTTGTAGGCGATGCCGCTGCTATCCCACCCCTTGCCCATAAAGCCAAGCTCGTAAGGGGGGTCGGTGACAACGCTATCGACGCTTTCATCGGGCAGGGTCTTCAACAGATCCAGGCAGTGGCCGCGCTCTAACCTGTACGGCCTCATGGTTGCGCCCCCGGCTTGCTCTCGCCGCCCGCCCGGGCTATGGCCGGCATCGGTGCATTTGCGCTCTCGACGGCGCGCTCGATTTCCCGAAAATTCTGCCGAAGGCCACGGATCACTTCATCGCGATCAAGCGCGGCTGCAGCACGATGGGCGGCGCTTGCGATTTCGTACGCGCTGGCGGATCTAGGCAGGCCAAGCGCTTCGGCCAGTTCGCCACGGGCGGAGTCAATGCGCGACATATCCTCGTTCGCCCGATCTTTGGCTTTTTGAATGCGATCCCGGTATTCGGCATCCGCGTCACGGGCGGCCTGGCGCAGCATTTCGGTGGCGTGCTCGTACTCCATATCCGCATGGGCGCGGTCTCTGACGGCTTCTGCAACCTGCTTGCCCAGTCGGTCATTCATGGCATACAGGGCCTGCCAGATGCTTACCTCTTTCGGCTTATTTCGTTCAGCCTCACGCCTGACGCCATCAATGATCAGCTTCACCCAGGCGTCGCGCGGCAGGTTTTCCAGTGGGCGCATGGTTGGCCCCTTGACCGTCCGCCAGCCGTTCGGCCCGCGCACGATCAGGCCGCAGCCATCTGGAAGATCGGACTTTTTGATAAGGCCCTCGGGTACGGCGAAGATGACGGCGCAGGCAAAACGCAGGTAATCCAACCACTTGCCTTTTGTCACGTCAGCGCGAAAATCCGACAAGGAAACCTTGCACTCGTAGGCAATGGGCTGGAACCTTGCGTACGACATTGGCACTGAATACACGTCAGGCCGGGGTGAACCCGATGGGCCAAGCTGCATATCAGTCCATACAATGCGGTCTGATTTGCCCCGGACAAATTGGGCCAGGTCGTTCGCCAGATCATCATGCTTCCAGTTCACGCGGCCACCTCTTCATCGGGGCCTACGCGCGGCTGGTAGTTTTCCTCAAAGGTGAGGCGGTAATCCACGTATCCGTACACATTGGACACAAACCCGCGACCGCATCCACCGCAAACAAACTTTTCCCCCGGCATGGCCGGCACGCCGTCCAGCCATTCGAAGTTTTCCGCCAGCACAAGCTCTCCGACAACCGGAATACGGTTGACGTGAAATGACGGCTTCCCGCAATCGGGATCTATGAATGTGAGGGCGTGGGTCTCTATGCTCATGCCGCCACCTCTTCGGCCATGCCGTTGGCAACCAGGGCGGCATGCGGTACCGCGCAGCCACGATCCAGCAGAATCTGGATGCACTCGGCCACCAAGCTCAACTGGAAGCCGTATTTCTTCTCGAAGCGGGCCTTCCAGGGATGAACGGCGATGACGCCCGGTATTCCGGCGTCCTGATGGTGCGGGCCGCACAGGGGCAGAACCCACCAGTGCGCGTTTTTCTTCACGCGCCCGTCAATGTGGTGGATCGACACCCAGGAAGTGAAAATTCCATCCTTCGAGCAGGCAATGCAGCCGATATGGCTGGCCAGCATGTCGTGAAACCGTTTCTCTTCCGCGTTGACGCTGCGCCCCTTCATACAAACCCCACGATTTGAGCGACAACATCATCCAAGTCTTGCCGCGTGTAGTTGGTCAGCACTTTTTGCAGCAGGACGTTTGCCACGGCTGAATACAGTTTTTCGAAGTCTTCCTGCTCCATGCGGGAAAACTTGATGCTTTGAGCTTCGGCGCGCACGTCGCCATTGATGTTCGCCACCGCGTCGTAGAAGCCGGCGGCGATGATGCAGTCCTTGCGGAAACGGTTGCGGTTTTTCTGAACCGGCAGGCCACGGTGTTCCGCCTCGGGCGGTTCCCAGGCGTCGAACCCAATGTCCAACATGGCGAAGAACTTGCGGTGAAACTTCGAGTTGCGCATAGACGCCACCTCGGCGCGGATCGTTGACCCGACCTTGAACCGGCGGCACGCATCGGCCTGCTCTTCATCGAGCGGCACAAACGAGCCTTGCGGGGTCTTGAGCAACAGGACTTCCATTACGCCGACACGCCCGCAGCAAGTACGCGGCGAAGCGCAAGGTTTTCTTCCCGCAGCAGGCGGTTTTCTTTTTCGGTCTCGGTTTCCAGGCGGCGCAGGCTGGATACGTCATAGCCGCGACGGTGGAGCATCCACAACAGCGGCGCATCATTGCCGCAGGTGTCCATGAGCAATTCAAATTTCGGCCAGATAATCCCCTCGGTTCCATTTGTCCACCGTGAGAACTGCGCCTTATCAACTTTCAATTCGGCCTGTAAGGTCTTGTCCAGGGAATACCCGCCAGCCTTGGCGCAAAGTTCGATTGCGCCGCCCAGGGTTTTCTCGCGCGCGACCTCGTTTGGGGTAACGATTGTTGGTAGTGAAATTTGGTTGCTCATGTCGCCTCAATTTTGTTGTGTGGTGTTGAGAGGTAATAAAGGGCAAAAATAAAAACACGTACTAAAAACCGGAGATAAACATGCTTACTGCTAATCAGTCCGCCCAGTCCGAATATGCGGCCCTGCTGGAACTGGCTGTCGATAAAGCCTGGGAGCAATGCGCCTTCCCCAGCGACGAACTGGTGGTGTCGTGGTTCTTTCGATTGGTATCCGGCTGCTCGACAGTTCATTGATCTATACGTCCGTTGGGCCAATGGGGATTCGCTTATCCACGGGCTGTTCGGCTTCATCGGGCTTGGGGGTGGTGCTCATGTGCAGTCTCGCTTTTGTGGTTATGCGGCCTTCTTGCCGCGAACAATCGACCAGTCCACGCTCGGGCAAAGAAGCTCACACGGCACCCCGGTCATTTGCTCGATCCGGGGCGCGTACTTCGCCGGGACTTCTCGACCCTCCTGCTTCCACTGATTCAGCGCGCCGCGAGTCAGGCCCAGGGCGCGCGCGAGGGCGGCTTCTGATCCGAAGAGGCCGGCGGCAGTCTCAAGTGGGTGAACGGTTTTCGTATCCATGACGCAGAGTATACGTTTTCTGGACGCATTTGGTCAACTAAATATAGACCTGTCGCGTATAGATTTTCTCTACACTCGAAAACCATAAGTAAAAAGGGGTCAATGGATGGAAATTAGTGACTGGGTGCGTAATGCTCGGGAGTTCGCCGGGCTGACACAGCCACAATTAGGAGACGCGCTCGGGATCTCCAAGCAGAACATTTCCGCCTGGGAGCGCGAGCGCCATGAACCCAGCTTCGATAACCTGATAAAAATCATCAGCGTGACGGGCTACCCGGAACCCTTGCCGGGCCTACCGCTTGAGCTATGGCAGGCAAGGCTTGATGCCGAAGAGGCCAAGCAGAATGAAATCTACCTACCCGTGCGAAACGCCGCCTTCGAACTGGGGTACGGCACTGACGACCCGGGCATTGAGCTTGTCGCGGAACGAATCCGCTTCACCCGGTCGTTCATCCGCTCGGAAATGCCCCACATAACCAGCCTGGCGAACCTGTCACTATTGCCTCACGCCGATTCAAGCATGGAGCCTACGTTCAGCGCGGGAAACCTGCTTGTGGTGGATCGCGGTGTCAATGACATGAAGGGCAACGCGGTTTACGCCTTCCGCCTGCAGGGCCAAGTCTTCGTCAAGCGGATCGTGCGCAACCCGATAACAATGAGCATCACAGCAAAGTCGGACAACGAATTGCACGGCTCTTTTGAAATCGAACCGGCCCAGGCTGAATCGCTTGAAGTCCTGGGGATGATCGTCTATGCAATGCGCGGGAAGCGCGTTCAATAAAAAGCAAGAGCATGAACACTACAAAAACCCTTCTGGCAGCCATCATCATGACCTTTTCTGCCGGCGCGCTGGCGCAAGAGGCCCCGCCCGAATGCGGAGACAGCCAAGTAACCGGCCTGGTGGTCAACACCATCAATCGCAATATCCGCGAAAACCCGCTGATTGCGGCCAGGGCCGGCGGCATCCGGGCCATATCGGTTGACGCCGTGGCCCAGGTCTACGCCGACCCGGCGATACGCGCCTGCCTGGCGGACGTGCGGCGCAGCGATGGGGTTGTCGAGAACGGGTACACGGTGGAGTGGATCAACCGATCATCGGGCGAGTTTGCCATCCAGCTTGTGGGTGCTGACACGCTGCAGGCCCGGTATGGCAAGCTGACCGCGCAAAGCGCCCCCGCCAGCGCGGCGGCCAACGGCTACGAGGCCTGCATCGAGGCCGCCGAATCGACCGGCGAAATGATCGACTGCGCCAACGCCGAAGCCCAGCGCCAGGACACCCGCCTGAATGCGGCCTACAAGGCGGCAATGGCCGTCAACGACAAGAACGCGCTACGGACAGCCCAGCGCCAATGGATCAAAGACCGTGACAGCCAGTGCGCCCCCAATGAGGACGGCGGGCAGATGGCCGGGCTTGAGGCCGCTGATTGCGTGGCGACCATGACGGCGGCCAGGGCGGACGAACTTGAGGCCATGAGGTAATGCATGGAAGAGCTGTTCTTTTCGGCCACGCCGATACAGGGCAGCACCCCGGCGGCGGGCGCTCTTCCGGTTCCCTCCCAATACCTATGGGCGGTTTGGGATATTTACCCCGGCCATGACGTGCGCAGACCGCCCCTGTTTTCAGGGATCGAACCGGACGCCCATGGCCTACTGCGCCGGCACAGCCAGTTTGACATTCGCATAGGCGACGGCGACAACCACCACTTCAATGAACGGCTGCGGGAAATGGCCCGCCAGCCCGGCATGCTCGTTTCCAGCCTTCGCCGATCATCCGGGCGTCACTTTCTTGTCGCTTGGGAAACCCGGATTCACTACCTGATGGGCCTGCCGCCAGTTTTTGAGGTGGATGGTCTGGGTTTGGCCGACCTGCACAAGCGCCAGGAAGAGACGGGGGTCGCGCCGGACGTGTCAGGGTATGCCAGGGCCTACCTGCGAAGAAAAGAGGCAGAGGCGGCGTTTTGCGCGCCGCCAGGCCTGGATGCCGAGGCAATAGTTCCTGAATTCGTCTACGCGGATCACAACGAAAAATATATTTCCACCGCCCCCAACTGGAAGCGGCACCGCGTCGTCAGGAAGACCCCACAGACCATTTTTGTTGATCGGTTCGCGTACTGCACGGGCGAACACATGCGGCGCGGCTGGCAGGCGGGCGTCATCTACACGGCCATGATCGAACGGGCCGTCTTTGAGGAAACGGGCCGGTACTACCACCAGACGCTGAAAGCCCATTTCGTACACGAACCCATCGCGCGCGCCCGGGCCAAGGCCCTATTCAGGCCGGGCGGGCGGTTCAGTGAGCCGGTGCTGGATCTGCCGGCGGGCGATATTCAGTGGGCGATGGGCGTGCTTGGCGTGGAAGCCTGGCCGGTAACGACTGGCGCGGTCAAGAAAGCCTTTGCCAAGGCGGCCATGCTTCACCACCCCGACCGGGGCGGCCATGCCAGGGCCTTCATTGAGTGCCGGGCGGCGCGCAACCTGCTGCTTTCCAGGCTATCGCCTTTCCCTGAACGCCGATAGCTCTATGGTTAGAGACTCCACGGCGGCGCGCAGACATTGGATTGTTTTGATTAGTTCCTCTTGGCTTTGAGCGGTATCAAAGCTGCTATCCAAGCGCGCGACGATTTCACCATTCATTGAGCGGCCATTCTTTTCCCCGGCCTTGGCAAGCCTTGCCCGCATGCCATGCGGCATACGCAAATTGAACTTCTCGTACTTGCTTTCTGGTGTCACTACGCGCCTATCCTCCGCTGATTGCCCGAAGGATACCAATTTGTAAGCATGAAAAGAATGGTGGCATTTTGGCCCCAAAATCTTACAAAGTGGCATAATTCAGGTCGATGTCAGTGTGACATTATTCAACAAAGGAAGTTACCAGTGGCAACAACATCAGTCCTAGAAGCAACCCTGCGTACAGCGGCCCGCGTTATGAAAGAAGGTGAAGCATCGTGACGTATGACCAAGCTACGCTCCCCAGCACAGATGCAGCAACCCGCCCGCCCCCGCAGAAGAAGTCAGAAGCAATGCCCCACATCAAGCTAAGCCTTTCGTCCTACCAGTCCGGGATCAACAAGCTTTTGCAGCTCGAAGCCCTCACTGCCTCCCTGTCCGGCCCCGGCTTTGCACCATTCCGCCAACTTAGCCCATCCCTGCAAGAGAACCTTGCATCCCTTGTTGCAGACCTCACCCAGGACGCCCGGCGCGCCCTTGAGCACTGTAATAGCCAGTAGGGCCGCCCCGCCCAAGTAGACGAAGCCCCTTTAAAGGGGCTTTTTGACCCCAAAACCTAGTTTGTTACAAATAAATCCACCCCCGATAGATTTATCTGTACCGATTTTGTTGACTTATGCGTCCACGATACCTATACTTCGTTTCATCAAGTCTATTAACAAGAGACTTAGAACGCTCTTTAACAACCCGCTCGATGAATCGCCGCGATGCCCGCAAGGGAACGCGCGGCCTGCCCGACTACGTGGGGGCAGAAGCAAATCCCACGAAAAAACAGAGAACCGCGCAGGCTCGGTGTTCCGAGCGCTGTACTGCAAAGCGATCTGCCGATTTCAATTCCATCGAATTCGGGGGAATTGGAACGCCAATTGGAAAGCATGGCGGGTAATGCGTCAGCCACGAAGGGGCCAACCCTCACGGGCTGTTTGATCCGAGTCGTCGGGAATCTCAAACGGATGAAATATTCCGCCGAACCCGAAGAAAAGGGCCTGGCAACAGGCCGCTTTGGTAAGCGCCCGCAATGGGTGCTTACTGAAGCGCAGGCGCGCTAAACAACCAACTTTTACGTGAGAAAAATATGGCTGCTTTGATTGTTTTTGGACTTCTGGCCCTGGCCTGCATAGGCATAGCGCTGATTCGCATTTCCTCGGAAGGCGAGGCCGATGGGGTAAGCAAGTCACTCGGCATTGCCGCGCTGGCTCTTGCCATAGCGGCGGTTATTTCCTACCCCTATGTGAATGTCTGGCAACGCTCAATGAGCGGTCAGGCGCAAATGGCCGAGGCCGAAGCAAACAGGCAAATCAAGGTGCGCGAGGCGCAGGCCATCAAGGACTCCGCTCAACTGCTCGCAGACGCCGAGATTGCCCGCGCCCACGGTGTCGCCGAAGCCAACCGTATCGTTGCTGATGGCCTTGGCGGCCCGGAAGGCTACCTTCGCTACCTCTACATCGAGGGGCTGAAAGAGGCGCAACGCCAGGGCGCGCAGATTATCTACGTTCCCACCGAAGCCGGCTTGCCTATCCTTGAGGCGAGCCGCCTGAAATAGTCCACCCACACGCCGCGCCCAGTGCGGCAATCGCCACCCCCAACCAAACAGGAAAAATCATGGAAATCAAAATCAACCTCGATCTTTCGGCGGCAGTGTCCAATGCGCTGGCCCCTGAAAACCTCGCCCCGATCCTGAACAAGCACGTAACCGAGGCGATCACCAACGCCATACGCACCGCGACCGGCTACCGAAGCGAATTTTCGGAAGCGCTTGAAGCGCAATTTAAGGAGCACATGCCACACGGCCTGGGCCTGGATGACGTTGTGAAATTCCAGCACGTCCTGAATGAAGCGCTGAAAGGGGCAGTTCACGGCGCAAACTTCGAGACCGTGAACGCAGCCCTGGCCGAAGCCGCAAAATCGGCACTGCCCGAAGTTCCGGCCATGGTGAGCATGTCGGAACTCTTGAAAATGGCGCGCGAAAGCCTGACCTATGAAGAGGGTGAGGCCTTCTACGCCCTGTACGAAGAATCCGACCACGGGTACCGCCACCTCTACTTGGATAGAAACCCGAAGGTTGGCAGTGCCTCTTTCGGAATCTACACGCGCGAAAGCAACAAATACAGCGCCGACATAGCCCTGTCATTCAACAAAGAGGGTGAGGTGTACTCGCTCAAATTCCGGGATGGTCATGTGACCCCATCATCCAGGCCGACCGTTATTTCGCGATTCGATTCAATTCTCATGGCTATGTATGTTGGCCGAACGCGATTGACGGTTGACATGGATGCCGACGAGGTTGAATACGCGGCACAGGAGAAATACGACGATTAAGGGCAGTTCCCTAGCCGCCGGGGTCGAAAGATAGGGGCGGACGCAACAGCCGGCGGAGCGCGCTTCACTATCACCGGCAGCCAGAGAGTTACGGGCCTCTGATTTCCACCCGGCCCAACAATCCGTTTCGCGTGGGTGCCTCATGTGAGGGAAAGCCTGGGCATTCCGAGGGATTGGGTGCTTGATCTGGTGGGCAGCCTGGGAAGACGGGCAACACAATAACGCGAGCCTGAACGCGCACAGGCCCATGCCGGACATGGTTAAAGCCGAATCCCTTACGGCGGGCAGCCGAGGCCCATGCTTGAGCCTGTCTAACGTGTAATGACGAGCAAATACAGCAGGCCCTGCTTCGGCAGGGCCATCACATAGGCGGCGGCGTGGAAAGCTGGGTCGCTCCCTAGAGACACGCACGAACGCATGGGCCTGATAGAAAGAGGTCGGATGACAAGGGGCACGCCAAGGCCACGCCCCCGAAGCCCGAATACAACCATGTCTCTCGTATAGCTGGGGCAGCGCCCAGCCCGCCTATGTGATGGTCGCAGGAAAGCGTCAGGCACCCGACTTGTAATCGGGCCAGCCAAGGACAAACGCGATGATAAGCCACTGGCCTCGCGCCGACGCCATACGGGTAGCGCCCGGCGTCCATCTTCAAATTCCCCTCAAAAAACCCCCAAATCGAAAGGCCGGCACTCCGCCGGGCCGATCACATGGAGCGCGTCCTATGAAAACCGCAATCAAAACCACCAACGAAATTGCCGCTGCATATGATTCGGCCCCGCTGATGTTCAAGCGCGAATCGACCCGGCACCCCTACAGCCCGAACAGGCGCTTGAAGCCTTCGCAGGAATATCGCTTCGAGGGCAAGGGCGGATACGCCCCCAACAGCGACAAAATCCCCCTGCTACCGGCCATCGGGTACACGGCGGCATTCATCGGCGCTGGCGCTTTCTTCATGTTCGTCGGCGCGGCGGCTGGATTCTGACATGGCCGGCAAAACCGTAACCGTGAAGTGCAAGGCATGCCAATCGCCATTCGAGGCCCGCGTAGCCGACCGCCGGCGCGGCTGGGGCCGATTCTGTTCAAAGTCCTGCAAAGCCATCCATCAAGAGCGGCGCTCCGGGCAGTACCGGGATTGGCTCAACGGGGCCGACCCGGATCACAACCCTGAATTTTCAAACGCTCACCAGTTCGACAACTGCGAATAGTGACACCACAAGGAAATGAGAAATGTCTGAACTTCAAACACTCCCCGACCAGGCGCAGTCAAGCACCAGCGCGCTGATCCTCGACCCCAATTCATTCGACAAGGTAATGGCTTTTGCCGACATGATGGCAAAAGGCAGCGCCACCGTGCCGCGCCACCTGCAGGGCAACCCAGCAGACTGCGCCGCCGTCACCATCCAGGCGATGCAATGGCAAATGAACCCGTTTGCCGTGGCCCAAAAGACCCACCTGACCCAGGGCGGCACACTGGGTTACGAGGCCCAGCTTGTGAACGCCGTTGTAATCGCGCGCGCGCCCATCGAGACTCGCCCCGAGTTCACCTTCATCGGCGACTGGGACAAGATTCTAGGCCGGGTCGAAGAGCGCAAATCGGACAAGGGCGGGAAATACTACGTGGCCGGCTGGAAGCCATCCGATGAAATCGGCCTCGGTGTTATTTGCAGTTGCCTGATCCGTGGCGAGGCCGTTCCGCGCGAAATCAAAGTCATGATGACCCAGGCCTACCCGCGATTCTCAACCCAGTGGGCCACCGACCCGCAGCAGCAGATTACCTACCTGGCTGTGCGCAAGTGGGCGCGCCGCTACGCGCCTGACGTGATCCTCGGCGTCCACACCAACGACGAACTTGAACCGATTGACGGCTATCAAATGCGCGACATGGGGCCGGCTGAAACCGCCACGCACGAAGAGCCGGCCAGCAAGGAACTGCCGCCATATTCCGACCAGAGCATTGAAGAGAACAAGGCCAAGTGGCAAGAGGCAATCGACTCGGGGCGGCTCAAAACGGAGCAGCTTATTGCCAATATCCGGTCGAAGTACACGCTAAGCGCCCAGCAACTTCGCACCATTCAGAACATGGAAGCCGTCACGGCATAAGGAAACCACATGAAAGTCCATAACGTAATTCAAGGCTCGCCGGAATGGCTGGCCCTGCGCTTCAAGTGCCTCACCGCCAGCGAAGCCCCGGTAATGATGTCGGCCACCACAAAGATGATGCGCAATGAATTGCTGCGCATGAAGGCGACAGGCGCTGAACGCGAATACAGCGACTGGGTTCAGCGCAACCTCTTCGACAAAGGCCACGAATACGAAGCGGCGGCCCGTGTGATTGTCGAAGAAATGATTGGGGAAGAGCTTTTCCCGACGACCGCCACCGACGACGAAGAACGGATTCTGGCGTCGTTCGACGGAATCACCATGCTCGGGGAAGTCATTTTCGAGCACAAAATGTGGAACGAGACACTGGCCCAGGCCGTGCGAGAGCGCAACCTTCCGCCGGAGTACTTCTGGCAGCTTGAACAGCAACTGCTTGTCAGCAAGGCTGAAAAGGCCATTTTCGTGGTATCGGACGGCACCCGCGAGAAATTCGTCTGGATGGAGTACACGCCGGTCGATGGCCGCGCCGCCCTGCTGCTGGCGGGCTGGGCGCAGTTTGAGAATGACCTTGCCACGTACGAAGTTGTGGACGAAAAGCCCCAGGCCGTTGGCCGCTCCCCTGAAAACCTGCCGGCGCTTCGAATCGAAGTCACTGGCATGGTGACGGACAGCAACCTTCAGGCGTTTCGAGAGCATGCCCTAAGCGTCATCGGGGCAATCAACCGCGACCTCGTTACCGACCAGCACTTTGCCGACGCCGAAAAGACGGTCAAGTGGTGCAAGGACGTTGAAGACCGGCTCGCGGCTGCAAAACGCCATGCGCTCGCCCAAACCACCAGCATTGACGAACTGTTCCGCACCCTGGACGCCATCGGCGAAGAGACGCGCAGCACTCGACTGGAACTGGATCGGCTTGTGAAGGCCATGAAGGAGAACCGCCGGAACGAGATTCTGGCCGCTGGCAAGAAGGCTTTTGCCGACCATATCGCGGCGCTGAATAAGCGGCTCGGAACGGTGCGCATGCCCGAGGTTTCCTGCGACATTGCCACGGCCATGAAGGGTAAGCGAACCATCGCCACCCTGCAGGACGCGGCAGACAGCACCGTGGCGGCGGCGAAGATCGAAGCCAGCATGATCGCTGACAAGATTGACGAAAACCTCGAAACGCTCCGCACGGAAGCTGACGAATATTCGTTCCTATTCACCGACGCCCAGCAGCTTGTCATGAAGGAAAACGCTGACTTGGTGCTGGTGATCAACGCCCGGATTTCCCACCACAAGAAAATGGAGGAAGAAAGGATTGAGCGGGATCGCGCCAAAATCCGCGAAGAAGAAGCCGAGAAAGCGCGCTTGGCAGCCGCGCCGGCCCCTGTCGCCCAGCCAGCAGCGGCACCAGCCCCGGCACAGAGTCAGGCCGCGCCGGTTCGCCAGGCCTATCGGCCAGCACCAGCGCCCGCAGCACAGCATGAATACCATGACGCCCCTGATCTTCGGATCGGCAACATTTGCGGGCGGCTGGGTTTCACCATGACGGCGGGCTTTCTGGAAGGCATCGGATTCGAGCCGGCAGGGCGAGAGCGCGGCGCGGTTCTGTACCACGAAAGCGACTTCGACCGCATCTGCGTAGCCCTGATCAACCATATCGAAAGCGTCCGCGTCGAGCATCACGAAATGGCCTGACGGCCATCATCAACCATGCGGGCGGCCTGGCCGCCTGCGAACCCTCAAGAGGCCAACAATGGATACCAACATCAAACCCCGCACCCCCATCATTATGGATTCGGTCGAATCGTCGCAAATCGCGGCCATCGGGCATGACCCGGAGACGAATACGCTGGCGGTCAAATTCCCCGCCAACAAGCGGGGCATCAGCAGCGTTTACCACTACGCGAACTTCGACGCGGCGCAGTTCGAAGCCTTCAAGCAGGCTGAGTCCAAGGGGTCGTACTTCGGCCAGAACATCAAGCGCAACGTCGAAGCGTTCCCCTACGAGAACGTGACGGATCTGTATGCCGATCCCGCCCCCGAAGCTGCATAAGCGGGAATGAGCCATGGCATCAGTCAATAAAGTCATTCTCGTAGGCAACCTCGGGCGAGACCCCGAGGTTCGCTATAGCCCGGATGGCGCGGCCATCTGCAATGTGTCAATCGCCACCACCAGCCAATGGAAGGACAAGGCCAGCGGCGAGCGTCGCGAAGAAACCGAATGGCACCGGGTCGTCTTCTATAACCGCCTGGCCGAAATCGCCGGCGAATACCTGCGCAAGGGCCGCTCGGTATACATCGAGGGCCGCCTGAAAACCCGAAAGTGGCAGGACAAGGAGACCGGCCAGGATCGCTACAGCACGGACATTGTGGCCGACCAGATGCAAATGCTGGGCGGTCGTGGCGATTCCGGCGACGACAACGGGTTTAGCGGCGGCAACAGCGGCGGGTACGGAGGCAGCCAGCAACGCCAGCAGCCCGCCAGCCGGCAAGGCGGCAGACCAGCACAGCAGCGCCCAGCAGCGCCCAGCGCGCCAGCAACAAGCCTTGCTGATATGGATGACGACATCCCTTTTGATTGAGGGCGCAAGGCCAAGACAGCCGCCAAGCGGTGCCTTGCGCCCCTCTTCACACTCACACCATGGACGCTACGGCGTCCATTTTCATGGAAAAAGTCAATGACAAAAATTCAGCTTGACGCGAAGGCGCTCAAAGCCGTTTCGCGCATTGTTCCGGCCTTCGATATTCGCTACTACCTATGCGGCGTCTGCATTGAAGCCACCAAGGACTCAACCACTTGCGTGTCAACAGACGGCCATCGGATCATGGCCGCCCAGCACAAGGCGAAGAACGACATTCAGGGAGACGTGCGCTTCATCATCCCAAAGGAAATTGTGACGATGCTGACGGCTGGCAAGCGTCCGGCGCAAGCCAAGTCAATCGAACTCGAAAAGCACGGGGAAAAGTGGAGCGCCGGCCTGCCGCCAGTGAATGAATTTCAGGCCCAATTCAAGCCGATTGAAGGGAACTTCCCCAACTGGCGCGCCCTCGTTAAGAAAACAACGAAAGATGGCGTGACGGGCGAGGTCGCCATGTTCAATTCGCGCTACCTGCAGGAAATGTTCGCGATTGCAAAGGAGCTTCACCACCCCAATTTACCCGCAGCCACCTTACTGCACAACGGGAACGCGGCAGCCGTCATCCATTTTGGTGACATGCTAAGCGACCTCAATATCTTGGGCCTTGTGATGCCCATGAAAACCGAACGCGGGCCGGGCCTTCCCGACCTTTCCTGGGCGTACCCGGCGAAAGGCGACGAAGACGAAGACGACGCCCCCAAAGAGGCCGCCGACTCGCCCACAGCCGAAGAGGTTCCGGCATGAGCAGCAAGGTAATTGACCACTTCCCCGATATTGACGACTTCGAGGAACTGCTTGAAGACGCGCGCATGGCCGCCGGCAGCGACTGGGAAGAAACCTTCGTTGCGGACATGAAGGCCAAGTACGAGCGGTACGGCGAAGACATGTTCATCAGCAACGCGCAACTCGACAAACTCAACAAAATTGTTAATGAGGATTAACCCATGTGGTTCAAAAATCTGAAAGTATTCCGCCTGTCCAACTGGACGCTATCCGCCGACGAACTGGCCGAACGGCTCGAAAAAGCCGCCCACAAGCCCATTGGCGCGAGCGAAATGCAAAGCACCGGCTGGGTTCAGCCGCGCGACGGCGAGGGTTTCGTGCATGCCCTGGACGGCCAGCTTCTGATCAGCCTGCGGGCGGAGCAAAAGCTGTTGCCAGCATCGGTGGTCAATCAGGTTGCCAAGGCCAAGGCCCAGGAAATCGAAGAGCAGCAGGGATACAAGCCTGGCCGCAAGCAGATGAAGGAAATCAAGGAGCAAGTCACTGACGAACTGCTACCCAAGGCTTTCAGTTCGTACCGCGACACGCGCGCCTGGATCGACACGAAAAACCGCTGGCTTGTCATTGACGCATCCTCTTCGACCAAAAGCGACGAAGTGTTGGGCATGCTGGCAAAGGCCATTGATCCCTTCCCCGTGACACCGCTTTACGTCGAACAATCGCCCGCCGCCGCTATGACGAACTGGCTGATTGACGACGAAGCGCCCGCCAATTTCAGCATTGACCAAGACAGCGAACTTAGCTCCACCAGCGAAAGCCGCGCCGCCGTGCGCTATGTGCGCCAAAGCATTGAAATTGACGATGTACGCAAGCACGTACAGGCCGGAAAGCAATGCACGCGCCTGGCGCTGACCTGGGCCGACCGAGTTTCGTTCGTGCTGACCGAGGGGCTGGACATTAAGCGCGTGACGCCCCTGGACGTGCTGCGCGAGAATCAGGACAGCGCGGCACAGAACGAAGTCGAACAGTTCGATTCCGACTTTACGCTCATGACCGGCGAACTGGCCCGCCTGATTGCATCCCTCGTTGAAGCGCTGGGCGGCGAAAAGGCTACCGACACGCCAGCGGCCACCGTTACAAGCGAAAGCATCGGCGACCCTGACGATGAACCCTATCAGTTGGCCGTCAATGTCGTTCTGGAAAACAAGGTTGCGTCCATTTCTGCCATTCAACGGCACTTGGCTATCGGATACAACCAGGCAGCCCGGCACCTTGAGCGAATGGAGAGGGACGGCATCGTTTCTGCAATGGAACCGAACGGCCACCGTGAAATCCTTTGGGCGAACGCGCCGGCATGAAGAAAAAGCGCAGGGATAAGAAATACACCCCGCGCATCGCCAGAATCCCGATCACCAAGCTACGCGACGACATAGCCCTGATCATCCACACAAGCATCGTAAGGCTGGCCGCCGGGCCAGACCTCGATGCTTACGACAACCTCGCCGAAAACATCAATCTGGTGGGCATTGCCTTGGAGGGCAAGCCCGCGTTTTCGCGCGAGTTCGCCCTGATCGCTGGCGGCGCGCGGGCAATGAACCAAATCGGCGAGTTAGTGACCGCCGGCCACACCCCAAAGCCACACCACATAGCGCCGATCCGCGTTGCGGTCAACACGATTGACGCCGTGCTGGGCAGGCTGGACGTGGAAACGCTCTACGTGGCCGAACTGGCCGCACACGCCGCCATGCGGCAAGGATATGAAGATGCAAAAAAAGCAATTCCTGCTACCAATAGCCAGTGAAATCACGGTTGACCTGTTCGCCGGCGGCGGCGGCTGGAGTAGCGCTTATGAACTGGCCACCGGGCAGCATGTTCATGTGGCCGTCAACCACGACCCCGATGCAATCAGCATGCATGAGGTCAATCACCCCCAGGCCAAGCACTACAAGGCGGACGTTTTCGAGGTTTGCCCGCACGAAGCCACGGGAGGCATGCCGGTAGGCTGGCTGCACCTTTCGCCAGACTGCACCCACCACAGCCAGGCCAAGGGCGGACAGCCCCGAGACCGCAAGATACGGGCGCTGGCCTGGGTTGGCGCGCGCTGGGCCGGACAAGTCCGCCCCCGCATCATCAGCCTCGAAAACGTCAAGCAAATCCTGAACTGGGGTTCGCTGGTGGCGAAGCGCGACAAGGCCACCGGACGGGTATTGAAGCTGGACGGCACCGTGGCAGAAAAAGGCGAGCGCGTTCCACTTGACCAGCAATTCCTGATCCCCGACCCCAAAAAGGCCGGGCAGACGTGGAAGAGGTTCGTGTCCGTGCTGCGAAATATGGGCTACACGGTCGAATGGCGGCGTCTTGTGGCCGCCGACTATGGCGCTCCGACCACGCGCGACCGGCTGTTCCTCATGGCGCGGTGCGACGGCATGCCGATTGAATGGCCCTTGGCTACCCACTTCGAGAATCCCAAGCGCGGGCAATTGAAATGGCGTTCTGCAGCCGAGTGCATCGACTGGTCTATTGAAGGCAAGTCCATCTTCAACCGAAAAAGGCCATTGGCGGAAGCCACCATGCGCCGCGTCGCCCGTGGCGTCGAGCGGTACGTCATCAACAACGCCAAGCCCTTCATCGTTCCCGTGACGCACCAGGGCCAAGTCAGGGTTCACAACATCGACGCGCCACTGAAAACTGTAACCGGGGCGAATCGCGGCGAACTCATGCTTGGAACGCCGGTACTGGTTCAGACCGGCTACGGCGAACGCGACGGACAGGCCCCGCGCTCACTGGACATGCAAAAGCCGCTGGGAACTGTCGTGGCGGGCGGAACAAAGCATGCCGTGGCAATGCCGATCCTGATCCAGGCCGCGCACGGCGATGGAAAGCCCGGCGGCGTACAGCGCTGGGGATCTGGCGTAAAGGACATTCAAGGCCCGCTCAACACCATCACAGCAACAGGAAGCGGGGGCCAGGCAGTCGCTACCGCTTTCCTTGCGCAGATGAACGGCGGGTTCAACAATACGCCAGGACATTCGGCAGAGCGCCCAATGACGACCGTCACGAACACGGGCAGCCAGCAGCAGCTTGTCACGGCACACCTTGCCCACCTTCGCGGCAATTGCGACGCCAGAGACGTTGACGAACCGCTGCACACCATCAGCGCCGGCGGCCAGCATCACGCCACAGTAACCGCCTTCCTTACCAGGCAGTTTGGGAATAGCACCGGGCAAAAGCTGGATGATCCGGCTCCGACCGTAGTGGCAGGTGGCGGCGGAAAAACGGCCCTCACTGAATGCGTGCTGTCTAAAGATGACGAAGCCGGCGCGCTGCGCGTGGCCGCCTTCCTGATCCGGTATTACAGCGAAGGCGGCCAATGGGGAGACTTGCGCGACCCTATCGACACAATCACTACCCGCGACAGGCTGGCGCTTGTCACGGTGTACATCAAGGGTACGCCCTATGTGATTGTCGATATAAAGCTGCGCATGCTTGAGCCGCGAGAACTCTACGCGGCCCAGGGCTTCCACCCCGACTACATCATCACTCACGGCCATGACGGGCGCAAGTTCTCGAAGTCGGCCCAGGTCAAGATGGTTGGCAACAGCGTAAGCCCGCACCCGGCCCGGGCGCTCATTGAAGCGAACTGGAAGACAAACGAGCCAATGAGGTTGGTAGCATGAGCGGGCAATCCAAGAAAGGCAGCGCCATCGAGGCGATTTTCAATGTGCTGGTGGGATACACCATCAACGTGGTTGCGAATTTCGCCATCTTCCCCCTGTTCGGATGGGATATATCCCTTGAGCAAAACCTGCTGATGGGAACGTTCTACACCGCCATATCACTGGCGCGCTCGTACTGCCTGCGGCGGGCATTCAACCGCTTCGGGCTGCGACGTGGGGGGGGGTAGATGACGGCAACCCGCCCAATACTTCGATACCACGGCGGGAAGTGGCGGCTGGCTCCCTGGATCATCGGCCATTTCCCTGACCACAAGGTCTACACGGAAGCGTTTGGCGGCGGCGGTTCCGTGCTTTTAAAGAAATCAAGGTCATACGCGGAGGTCTACAACGACCTTGATGGCGAAGTCGTCAATTTATTCAGAGTCATGCGCGACAACGGCGACGAACTGCGCGCCAAGCTGGAACTGACGCCGTTTTCTCGGGATGAATTTTCCCTGTCTTACGAGCCGAGCTCGAGCAGCATTGAGCAGGCAAGGCGCACCGTAGTCCGCTCATTTATGGGCTTCGGATCATCCGCCATCAGCAAACAATCAACTGGGTTTCGGGCCAATAGCTCACGCTCCTACACCACGCCAGCGCATGACTGGGCGAACTACCCGGACGCGGCCAAGGCCATCGTTGACAGGCTCCGGGGCGTGACTATTGAAAACCGCGACGCCCTGGCGATCATCAAGCAGCATGACGCGGATTTCACGCTGCATTACGTTGATCCGCCATATCCACACAGCACACGCACCAACGGCGCATCGGACGATGTATCGCAGTACCGATACGAAATGACGGACGAGCAGCACCGCGAGTTGGCGGCACTGCTTCATTCGGTCAAGGGCATGGTGGTTCTTTCTGGCTACCCATGTGACCTGTACGACAAAGACCTCTACCCAGGCTGGAAGCGAATTGCCCGCAAGGCGTTCGCGGACGGCGCGCGAGAGCGCACAGAGGTTATCTGGCTTAACGACGCCTGCGCAAGCGGGCTAAATCAGCACGACTTATTTAGGAGAATTGCATGAGCAACACAGCTACCCCGGTTGACAGCATCAAGAACAAGGTTTCCACCTTCATCGAACTGATGGCCGAAGCCGCCCAGGCCGGGTACTGCGGATCATCGCTTGAAATCAAGAACACCGATGGCCGCCTGAACCTTCGTTTCACGTACTGCGCGCCGCTGGATATTCTGCATGCGGCAGAGGTCAACGGAACGCCCAGCACCATCCTGGGCGTGGCCCTGGTGAAGGCCGGCAAAGGCTACGAATGGCAGCGCATCGACGCCAACGGCAACAAGGCAGACAACCCGGGCAAGGCGTTTTTCGACGCGCACCCGGTATTCGGGCAAATCAAGGACGTTCAGATTGACGGGCAACACATGGTTGTGGTGCCGCGTTTCTACGTCAAGCGCGCCCGCCTTGCGACCGGCCCCTACGCTGGCAGCCAGGCATGGTTCATCAGCGAAACGGAGCAGCCCGGATTTGCCCCTCACTCTGCCTTCAAGACCGCCGGCCAGCCGGACAAGGGCTTTTATGTCGGGAAATATCAGGCCAGCCTGTGCGACAAGAAGCTGGCCTCATTGCCTGACACCGTGCCAGCCGTGGGCTTGAGCCTGAACAAGTTCCACGCATGCGCCGTGTCGCGCAATGATACGGTTGGTGAAGATGGCTGGATGCAATGGATCGCCTACCAGCTTGCGGCCATCCAGTGGCTGTATCTCATTGAAAACGCCTCCATGGACTCCATAAGCACTACCGGGCGCGGGCGGATTGATGAAAGCAGCAAGGCCAAAGTGGACGCCAGCGACGTAACCCAGGCCTCGTACCGTGGCATTACTGGGCTTTGGGGCAATGTCTGGCAATGGCTTGGCGGGCTGAAACTGGTTGACGGGGTTGTGCATGTTGCCGATCCGGCCAACCCCAGGGCATGGATCAATACCGGCCACACGCCCCCGTACGACGAATACTACGCAACCGAGTTTGCCGAAGGCGAGCATATCGGCGACCTGTTCATTGCCAGCAAGAGCGTCGATTACCAGTCGCAGGCGGCGACACCGAGCATCCACTACTACCGCGAAAGCACAGGCGAGTTTTTCTCGCTTGTGGGCGGGACTTGGACGAGCGCGTCCACTGCGGGGCTGTGGTGCCTGCACCTCGGCAACCCCGCGTCCAACTCGAACACGGCCGTCGGCGCTCGCCTCGCGAAGCGTTTTGTGTCTTGAAACTTGCGTTGTGATGCAACGGGCGATAGCCCGTTGCTCACCGCATTTTTTCACCCATCCCAATGAAAGAATATTCAATCCGCCTGCCGGGCGACATAGTGCGCTCCATCATCGACGGCGACCGCACCAGCCTGATTCATCCCGCCGCGCCGCCGGCACTTAAATGCCCGTTCGGCCAGGTGGGCCAGCCCATTTGGGTGAAAGAAACCTACACCCCCATGCATGAGGGCGTAACCACCCGGGAGGGCATCGCGTACCGCGCCGATTTTCTGGACGATCCGCACGGCCCCGATGGCGAGCTTTCCCGGGAGGGCAAGTACCGATTCTGGAAGCCATCTTCGACCATGCCGAAGTGGGCCAGCCGCCTCATTCTGTACCCGACCCGAATCCGCGCCATGACTTTGAGCGCCGTCGCCAAGGAAGACGGATACGGGGAAGACCTCATTTCACCCGAACCCAAAATACCGCCCACCGGCTCCCTATTCGAGAGCGAACCCGAGGATGACCCGCTGGTTTGGGCGGTCGATTTCACCAAGGAACTACTAAAGCCATGAGCAAAAGCAAATTTCACGCCATCACAATATCCGCCGGCCAAATCCTGAAAGAGGTTTGCCACACCGCATCGGTGGATGCCGGATGGTGGCAAGACCGCGACGGGAAGCCACTCACTGACAACCCGTACTGTTTCAGCAACAAGCTGATGCTGTCCGTATCGGAACTGTCCGAGGCCATGGAAGGCGACCGCAAGGGCCTCATGGATGACCACTTGCCGCACCGCCCCATGCGAGAGGTTGAACTGGCCGACGCCGTTATTCGCATCTTCGATCTGGCCGGGGCCTACGAACTGGACATTGCCGGGGCCATTGCTGAAAAGCTGGCCTACAACCAGCAGCGCGCTGACCACAAGCCCGAGAATCGCGCCAAGGTCGGCGGCAAGTCCTACTGATCATGCGGTTTCCATTCAACCAGACCACCATAACCCAGCGCGCGCAACGCGCGTATTTGCAGAAGGCAGAGAAAGCCATGAATCAAGTTTTATCCCGAGCCGAGGCGAAGGCCGCCGACCCCGTGGACATTGCCCGCGCAGACCCGAACTACAACAGCCTGCGCGACGTGCTGGACGCCGCCTTGCTGCAGGCCCAGGGCGGCAAAGGTGCCGAGCGCCACGCCAAGGGCGATCCGTTCGAAAGCCAGCGCATGCAGTCCATATCCCGCCTGCTGGGTTCGGAACGAGGCATGGCCTATCAGGCATGCAAGAAAGTGGCCGAGGGCCTTGATCTTCCGACCCACCAGGCGCGCGTGAAGGAACTGCTGGGCGCGATCAACTACATCGCCGGCATCGTGATTTATCTGGAAGCCGACCAGAAAGGAGATTGATATGCCAACCGATAACAAGGAACTGCGCCTGTCTGCGCCCGCGCAAGTGGGCGGCATCCGATTCGGCGTCAATGTCGCTTGGCGCACGGTAATTGAGGCGGCGCAGCGCCATTACAAATACATGATGGAGCCGGAGCGCGAAGAGGCGCGTATCAAGGTCGCTGGCGAGTTCGTGAAAAGGCTACGTGAGTCCGCAACAGCATATGCGCCCCCGATCACTCCCCAGGAATCGGATGCACGGGAGCTTCAAGCAGCCCGCGACATGCTTGAATCCGCCCGACAGGAGCTGCGGGAGATTCGCGCGGCGCTAGGTGTTTCGTATGAGCCTCACCAGAACCTGCACGAACGAACCCTTGACGCCGCCCGGCGCGGCGCGCCTGATGGCGATATTGTGGACAGCCAAGAGCGGATACTTGACGCGGCCAAGCATTGGGCGGAACAGCGAGACATTGGCCCGGCGCATGCAAAAGCGGCATGGGCGGACTTTCAGCTACGTGTTCAGGCGGAATTGAACTACACCCATGCCATCGCATCAGATCCACAGGAAGAGGTGGGCGAAGAGCGCCGCGACGAGCACCCCGATGATGTTGCCGTGCAAGCCTTCGCCCAGGCAATGAAGTCCAAACTGGCAAAGAAGCGCGCCGATGGGCGCGGCGGCTGGCAACAATGCGACGCCAACACCCTGTCATCCATGCTTTCCGATCACGTCGCAAAGGGCGATCCCGTTGACGTGGCGAACCTTGCCATGATGCTGCACCAAAACGGGCAGTCGATTTGCCGCACCAGCGATTTTTCAGAAGGCGTGAATATCGAAAGGTTGCGCCGCGCTATGGCCGCGCAAGGCATTGCCGCGCCGGAATCTCTGGAAGAGTTGGCCGCCACCCTGGCTAGGCACGTCAACGCACTGACACTGGCGATTGCCGAGAAAAAGCACAAGTGCGACGGCAACCACGGCGGCCCACGCTGCGCAGACCCTGAATGCTGGAACGACAGCCCGGCTGATCCGATGTTCTGGTACCGCCCGCGATCTGACGGCGGGTATGAGGGGCCGCTGCACAACTCAAGCATTGAAGAAGTGCGCAAGCGGTCTGGCGCATGGGTTCCGCTGTTCGCTGGTCGCGCGCCAGGAACAGCGCCAGACAGCGGCACTGACTCCCTGAAATCCGCGCTGCGGCCTTTCTCGGAAGAATTCAAGCAGTGGGATGGCGTCGGCTGCTGGGATTCCATGACGCTTGATGAAATGTTCAGCCACGCACCAGGGGAAACCGCCGGCATAACCTTCGCGGACTTGAGACGCGCCAACGAGCTACTGGAGAAATCATGAGCGAAGCTATCGCCTGGGCGAATGCCCTTTCTTTGCCGGGAGCCATTGCCGTAGCCGGCGCACTAATCGCCCTGGCGATACTCCTAAAGTAGCCTGTCAATCGGGCTGTGCCAGCACGATGCTGTCGTTTCCCGAGACGTTGGCTAGCGGGTTTCTGCCCTCGCATCCGGGGCAGATGAAATGGCAGCCGTCATTGTCCACTTCCGGCTCTACGGCCTGGAACATCACTTCAAGCCCGCAGTGCATGCATTTCCACATAGCAATCCCCCGAAGTAGGGGGATCATCATAGCGCCATCGAGGTAAACCATGAAAGCCCTTTCCATACGCCAGCCCTGGGCCTGGCTGATTGTCCACGGCCACAAGCCAATCGAAAACCGATCATGGCGGACTACCTACCGTGGCCCGCTGCTTATTCACGCCGCCCAGGGCATGACACGCGCCGAATATGAAGACGCCCGAGACCTGGCCGAACAGCTTGGCATCACGATCCCGGCGTTTGACGCCCTTGAGCGCGGCGGGATCGTCGGGCAGGCCACCGTTACTGGGTGCGTGGATGACAGCGAATCGCCCTGGTTCTTCGGCAAGTACGGGTTTGAACTGGCTGATGCAAAGCCGCTTCCATTCACGCCAATGCGTGGCCGCCTAAGCATTTTTGAAGCGCCTGGCAGTGCGCCAACGCACGGAATGGAAACAAACGGATGAAAAATTCAGACAGAAACCACCTCCGACGCCTGCTTGGCTGGGTGCGCTGCGAGATAGGTCAATCACCGGACGAGTTGGTGGCAACGGTTAAATCCATAGCGCCCGCTATCGGTGACATTGACGACGCCGCCAAGCGCCGCATGGTCGAAGCCCATGACAAGGCCCGGAATGTTCCGATCTATGTCCGCCAGGCCGTCAAGCAACTGGATAGATATGTAAACAAAATCGGGGAGGTGGTCGATTCCCCGGAACTGGGCCGGATAGCGCCGCCGGAGAAAGAAAAATGATCAACACCAATTTTCTGAAACACCAAATCGGGAATGCCCTGCGCGCGAACAAGGAGATTCAAGACACCCTCAAATGCCTTGAATCTCTGGTGGACAGCATCCGACCCGACGATATGGCCGCCGTCATTATTGAAATGCAGCGCCTGCTCATGCCGCTGGGGCTGTGCATCATCCACAGACACACCCTGGCGGACATTGCCACCATCGTCACATACGCCGAAGAAATGGATGAAGAGGGCTTGAGCACTACCGAACTGGCGCAAATATCCGAGCGAGTTGAAAAATCGCTGCGGCCGGAATTCCCCGAAGCCCTGTTGACGCAACCAAGAAAACAAGGAACAGCATGAAAAACAATCCCCAAACGCTGCACGTAATGCGCAGCGATGCCGACGCCATGAACGCCCGCACCGAGGTGGTTCTGGCCGCCGTGGACGGCGCAATCGCCTTCGGACGGCTCAATGTCAACCAGCCGCCCAGCGGCACGCACTGGCTGGCGCGATTCTGGAACATGGGCCGAAAGCTGGCCGAACTGGAAGGCGAAAAGCAACCGCCTGCCGAAGAATGCGCAGCCACCGGGCAGGGCTGCTCAACCGGCCCCCATGGGCCAAACGGTGAAGAGCAATGCCGGTACTGCGGCGAAGAGTCAGACGCCGAGGCCGCATGCCGGGAAGCCTACGACAACACCTATCACAAGGTGCCGGCTGAAATCAGCTACGACCGCTGGCGCTACGTCTGGATGAAGGCCCGCGAATCGCTGGCCAGGAAGTAGCGACATGGCGGACAGCAACAAAAAACACTATCCGAGGCTGTACCGCGAAGAATTCGAGCTGGCCCGCGCAACCCTTTCCCCGCGCAAGGGCGCGCTGGAATGGAGCCGGGCCGACTACGAGGCATTCACCTATGTGGAGCCAGGCGTTCGGCTGGTTTTCTACCCGCACCGCACCAGCGCCGGGAATTACCACATTCGAATCCGCGACAGCAACAGCAAAGACGCCGCGCTGGCCGACCGGCTCATGCGAGAACTGGACAAGGCAGCGGGATACAACCGCACATTCAGCAGGAAAATGTAATGGAACAAACAACGAAAGCAGCGCTGGTCGCGCCAGACTGCTATAGCCTGAACGGCGAAGATTATCACCACGGGGGTATTGGCGATGCCCTGGATAGCATGGCAAGCGACGAGGGAGGCTTGGTAGTCGGGCGCGTGTACTGGCTCGCGGTATCCAAATCCCCAAAGCCATCCAGTTTTTTCAACGTCGATACACTGCTCGAAGACATACAGTGCCGGGCCTGCGACGAAGGCGGGGAATACGCGGAAGATTTCCTAACCGACCTGCCTGACGAAAAGGCAGAGGAACTACGCGCCCTGGTGTCAAACTGGCTTGATGCCAATGTCACGGTTGGGTTTTTCACCGTGACAAACGCCACTGAACAGACAGTCACGCCCGAGGACATTAAGGAAATGGAGTGCGCCAATGGAAAATAGCATCACGCCCGGCAGCACCTTCGAAGTCGCCTATCCGTTTGTTCGCTGCGAGGTTGAAGTCATGACAGATGACGGCCTGAACACCATCCAAAGCTGGAAGCCGGGCCACCAAGAGGATGAATACGGCGAACCGTTCGCTCACGGCGAAGGGAAGATGATTCTCGATGTGGTGGACGTGTTCCAGCCAGGCCTGCGCACCGACATACCCGGATACCCGCACAAGAAGTACCCAAAGCGGGTTTTCTACCTGCGGCGGTTCGTGACGCCGGACGGGGTTGAGTTCGGCAAGACCGGCCTGCGGATAGCTACGGAAGCGGTATTCAAGCGGATTGCCGGCGGCTACATGCATGAATACGAGGTGGCCTGACCGGATGCCGCCGAAGAAGGAAAAGGCGGGGCCGGCCACGGGGTCTGATCGACTCTACTGGACATGGGGCCTACGCCAACACACAGACACACCAAGCGCCCGCCCGGGCGCTTTTCAATTCATGGAGTCTTGCAATGCAAGTTGAAGACGTGCAAAGCCTTGCGAGAGAAATTGCCGCCCGCATGGCTCCCGACGCCCTGCTGGACGCCGAAGACGTTGCGGCGATCCTGAAATGCACCGCCAAGTACGTTACCTCGCAGTACGCCATCACGCCGGGCTTCCCCGGAGCCATTCGCCTTACCGGCCCTGGCGACCGGCGCAGCAAGCCGCGCTGGAAGCGTAGCGATATAATGGCCTGGATCGACTCCCATCAGGGCGGCAGGTCGAAGCGCGGCGGCAGGCCAAGGAATGCAGACTAA